TCCCATGCCTCTTTGGCAAGATAGTAGGCATCTTCTACGGGAGGCTTAGGACTACGTTCCCAACCTCCCATGCAATTCTCGTCATACGTAGCTGCCGAATAGGATGCCAAAAACGTTGCGACGTAATTATTGATGAATTCTTCTTTCATGACAAAACCTCAAAATCCACACCTTCAACGGCATCCATCAGAATCACTAGAATGCTCATTTCAGTTTCGAACAAATACAGACGATTCGAAGGCAGTCGCTGAACCCAAGCACTCTCGCCCTTTCGATGTTTTCGATCAGCCTTGACATCTCTAAGAAGACGCACTGGATAGGGCTTGAATACTACTGGAAACTTGTTGCCCGTGTAGTTCGGATTACGTCTCCAAAATCCAACTACATCTGGAATGTATTCACGGTTATCCATCTTACTTTCCTGCCACCAGAACAATACCGTACAGAAGTGCAAAGACTCCATTCCCTACTGTCACGGTTGCCATGAAATATCGAAAGAACTTGGGAATCACACGACAGGTTGGATCGTTCCAAAGAATCCAAGTAGCGCCAGAACCAAAGACGAATGCTGTGAAATTGAACATAAAATGTAATAGATAATTACTCATTTGCCGAAAGCCCCTCTGTTTCCAACTTGGCAATGATCAATTCGATTTCCTTCACGGAAACCTTCACGAACTTTGCAATCTGCTTGCTAGTATATCCAAACATGACAAATGCCATGACCTTTGCTTCAAGACTCGGTTCACTATTACTCATTTCACTTGATCCTCACGGTTTCTTTTGTTCCATCGGCATACTTCAATTCGACACCCTTTTGAAGAATGTTGGTGAGCAGCCTACCGGCATTTGAGCATCGATTACAAATCTGGAAAATTCCAGTACTTGCTCTCATTGACTTGCCGCAATTAACACACTTGACATTCATGTTATCTTATTCCTTCTTTCCAAGTGCCATATCGAGCGAAAACACAAATAATGCCATCAGTAATATGACAGTCACCATTGGTGCCGTCAATGCCATGCACAGAACGGCACCGGCATCACGATCTTTCGGGTTCTCTTCAAGAACACGTTCGGTAAAAATTGCCTGACCAAAGGCATAGAGACAATAGAGTAGAAAATACATCATAGTGACCATAGTATCATTGAAATAATAAGAAATGCAAACATCGGAACAAAAACCCACCAAGAAACGAAATAACCCACAGTGAAGATAGCCATGAACGAAATTGTGTTCAATACATTCGAAGGCTTACGTGCCCATTCAATAAACCAAGTCTTCACAGAATGGCATCCTTACGAACACAAATATAACCATAACCCTGAGAATGAACCGAAATACCACCCTTTGCTTCGCATTCCGCGATTATCGCATGAGTTCCCTTGATACCTTCGTATGACATCAAAACGATGAATACAAATAACAGTACAAAAAACAGAACTAGTTGATACAGTTTCATAATTATTCTCCAACAACCTCGATAGGATCCTGTGCGTACATATACCAGTCAGGAACGCGAGTTTCCTTGTTCTGTTCGTTATACTTGAACTGGAATGCCTTTGCTGCCTTCAAAGTAGGAAACTCGACAACTTCATCGACTCGTTGACCCCATCCACGCTCAGATTCGATGATGGTGACACGATAGAACTTTTTCATGATAGAAACTCTCTTTTACAGACTGTTCAGAAGAAGACTTGCCCACACCAGAAACCCGCCAGTGAGAATCAATGTAAAAACATCGGTGGCACGGTTAGTTTCGACAGTACGAGGATATTCGGCAAATGCCAGCAACCCAAGACGTACAATCAGAGCAATAATTTGCATAACCACATAGACAACAAGAAAACTCTTCATAATAACTTACTTCCTGAAATACTTGATTATTTCAATAACCATCTGTGGAATATACCAGAACACATTGACACATGTCTTCATTTGATAGATTGCCATGACTTCTTCACAATTTATGACAATAGGACAACTGCCATTTCCAGTAGATTCCCATGTGACCTTGGTACCTTCCTGATTCACATTTCGGTCAAAATGAAACTTACGAAACCACATGTCTACCGAAACACCATTCTTATAGATGATGCGAACCAGAAACTTAGAACGAAACAGTGTAACACTCATGAATTTCTGACTCCAACTCCAATAACCCAACCAGAACGCATTTCCGTAGTATTCCAGAAAACAACTGGACCGTGAAAATCATTGTGATAGAGCATCAGGCGAGGAACATTGTCCCACTCTGGCTTATCGGGTGTAGGATCGATAGGATCATAGGCACGTTCGGTACCATCTGAATGCTGATAGAAATAATATTGACTCATTTTTAGAAAAGACCTTTTTGCGAAAATTTTTACGGGGAATTTTTTAGGATTGGGATTACAAAAAATTTACTAGGAAGCTTACTAGGGGGTGGGGCAAGTCGGTATGGGAACCCATTGACATATATGAGACTCTATTTCCTAGTGTCTCACGGTGGGTACCCGTACTACTCGGCACCCCACACTAGTAGTACCCTGATGATAGCCCATACCAGACCTCCAATTACCATCCACGCAATGATTGTGACAATTCTCTCAAAATCACTCATTTCACGCAGCCTTCTGATTGCCGTAACGATACCCGAAACGCGCAGCCTGATCGGCATGTGCCTTGACATTATGGCGCAGCGAGGCAACCGCGTGCAATGCACAACGCTTCGCCTCAATCTGTACCGCATCCATGTCAATCGCGGGAATACCAATCTTTTCGCAATTGAGATCATATGCCCATACGATATCAAGGTAGTTATTGTATGTCTTACCATTCTTGGCAACCACCGGACCCATACGGTCACTGGTAGCAATGGCAAACTTATGGCAATGGATGCTCTTCCACGGGCTGATGGGGTAGTTCGCGTCGATCACTACTACTACCTTACCAATAGTACCCTTGCCACTGCGACCCTTATAGACATGGGCAGTGTCACCCTTACGGATAACCTTTAGGTCGGCTTCGGTGTCCGCAGTGATCTTGGACAGTGCATAGTCATACTGTGCATCGTAATAGCGGGTATAGGCATCTTCCGAAACATCGACCGTGATCGTGTCAGAATTCTCGATTTCCTGCGAACTCAGGATGCCATTGTCATCCACGAAATGCGCAAACGGGAACGAACCCCATTCATCACTCATGATGCGACGGTATTCCTCATTGCAATACAGAACACTGCCTTCGGCAATGGTCTTTGTGACAGGCACGGCATTCTGATTCTGCTCATAAGAGAGCTTGTAATCATAGGGCTTGCGGGTGAACGTGATCGACATAAAAGATTTCCTTAACCTTATGATTCATTATAGCATTTGGATCGTGAAAGTCAAGTATCAAAAACATTAATAATATCAGATACTTACAGTGAATAGATACTTTTGCTGAAACTTCAATAATATCAATGACTTACGAGAATACGTGAATAGATACTCTATTTGACATATCAATTTGACTTATTAAATATTATGTAAACTCAGTGGATATCAAAAAGGCACCATTACAGTGCCTTGATTCTTACTCGCAGTCTGCGAAACTTGCGGCATTGTCATAATTCTCACATTCCAGCAGAAAATGCTGATCGGCTAGAATCTCAACTTCGATGCTATCGTCGCAAGTTTCTGCCTGATGCGGGTACCATTCGACCTGAATCTCACGCACCATGTCCAGCGTGATATGATTCAGTTCGGCAATGTCACGATCCGAAAGACCCCTATCGATCATTTCACCGACAGTGATGACCAATTCGTTGAAATAACTCATTTTACTTAACGCTCTTGACGTAATCAGAAAGACCATCGACCAGCCTACGCAGGTGGCTGAATGCCTCTTCCAGACTCTTGTGGTCATGGTATTCATCGGCACAGAGTGCCATGCTACGGGGACGGCAACCATTCACAGACTTGTAGAAATCACTGTAGAAGTCACCGAGAGCATTGAACTCTTCGCTCAACTTCTCAGAACCAACCAGCAGATAACCGTTTTCGTAACTCATGATTTATAATACCATATTGGTGAGAATACACAAGTGAATAAACTTCAGTAAATTCAGTAACTCACAGAATGCTCAGGAACTATCAGGGATTTAACATAAGAGTTATTATGTTTAATACTATTCATTGATCTGCTACACAGACATTGTATAACAGATTCAAGTACTTGTCAAGTTTTTTCAGAAGAATCCGCAGAGTGTCCTGTCACCATGAGTTGTCCAGCACAAAAACAGTGCAAGAACCATTCCGAATAGAATAGGGAATATGTTGTTTTCTAACCACATTCCGAGATTATGTAATACGTTCACGAAATCTTCTCCAAAGTCTCACGATGAACCCACCAGTCATTTTCGAATCCGAAAGAGACATAGATGTTTTCACCTACAATATCCTTGATCCATCCACGGCAACCCGTGAGGTATCGACCGCATTCGGTGTAGCGAACACGATCATTGATCTTGAGTGTACTCATTGAGGTATCCGTGCGATTCATCATTGGAGTTACAATAAACATATTACATGCAATGGTAGGTTTCAGTGGACGGATCGCAACACGCGGGAGTGTCAAAGGCAACCCAGATCTTCTTGCCATTGCCCAGAAGATTTTCCTTCCACTCACCCTTGCCCTTGATGAGCTTCGCGTATTCACGCTCTTCCATGACAACCATTTCTTCGGGAGCATCGCCACGATGATCATAACCAGCAGCCTTCGCACGCTTCAGTTCTTCCACGTAGCGAGTCCATTCCTTAAGGCTGATCTCAAGCTTGCGGCGCAGTGCCACGCCTTCGTACTTGTAGGCATTCTTGTAGCGCGATTCGACGCGGTACAGGGACATGCTGTAAATGAGAATGAAGTTGTTAGTTGACTTAGCCATGATCTTTTCCGATTTCCTTAACCTATGATTCATTATAGCATTTCGATTAAGAAATGCAAGTGAATAAATCCTTTAGGAATCAATTACTTAATGAAGTTGTAGTCATCGTCGCGGCAGTTGGCAGCAACCATGCTCGAAATGAATCGCGCCGCAGCCTGAATCTTGTCGCCCCTGAACATGGTGGAGTCATTGTAGACCTCATCATTCGGGATATACGTACCCCATGCGAATTGATTCCGCGCACCCTGATAGACCACAATCTCGTCACTGCAACGTGCCTCAGAGAATGCAACCACCCCCTTGATCGTAGTGATGGCAAAGCCACGCTCGCGACCATTGACATACAGTTCAATCGCAGCCTCACCCGTGCAAGCGTATGCCTTGAGGTTACGCTTGACCTGTGCCAGAACTTTTCGGGCAACGAAGTTGATGGTGCAATCGACGGTCTTGATACTCATGGGATTTCTCTATTTCCTAACTCTATGATTCATTATAGCATTCCCATTAAGAAATGCAAGTGAATAAATCCTTTAGATATCAATCACATAGCGCAAAGAAGATCATGAAGATTATGACAGCCAGCCAGTGTCCCCAAATCAGAGCAAGCAATGCAAACAGCAGAAAAACTTGAGACTTATGAATCACTTAGATGATCCTACCAGACAGATTGCAACGCTGAATGTATCCATTCCCATTGATTCGGAAAACGTGATAGTTTTCAGCAGTCAGACCCTTGCGCTTGACTACAGTTTGAATGCCTTCGATGGTATCCATCAGCACAGTCTCAGGAAACATTCCGAGACATGCGACAAGAAACGTGCCAGTTTTGAACCCTTTCATTTTACTTGGTTTCCTTGAGCAATTGCTTGAGTTGTTCCAGAGTCTTTTTCTGAAAGGCTACGCGACCCCTAGCTTGTGACAGAGTTTCTCTGGCACCCTCTAGTGCCGATTTGGCACGCTCAATCGAAATCTTGAGATTAATGCGCTCACGGACAATTCGATTCGCTTCGCGATTGCTGACGGTCTTCATACTCATGGGATTTCTCTATTTCCTAACTCTATGATTCATTATAGCAATTCTGTATTGTTTTGCAATAGCAAAAATCGCTGTAATATCAATGACTTACTGGTAGTAAGGAGTCTCTGAGAAATCACCGAACGGACGCAGTTCTGCGACATACGCACCGAACGGGAAATACTTCTCATTCTCGCGCAGATAGTTGTCGGCATCCACAGATGAAATGAACGGACCCATGTATCGGATGCGCGACGCGCCATCGGTCATGTACACGATTATGTAATTACGCATGATCTTAACCCCAATCCTTTTTGCCAGCCTGATTGTTATCATAGCCGTAGTGATACGCTTCCACTTCATCCGCAGTCATTTCAGACTCAGGGATGCGGCGACCATTGTATGAACCCTCGGGATACCAATGCGGATCCTTCGGACGATCATAGTATGCATCGGCACCACCACGATCATGCGGGCTACCATGAAACTGAGGATACTTACCACGCACGATACTTCTCCTTTCGGGTATACGCCTTCGCGCTACGCTCGATTCTCTGTCTGAAATACTCGTCGGTTCTCAGAACCTTTACGAGAGGGTTGCGACGCTTGGACTTCTCAAGGAAGTTCGGCTTGTCAATTATCTTATCCATGTCTTATAATACCATATTGGGTGAGAAACACAACAACAAAAACTCATTTAATATCAAAGACTTGCAGGAGTCTAGAATCTAGGTATTTGTGCAGCAGTTTCTTGATATGTATGAACTGATTCTGTTCCTGTTCGTAAGAAACGAAGTAAACTTCAATTTTCTTTGCCAATTCAGGAGGTTGCCCACGCTCATGATACAAATGCATGGAATGTCGCAGAATCTTCTCTGCGACATTCACGCGGGACTCTGCCGCAAGATATGCAGCCATGAGTCTATGTTTGTCGATGGTCTTACTTGGCAATACGACCGACATGAATGCGTTCCAGCGCACAATTTCCAAGCTTGATCTGACCCACCTGATACTCACGGGTGCAGTCGCGACACGCGAACTCGCGAATTGGCTTGGTAGGGGCTTCACGCTCTGCCTCAGACCAATCAGAGAATTCATTGTGAGTCATACAGGCAGGGAATCCACCCCGCTCCGACATGTGATTGGTCCAGATAGCAACAGCAAGATTTACAGTTGACATAATATGTTCCTTTAGAACGTGTTCAAAACAGGCTGAAATTCAGTGATATATTCACGTTCCAGAGCATAGGCATTCTTGCGCCCACGAATCTCTTCCACCATCTGAATGTTCCATTCAGTGATCAACGGATATTCGCGAATCATTTCATGGAGCAACCATTCGGTGTCTTCATTGAATGCCTTGGAAAAATGGCGACGCAGACGGGTCTTTAGAGTCTTACCATATGCCTGACCGATACGTGCAGTGATACCATAGTAGGTTTCACCAGTAGGTGCGGCAATCTGGTAGACCAGATAGACTCGATCATTACGCTTGCGGCGTGCCATTAGCCATTTACCTTTTCGTATGCAACGAAAACCACATGCGAACCGTGAACAACAACAATCGGACCCTTCTTGCTCAGAAGGCGATAGGTGTTCTCAAAGCCAGTGGCAAAGAGAATATCATACTTCTTGAGCTTGAATTCAGCAACCTCAAGATCATGCTTCATTTGAAACACAGCACAGAATGCAGGAGTGTTCTTGATGATCGAATTGATGTCGTACTTGCGCATTTGTTTATTTCCAGAGCCTATGATTCATTATACCAAATGCATGAAAGATTGCAAGTGAATAAATCTCAATGAATTCAATGACTTAGAAGTTCTCCACCATCTTACGCATCTTGTTCTGCGCGGGAGTATGCTCGACCAGAATCCAGCAATTGTTCCACGATCCACCGAGCAGCACCTTCACGATGTCATGCGAATAGACGCTACCAGTCTCACGGTAGGTGCCCTCAACATCGACCATGCGAGTATTGCCCTTGGCATTGTCTGCCATCGTGCCGTACCAGCCATTAGCCAGCTTGACTCGCATACCCTTCTTGATATCATTGGTCTTCATATTAAGCAATCTCACCTGTAACAATCTTGATCATGTCTTCCCAATGCAGCACCGCAGTGAGTTCCAGCGGCATCACTGGACGCCATGAGCCAGAATCACCACGATTCTGATCCCACACATAGAGCCAATGCTTGGTTCCAGCGTGTTTCGGTGACATCACCTTGAACGTGCCAGAAACTCGCGCACTGTTGGGCGCGCTTGCCTTCGAAATCATCATGTTTGTCGTTTCCATGTATTAATAATACCATACGTATGAAAGAATACAAGTACAAAATGAAGAATAGAATCAATAAGTTACCGCTGTAGCCCTTGGGCATCATAGTCCTGATCCAGACTATATGATTTGACATAATAAAAATTATGTTAAATCCACCCATTCCCGTAACTCATTGATTTCCAACAGTTTTATAGTACTTGACTATGAACACAGATATGGTATGATGAATCATAGAGTGAAGAAACAGAGAGAACTAAGAAAACACGAATGACGTAACTTTAGCCTGACCTGTACTACTCGGGGTTTCGAGTCAAGAATGTACATAGGGCGTTGTGGATAATAACCTAAACCATGCATTAGAATCCGATAGCATGGTGGAAGACGCGGTAACAGAAACCAGCCATAGGCAAACAGTCGGTAAACCAGCCACCTTCGGGTGGCTTTCGTTTATGTGTGTATTTTACATAATATTTAATAAGTAAAATCAGCACAACAAAAAATGCCCCAGAACGGGGCAGTGCCAGAGTTGGCATCGTTATTCTTGCTTATTAGAAGATCCCGCTACTAACCTCAAATTTCCGAGGCTTTCGCGGGGTCTGTTAGAGTGGAACTTTCGCGGCTGGCACAGAAACCCCCCGCTACTTGTTCCGAAACTTTACGCCGCCTGACTGATGAACTTCACCTTCGACGGCTTGCGAGCAGCCTTCTTGAGCGCCTTCGGAGTGCGTGCCTTCGCAGCCTTCGCAGCGACCGAAGCCTCAAGCTTCGCGAGACGCGCCTTCGCAGCCTCAAGCTTCGCGACCTTCTTCGACTCCGCAGCAGCCTTGCGAGCAGCAGTCGCAGCAAGCTTCTCAGCCTTCGCAATCGCACGGGCAAGCTTGCTGTTCTCACGATCAGCCTTCGCGGCAACCTTGAGTGCCTTCTGCGACTCACGCAGCGCCTTGAGTTTCGCCTGAACCTCGGCAAGCTCGGTCACAACCGCACTCGCCACCTTAACAACCTTCGACTTCGACATATGATTCTCCTGAATCTAACTTTAATCTAGTTGGGCTGGAAGATCCGCTTATACCAGTTCCCCGTAGGTTTCCGACTTCAGCGCGGGTTTCTTCCAACCCATGACTTATAATAGCATATTGGTAGAAAGAGTCAAGTTTGAAGACACACTAAAACATTAAGAAATACAAGGAGTTACAGATGTTCAATTTTCGCTCCTGTTCACGTTACGTGAACACAATCAGTTTCTGAACACATTATGTTAAGTCGCCAGTCTAGTACAGTCTAGCAATGTATAGCCTAGTCTATCCCCATCAGGTTAGACATCCATATAGATCAGTATACACCCATAGACTCAGGATTCAAGGAAATTCATAGAAACTACAATACAATCAATCACATACGTTTTTCATGATCCTAAATACCAGATCAGTAACTACTTGATATCATTAGGAATTCCAATGGCACTCAAAGACAACAAGCATCGCGAACTATATGGCGACCTGAACCGTGTCGGCAAGGGTAGTTTGGAACCAGAAGCCTATAGAAAACTTCAAGATAAACAAACAGTTACAGACTACCATAAGTGGTTGAAAAATCAGATAAAAGCGGCAGCAACTGCCAAGAAACCTGGACATAATAATTAATAAGTTAAATCAGTGCCAAATGCAACTGATTCTCATTTACACTTCATGCAATTTCCGTGCCAACCTACCTGCAAACCACCCAATAGGTACAGGTTCAGACTTGAATAACTGATATTCTCTGATACCATCGTTAACCCATCGTTTTGTTGCTTTCTTCTGTGCCATTAGTGATTTTGAAGTATCACTGTGGTTTCTACCATGCATGGGATTACCAGACCCACTGCGATCCTCAGATAATTTTTGCTTAACAGCATCACTATGCCTGTATCCTAGTGCATACTTGTTACCTATCTGTGGTGTACTGTGACTCTGCGCGACCAGTGAGTTATAGTATGGCTTCTGTGTCTTTAAAATGTTACTGAGAGTCACAGAGGATTCACGTTCATCCGCAAAGCATCTGATAGGCTCCAGAGAGAATACAGACCCACCATAGACTCGCAAATCCTCAGAGAATGCATTGGTACTAGGTCGCCACGTATCTTTAGCAGTTGCGGTACCCCACTCAAAATCCTCAGTGGCGTGGACACCAAAGTACTCGCGATTATTAGCGCGATTCACTATGCGATACAGTATAAACAGGCGAATCATATCGTTTTCCAGTAATTCTTAGAGTTATCCACTAATATGTGTGACTTGATATGTATTCTGTCTTGTTCATGGCTTTGTCATTCCGTCTAGGTATTCTTGATATAGTCTGTCTAGTCCCACTTCCATTCGTTCGTTATATTGTTCTTCTGTGAATCCTTCGGTTTTCATTATCATTTGCTTGATATTATACTCGTCTTCGACATTACACATGAATATACTCGCGAAATCCTCTTTTGACATGGCATAGGGTGTTGTTGGTATATCTACCCAATCTTTCAGGTCTATTTCGGCATATTCGCTATACTTTCCATTCTCTTTTGCCAAACGATATTCTTTCCACTCTGGACTGATATCAGTTTTCTTGTCTTTTGCCCAATTATAGTCTTTCCAGTCTGATTTGTTTTTGCTCATTTGTTATACCACACAATGTGTGTCCTCTGTAGATCTATGTGATTGGAGTATACGTCACTTGGATAGACTTCTTCATCGAAAGATGACCAAACATCCTTGGAAGTATAATCGGCATATACACCATGTCCATCATTGTCATTGAATAATCCAGAATGTACTGCGTCTATGAATTCACCTATGGTCATGTGATCATCGTCTTTTTCTATGGGTTCTGTGGTTTTCATGGCTTGATAAACCCTGCCAATACCTCTTCTGGCATGGAAACATAGAATGTGTCGGCTAGTGTCTTTGATACCTTTCCCTGACGTTCCAGTTGTTCGATGCAATAATAGAGTGCGGCGCGTGCCTCTTCGCTATCATGTTCTCTGTTGTATTCATAACGATCATTTTTCATGACAGATTCACTCCCTCTATGATCCATGTCCAATTGTTCTCTTTGGTGCCGAATTGCAGTATTCTCATTATATAATCCTCATTCCTACCTCTGTAAGTAAATACACTAATGCACCACCCAATGATGCCGCTAGCCAGTCAAAGAAATCTACATTGTGTACTTGTGTATTGGCAATTTTGTTTTGATACCAATCCGAGAGTTCCTTGTAGGCACCAACAATAGATGTGAATCCTAGAGAAATCAGTGGTGCATTTGAAATATGAAAATATGTGGTAATCAAAAGAATGATGGTGGCAAGAATTGCTCCATAAATCGCATGATTAGCCTTGTCTTGTGGAATCAAGGGTAGAGTGGGAAATGTGTTCATTGTATTAGCCTCATTCCTATCTGTTTCAGTGTCAATAGTCCGACTGCCTTGATCAGACTGTCTTTCTCTTTGATTAATCTTTGATTATGCTCTATTAGCTGCCTATTGTGGCATTCGAGCGATTCGATTTTAATTATCAAATCTTTCTTTTTCATTTTCCACCAAAAGCTTCATTAAAGCTGATATCAGCATATGAGCATATTGTTGGAACTCTCAGATCTTTGCCATTCTTGTCATATGATGGAAAATTGGCAACGAAATAGTCCATGATACATTTACCACAGACCAGTCTGCCTTCATGTGTTTCAGCCCATTCATCGTGTGTACCATGCTTTGGACACTCTAGTTCTTCATCATTACCCATAATATAATCTCCTGATAATATATTAATCTCTGATCGTGTAGTTCTCTTTTCTGAACATTTTTAGCACTGTATTGGCAATCTTGCGATCATACTTCGTGCCTCTACCTTTATCTATCTCTTTCAAAGTAACGTCCATTCCTAGTCCCTTGCGATAGGGTCTGTTGGATGACATGGCTTCGATTGTGTCTGCAATGGCAAGAATCTTGGATTCCAGTAAAATCTCGTCTTCTTTCAGTCCGTGTGGATATCCACTGCCGTCCAGTCTTTCATGATGCTGTAGAATGACTGTGGCAAGATCCTTTGGATCATCGAAGTTTCTGAATATTTCATAGCCTACGTTTACATGAGTCTTGATTAGTTCATATTCGATTGGTGTGAGTTTTGATGGCTTTGCCAGAATATTCAATGGCACTGCAATCTTGCCGACATCATGTACCATTCCCATGAGTCTTAGATTGTCTGCTGCCTTTTGATCCATTCCCATGCGAAGTGCAATGTCATGCGAAAGCGTGCCGACACGATGCCCATGACCCACTGTGTATGGATCATAGGCATCGTACATCATTAGCATTGCGTCTATGAATTTATTCGTTGACATTGTTTGATACTTGATACTTGTCGGCTATGTCTTTGTATTGCTGTTGTTGGTCGTCATTGAGTTTGATAAGTGGATACCATGTGTGAATGCCTTCCTGATTAATATAGATGAATAGCCAGCCAGTGTCCGATATAAATGCTGAGAATACGTCTTGTGTATTGTTATGCATTTGATTTGGTCGCTCCTATGCTTTTTGTGATAGTATAGTCAGCCACCAGACATTGTTTATTAATCTTCAAAGAATTATTGAGTATTGTTCCCGTCCCTTATTATTAAGACAATCATCAGCAGAATACTTAATGCTATGAGAATTGAGTAGAGTTGCATCCATCGCTTGTCCATATTATTTTGGTGCCCTCATACCATATTTATGTAATAGTGTGCACCGCACCACACACAGAATGCAGAAAACCCGCGAATGTTAAAACTATATTTTAGTATAGCACACTCGCGGGCATTCAGTCAAGCATTTCTTATGCGAATAGCTTTTTCTTTAGCATTGCAAGAAATGGTTTGTCATCTATTAATGAAGCACACTTGAAGTTTGTGTTAATAGAGTGACATGTTTCACATGCATCTGATGTTACAGGGTGTCCTGCCGCATAATTAATCTTACCTGTCGCATGTGTACCATCATGGCACGATACGCATCCTGTGGTGATTCCTACGTGAATCGCAGCGATTGGAATGAACCAGTCAGTATTGGTGTGTGTCATTCCTGTGTCCATCGAAGCATGGCACTGCACACAATCCTGTGTGGTATTGATGTGATTCGTGTCCTTGCCCATCGCACCATATGCAGTATAGGTTGTTCCTGTATGGCACGTATCGCATCGTTGTCCTGATACACTCGCGTGATTCATTGTCCACGTTGCGGTAAATGATGTAGTATTGTGGCAGGTATCGCACGTTGTGGTTCCGATTGGAATGTGCGCGGATGACTTACCGATTGTCGCTGCCGAAATTTGTCCGCTAGGATTACCATTGTGGCATGTTGCACATACCTTTGGTGTACCGACATAGATGCCACCAGCATGGCACGATGCACATGTTCCACACTTACCAGTGGACAAGTGTGAACCTGTCAATGGATAGTTAGGGTGTAGTGTTTCGTACTGTGTACATTCTGCGGCTTGTGCAGTGTCAGGAATCAATGCGATAGCAACTGTGGCTGGAAGGTAAAATCCAACAGTCGTTGTTATGAGCATCAATGTAGATAACAAAAGGCTCTTGAACTTGTTCATTTTAGTGCGTATTCCTTTACGGAGAAATTAATGAGACACTGCTATTTAGGAAACATCAGTTGTTGAATGAAGGATCTGTCGGTCTGTGGCATCCACCCGGATAGTTGCAATCCACAGTAGTGACGACAACTCCCCTTACTGTTCTAGGATGATCGTTCGATTTGCCACGCGCATTATAGGTAGTATACTGTCCATTATGGCACGCATCGCAGCGCACGGCAGGATATCCAGTATTGTGTATCATTGCCTGTGTAATACCCGTGAAACTATTGAATAACGTGGTATTATGGCATCCTCCACAGTCCAATAATAGCGTAGGTAGATGCTTTGCTGATCTGCCTATTGTCATGCGTGACGGGCTTCCATTGTGACATGCGATACATGTTCTTGGTGTGCCCATCCAGATTGCATTTCCTGCCGGTATATGGCACAGACCACACGATGTACATTTGCCTGTACTCAAATGGGCACCTGTCAATGGATAGGTAGGATGCAGTGTCTCATATCGTGTACATTCGGCAGCATTTAGTACAGAATACGGTACAATCAGTAACAAAAGTGTCACGAATAAAAGTGTTTTAAAAGTCATATCGGTATCCAATATAGAGTGAGTCGGTTGGTTTGTAGTCAGGTGAAAGTGTCCATGCTCTAGAATACTGTGCCTCGATTGCATGGTGATCATTGATAGTATAGATGCCACGTAGCATGGTGGATACAGTCTTGTTAACGATGTTGTCATGATCGTAATAATCATAGCGCACTATCAATGACGTTGTGTTTTTATTCTTTCTGAAATTATCCGCTGCGGTAATAGAGTACGAATTGATGGAGCCAATGCCGTGATTCAACACGAATTCTGTGGTATTGTTCTCTTTCAGTATATTATCGCCAGTCAAATGCAATCCCAATGCATATGAATTAGATTGTCCTATTTGAATGGGCACAGGATCATATGGTGTCTGTGATACTATATTGAAACCCGGCACTGTTGACAGATTGGTGACTTGAAAATCTGTTGCGACTGTCCATTGCTTGTTCAGTTTCTTGTTTGCGCCCACTACAAATGATGTTGCAAATGGTGTGGATGATTCGATGTAGTTATAGATCTCTGCCTGATTCAATCCAGACTTGCTGATCATTTCGCTGACAGAATTATATACCTGTCTGTCTGGATTCAATCCACCCAACGACAATGCACTGTCTGCATATAGCATTGGTGAACGTCTGCGCTCGTACAGTCCGAATATCTGGTAATTCTTGAAGAATTTATTAGCCTGTATCGTAATGGAATTATAGCTATGATATACCGTGTCATATTCAATGCGAGTGAGTATGTTAGTATTATCGTCACGATAGTTAATGTCTGTGCCTATTGCGGATCTTTCCAATAACTTGTCGGCAGTCTCACGATTGTAGTATAATCCAACTGTCCAGTCTCTATTGATACTCCAGTCTATTTCTGCACCTTCGAAACTGCGTGATGTACTGGACGACATTCCGACATATGGCTTGCCACCGGCAATAACTACCTTTAATTCATCACTAATATCCCACAGTGCAGAGACTCCATCGAACCTGCTGATTGCACCTGCCTCTGGCATCTGTCTGCCGACGATCACATTATAGTGCTTGAATGTGTCTTCGAACTTTGCATATGCAGTATACAGGCTGGTTCTGTTGCCATTCAATCCAGACAGGTCTTTAATCTCGGTGAGTCTCAATCTGGATGATAGATTATACTGATTATGTGACAGACTAATGTTGTACTGGACACCTGTGATTGAACTGACCTGTGTGGTATTGGCACCAGAGTTATTCATGTACACATATTCTGAGACTGTGGCATTCACACTATGATCGTTACCAATGTGTGGTGTCTTGTTTCTGGATATGTCCAATGTAGTTTTTGGCACCACGATCTCAATTGACATGAGACGTTGACGCACTCTCATTCTGTCATCATTCTCTTCTGGATATAGAGACAGATATACCGCATATTCTCTCATTGCCTTTTCGTATAGCTTGGACTTCTCGTATGCATAGCCGAGATATTCATGTGCAAGCTTGGCAACATCAGGTGGATTGGTCAGTATAATAGAACGTAGATCGTCTATTGCCTTGTCATACGGACCATTACGATTTAGTAATATACTGCGTGCCTCGTCATACAGTTCTTGTATTGGGCGAGTGTCGAATGTGATTTTAGGTGTATTAGTCTCAATATCAACAATAGAATCCTGTTTTTCAGGATCTTTTGGTATTATCACAGTCTCAACACTTGGGCGTTCATTGTGTTGGGGTCTTGGACGACGCGGGACTGTTGCTATCGTTTCTGTAATAGTTTTATCAGGAGTACGGGTAATGCTGCCTTTGACAGCATTAACTCTTTCTTCTGTGATTGGTGGAAATTCAGGATTCGAACAAGATACAAGTATTAATATAGAACCAGTTACAGTGCTGTAGAACAGATTTCTACTATTCAGTTTCCTTACTCTTGAATGGCTTTGGTAACTGTATTTATTACTAGTTAGGCATCCTGTGCCATGTCTGGTTTTCCAGATCGTCTATTTTCTTCTTTAGCTTTGAATTTTCTTTCAATAATGCACGATTAATGGTAATCTGCTGTGACAATATCTCACGCAGTTTCATTACTTCACCGAGAACATCGATCTTATCAGATATCTCTGTTGCCCATGCTGGCTTTGGTAATGGTGGTGGTGGAGATATACTATTAGCAGCCTTACATGAGTGTATCGTATTTGCTGGATAGGCTTGCATACAAGTAGGACATATTTTAGCTTGCATCATGTTTTGTCCTATTCAATGGTGTAGTGAGAATCTTCGAGATCACATCACACACCTCACTGAAGAATTCTGGTGCTGCTACAATTAGAAAATAGAATGCATTGATGATTGGTGTGAATGTGAAAAACAGTGCCAATAGAATGTATCCGAGTGTTACTTTTCTATAGAGCATTATTGGTTCTTTACTATCTGACTTCCAATCTTCAATCGTATGAATAATAGTATACAAGAAGTTTACGACAGTTGGTAGTAAATATCCAAATACAGTCAGAAAATTAATTGTATTCATACTCTTCGTTCCCATTTCTCTATTGCTTCTTCAATACCAGTGTCATGCCTTGGAGCATGTTTTGCCTTTACTTTTGCACCACAATGTGTGTTTGTACAGAACACTGCGGCTTCGATTATATAGTTCTCTATCATTGCCCTAGATCCACAGAATGGACATGGCAATGTCTTTTGATCTATCTCACCAATTGGATTATTCATTGGAATGTTTATCTCCGAAGCCGCTCAAAATATTCCATATCCATACTGACGATGCTACCACCGGCAGTACAATACTTAAAACAAATAGTACATCTGGATGCCAAAAAGCTAACCATATAAAACCAAAGAATGCTGTCCAGAATCCTAGTATGATGGATAATTTCTTTGTAGTAGTCATTAATCAAAATCCTTCGACTTTGCCCAAAGCTTTTCTTGTAGTTCATCTGAATCACCAACAAGCTTGACGAATTCCTCAATAGTTAGGTTATGGTGTTCAGACCAATCACGCCACCTATCTAGCATTCGATATGCTTCATAGTAAATTGAATCTTCATATTCTTTCATGAAAACTTCCTATTGATTGCAACCTGCATCTTTGCGCGTCCTACTGGATTTGCAGAGTGTACAGTTGGCTTCTCGTCAGACCAATGACCTGTCTCTTCCATCCAGCAAACTAGAGTGTATCCAGTGCCGAAATGGTCACAGTTGGGCATACTGCGGAATGCAAACTTTTCAAGCCATTGCTCGACGGTGTTGCCACCCATGCAATCTTCGCACGCACCTAGATCATGATCCAGCGACATTTGCTGCACCATTCCTTTCTCTAGATACCATCTGGCTTCTGCATCAGTCTTGACATGAACCCATCCCCACGGAGCGGGACGGATATCATCAAGCCATAGATTGATTTTCTCAGTCATTTGAATCCTTCACAACGATATCATTCCTGTATCCATATACCAATTGCTTGCACACTGGACAATCTACCTTCCACCATTCATCATTTCCGCCTCGCCGATCAGTGTCATGCTTGGCTTCTCCTGCCGTGAACTCCAGCTTGCTCTTGCATGTTTTGCAAGATACTCTGAATACCTGTTCACCGGGTGGTGTTCCACGTTCTAGGATTTTCATATCATTATACCTTAGTAAAATCCACATAAAAGGTCTGACCAGCATCAAACTTATCTAATAGATCTGGATTTGTAATTACCATATTTAAATCTGCATTTGGAGTCCACTTTGCGAATGAATTGTCTTCATCACTACCATCTGCTGGATATTGTGATGCAGAAACTGCATTGAATTTTAATGTAACACTCTCTGTCTTACCTTCAACTCTTCCATACTTTGTTATGGTGGAAATCTTCATCTTTGCTCTCATTGTTCTCATTTCTTTGCGCTCCGTAATACTTCAATCAATTCATTCAATTCTTCAAGGCGACCTTGTTCTATTCTATTCATCATTCGTCTTTCGTAGATCTTTTGTTGACGAAACATTTCATCTTCAAGAATCTCTATGATACGCATGTGCTGTTCTTCTGTGAAGTTTACTTTCATAGTCCCTGTGCATGTCTATTGGGACATGCCTCGCATGGCTGATGTAATTGTGTCAGTGAACACTCTTCGCATGTTAGAAGCCATATTCTGATGTGTTTTCTAGAGATTCCCATTATTGTAGATCCTTACCAGTCAATAGTTTGTGTGTTGCGCGGCGAATCTGATCCAGTCTCCACCATTCAGTGTGCTTTAATCTCATTTTATCGATGTCCAACAGTTGAATGTTGGTATCGATACTTTCCAATGCCTTCAGTATCTCTTCTGGCTTTAGTTTCTTGATTCTATCCAGACGTTCGTTATACGCACTTTCCTGTTCTAGATCATAGAATTCTTTTGCACTACTGCTCATTTTTCAATACCTTTTCAACTTCATTCGACCATTCTACATAGTCTGAAATTAGATTGTCCGTTGTTGGGCGATTCTTCAATAGACTTTCCAGATTATCTATTCTATCTGCCGCCTCGCGCATGTGTGATACTGTCCATTTAGAGACTAATCTCAGATTTGCTGATAACGAAGTCTTACTCATGAGTTTTAACTCCACAACGTGCATCCCACAATTCATCCGCAAGTTCTTTTTTGGCAATACGAAGGAATTTCTGTTCTCTCTTGTATGCCTCAATGTTCTCTCTTATGAGACGATTGATTCCTAGACGACGATCTTCATCGTTCTCATATTCTTGTGCTTTATCTAAGGCACTATTAAACTCACGAATACTCTGGTGTGCCATTCCCATTAGATATGCAATAGGAACTAGAAATATGCAGATTAATATAGCGCCAGCATTATTCATCATGGTTGCCTCATATCGTTTTCTGCCATATCCACATATGAATCTTTCTCTTCATCCATCAGATCAAAATAACTAGTTCCACCTAGAACTCTGTATGACTTTTCAATTCTATCGTCTGTTGTTCTGACTTCATCTACTAGGAAAGTCTTGGCATAACTGATTTGTCTGCGAAGATCACAGTTTGTTCCTTCTTCTACACGCAGAGCAGAAGTAAGTTCCTGAATTTGATAATCAAGTCCATTGATTCTATTCAACGCACCGTTTAGAGCAGCCTCTAGAGTTCTTGTGTAATCATCGATTTTCATCATCCACCCCTACTATCATAATCTCTGTTACTATTGATACCAAGCCATTCTCTGGCAAGTCTAGGTGGTAGGAATAACCAACCAACACAAAGAAACAGAAGCACAAATGGAATTGCAATAACGTATAGTGGTATCTTTAGAATTGGTGGACAATTATCTTCGAACCATTCACCAAAGTTTTCATATTCATTTTTCGCCATATTTGCTATCCCACCATTCATTTACAACTTCTTCAACCAACAAAGGGTTTGCTCTACCTCTGCATTCTTTCATCAAAAATCGCATTATCTCATGTTTCGTTGGAATGGAATCCTGACCATAATATTTGCCGACAATCAATACCTTTAGCTCGTCTTCATTGAAATATGAACACAATTGTGAGAGTTTCATTCATATCACTCAATAGATAAGTTCAAGAAAAAGATCATTAGTGTAAGCACAAACACCAACCAGTTGTGCTGAATGCCAGTAGTTCCTAAAACTACTCCACAAAGACTAGAAATAGCATATGACTTATACTGATTGTTATTCATTATACTTGTCCACCATCATCTTCCCATCTGTTGTGTGAGATTCTATCAAACATCATCTTCTCATATGAATAGCTAAAGATGTTCTCGCCACCCATCGTAACATCACCAATGTTCATTGGCTGGACACTCACAATATCATGTGCCAATGAATGCATGAAATTTGCAGTCATTAGATCATGTCTGGGAGTTCCATCATCTGGATAGATTATCGTCATGCTTCTCAATACACTTTCTGGTATGCTTATAGATCAATACTGTGCCACCGTGATTGATACAGTCTATTACGAATTCTTCGCGGTGCCTCTTCATTGTAGCACAACCAGAGAGTATTGTCAAAACTGCTGCTATTATTACGAAATACGGTGCCATCATGCTCTCCCATTCTCTTTGACATTCTCTTTGACAAGTCTATCAATCAGCAATTCCTGTTCCTTCACACGCTTGCGTAGATCTTGGAGTTCATTCTGATCCTTAATACGTTGCTGATAGTCTTTATGAGATTTCTCAGCATATGGATAATAACGCAGCATTTCATGAAAGAAATCCGTGCGTTCCTTCCAGTGATCACGCTGTTGTCTTAGCTTGACCATCTTCTTTTGAAGACGACCATATTGAACTTCCCAATGGGAAGGTTTTTCATCTGTTTCGTTCATCACTCTACTCCAAAATGTTTCTTGATCTTTCCCATGAGCAATAGAGTCTGACTCTTCTGCCCTACACGGAATCCAATGTCTCTGTCTGATTCTTTCTCTGGATGCTGTCTGTTATTCAGTTCATACCATTCTTGATTCATGACTGTGATTGCTTCTTTCAATAGCAGATCAGCGAATTTGATGTAATTAAATCCAGTACATCCCATTTCACAAGTTGTCATTTGACCATCGCATCGTTCAGCAAGTAAATGAATATTCTTATCCATATTATAAATCCCTATCGCCTAAACTAAATTGAAACTGTTTGTGATCTGGACAATAATTCAATGTTCCATGAAATCTCCAGCCCTCTCTTCTACCATCTTTCTGGTTTCCATCCCATACTAGATTGCATCTTGTGCAATTATATGGTGCCTTAAATCTTTGGTTCATTACCAATTCTCCACATCTGCAATAGGAATATATGCCTTTGCCTTTCTGCCGTTGATGTGTATATCAAGTTCAACACTCATAGTAGAACCAATACCAGAACCATTTTCAACAACCAAATAAAATGTGTTCAGATCGTTCTCTTCCACTACGGCACTGATTAGTTCAATATCCTCTCTAGTCATTGGGATTTTCATATTTTACTCCATACAATTCAATAATGCGTCCGACTGCCTGATTCAATACATCCTGTTCTCTCTGATTGTTAACTTCTGGATACCACTGGACGATTTCGATGACTTCATTCAGAAGCAAATTTACAAACTTCTCTTTACTGAATGTCTTTACGTTCACGTTCCATTCTCTTTCATGTGGAATGAGAATGTGAGACTGTTCAATGAGTTCTTTAATCTTTTCGTTCATTCTTCACTCCATCAAATTTCACTTGTATGTCTTTGTCCATGAATCTTGTTGTCGCTGGAAATTCTGCCAGTTTCTTTAGCAAATCTTCTTCATCCAATATAGCCATCTTACCAACCTTTAATGCACATTTACTGGATTCAATATTCGATTCAAGTTGAGATTGGCGAACTTTCGTTGACCATTCTTCATATGGTGGAATTGATCTACCGAGAGTCATCCAGTTACCAAGCATACAGTCATATAATTCTTGACTTGGAATTTCAATATCCGCTAGCATCCACAACTTTTCAAAGTCTGGATTGGGTTCGTAGTAATATATAAGATATGGAATGCTCACTTGAAAACTCTCTCTAGTTCCATTCTACCTAGTGTTTCTACTGGTGTTTCACCTTTCTTCATATCGTATGAACAGCCAGTGCATCCACCCTTCCACGATCCTGCACGTTCACCGACTTCTTCGTTGAACTGAACATCGATATATTCTCTATACATTCTGTATGGAATCCACCAACGCTTCCACAATCTACTTTCTTTTCTGATTTTGGCATTGCGTAGTTGGACTTCACCATCCTTCAAAATATAGGTATATGGGTGTGTTTCATACTCTGAGAGGATTTTATGTTCCTTATGATCCCAATGCCACGGCATATAGAATGTCAGAGTTTTCTTAGGATCAATACTTCTTCCTGTATCTTGACCGAAGTGAATCCAGAATAGATCCTCAAAGAATTGAAATCCATATCGCGCACCAGAACACTGATAATGATCTTCTACGATCTTACCATGCCACGGCAGAGAAAACGAAATTGTGATTATACCTAATCCGATTGTGAACCAGACGCGAGCATGTTCATGCCACGTTGAAGGTGTGTGCATTTCCAATTGTAGACCTTTAATACCGAATATTACATAGGCAACTTCATGCCAGTGCATTGATTTGGTACTCCAGAAACGCAGGAGATATCCATAATGTTCTTTTTGGAATGCTACTCTCATTATCCAAACTCCACTAGAGTTACCGTTCCACCTGCCAATGTTACCTTGTCCGCGAATGCTTCGATCATTGGAATGATGCGAGTCTTATCGCCACCAGCAAGTCCCATACCGATATATGGGAATCCGAATCGTGAACCTTTGTATTCTACGGCAAGAGAATTCAGAATCCTCTCGAATCCATCGTATTCGAATACATTCCGGTTCGACCATGATGGAATAACCTGAGTATAGGCATTCACTACCATAAAGAGTGATACTGGACTTGTTTTTGTCGGAACGCTAACTGCCGTGTACGTACCAATCTTGCTGGCATCACCACGCACAGTAAACTTGTCTGCATCATATGCGGCAGGAATACGGTCTGCAATGTCTCTGGCAATACCAGCACCCATAGCACAATAACAGTTGCAGCCATGAACGATCACATCAAAGTGACCTTCGAATGCTAGTGAGATTAGATCACCTTTTGTTCTGATTAGGGACATATTAACGCTCTGGAAATAGAATTACACAAGGAACAAATTCGTGATCTTCGCTGAGATATCCATTTTCGATGTCCTCGGCAAGATCTTGTGTTGACATAGCCATCCCACCATCATCATCTTCTCCATAGAGAACATCTTCGTCATCTACCCCACTCAGTGGTGAGTATCCATTACCTTCTAGATCTCTCTGTAGAATAACCTGTAGATCTGGATCTAGATCTTTCAATAGCTTGATCAGTTGCTTTACTTTCATGACAATACCTCATTTGGAAATTCTTCTGATGGTCTGAACTTATAGGTTTTCTTTGGTGTATATGGAAACGTAACAGGAACGCGACTATCTGCACAAGTAAAATGTGCCTTATGCATTTCGCCAGTTTCAGTATCCTTATGCCAATCCCAAAAGACTACACCTTCACTATCGTATGGCTGACCATCGAAACAATCTTCTTGCTTGAATACATGAGAGCAACGATTGTTCTGATATACACTAACACCAACTCCCTCTCCATAATGTCCAACTTCATTCCATTCCCAATCTTCGCCAGTCAGTGGAACAATTGGTTCGAATAATGCTAGAGACTTGAATAGATTTACTGCATATGGTGCAGAAGATCCAGAATGTCCCTCACCATGAAATGCATCGAGTAGCTTTAACACATGAAGACACATTGCTTCTTGCATTTCATCACTATAATTGTGGTCTTTATCCATCCATCCAGCAGCACGAAATTCTGCTAATGCATGTCTTACATAGTTGTTCATTACTTGATATCCTTCAAACTATCAGCTTTTGACTTATCTTCACGCAGTTCAATGAAGATCGGCAGGAACAGACTCTTTGCACCCTTCATATTCTCAATCAGTGCGTTATACTTGACTGCAACAACCTTACCTACACAATCCTTCTTTTTAAGTGTCTTGCGTTGCTTATCATTGAATCCAGATCCTACTGATACATTAACCTTCTTGTCGGCACTTTCAAGCAACAATGCACCTAGCATTCCTTTATACTTACCAGTGCCTTCGATCCATTCGACACACTTTAGATCACATTCAAGTTCTGCCTTGAACTTCATTAGATGCTTCGAACGCTTGCTCTCCCAAGGTGCATCCATATCCTTTAGAATGACACCTTCTTCACCAGCCGCGAGTGCTGCCTGATAGTGCTTCTGAACGTCTTCCATATCTTCGACAACGTGTGTTTCAGCTACGGCAATTCGATTAATCTTTAACTTTGCGACAGGAAATAGGAATACCAGACGATTCTTGTATTCTAGATCACTGAAACCAGCAACAAAGTGTGGATATGGAATTGCATCCCAAAGCTTTACGATAACTCGCTCGGCATCATCCTGACTGATGGTGCCTTTCTGTGCCTTGTTTAGAATACCATTACCTTCCTTACGAGGAAGAACACCATTGCGACCATCTGAAACCAACAGTTCACCATCGTATACCATAGGAAGATCATTTGATAGCTTGATGAATTCGGCATCCATTTCGCCTAGCAGATTGATTAGCTTTCCATTACGGGTGCGAAACTCTACCTTGGTTCCACGTACAATGACATTGACACGTAGACCATCGAACTTGTTCTGTACCACAGAAGGAAACTTCCACTTGTCTGCAAGCTTCTGATCAAATGCAGTTGCCAGCATCACAGGATAGTCTGGAATCAGATTCTTCCAGATCTTGTTGACTGTGGATACATCGACACCACAATCCATGTCTTTCTTGATGACACGTTCGATGATATCGGCATCATCTTCATTCACAGAAGACAACACGCGAGCCAAATGGTCAATACCAGCATGACCAGTTACGGTGCGTGCTGATAGTGCATTCAATTCGGCTAGTGCCCATTCCATACTCTGTAGAGTCTTTGGTGCCTTTGGAAGTTCCTCTGGAATCTTCTTGATGAAGTAATTGATATGAGGATTCAATGCAGCAAAAAACACCTGCTTTAGAAGTTCATTATTCACTTCTTCACGCAGAATTTCCATCTTCTCATTGCGAGAACTAATGGATTCTAGTCTTTCAATAATACGATAAATGCTCATGATAACTTCTTTGATTCCTTTATGGCTTGGTCTACTTGTTTCGGAGTCAGATGATAGAATGGATCGTTCAGCGATTCCAGTAAAACTTCATCCATGTTACTCTGTAGTGGTGGTTCGATAACTGCTCTGGTGTCAATTCCGTCAACGAAAAGTGAATATCCAGTGTTTGCTTCGTTTGTATATGCTTTCTTCCATACTACATTAGTCATTCAGTAACCTCATTATTTTCCATCATTTAGCCATGCGTGCATGGCATGTCTGCTTACAAACTCTGTCATGAATCTTTTAGTATCGCGTTCTATTTGCTTTTCCAACCCTTCGATAGTCTTCTTAAGAATCATATTCTCTTCATAGAGTTCATCCCAAGATCTTTCTAGTGCATCGACATCACCCGTGCGAGTGGTAACAATCAAACGCAGACGCTGAATCTCTTCGACCAGTGGAATAATGGTATCCACGATCTGAATGTTTCTATTTGTCTTTTCTGAGACTGCGCGAATCTTGTCTGTAATAGCGTTCATGGTGGTCCCCATACTTTCATTTTATCTATTGGAAGCTTTTTGATTAGATTCTCAAGAGACTTCACTCTATCTTCAAGTTCTTCAATTCTCTTCCACAAACGTTCTTCTGATGTCACTATTCTCGTCCAAGAGACAGTTCCTGAAAACATCGGAACGGTGTTGGCAATATTTTCCAATTGTGTGATTCTACCCACAACATAAGGATCATCGTATTCATCATCAATCTTCATATTTTAACTCTGCCTGACATTGTGGACACTTGTATGCTGGTGAGAAATCATGACGGCATTTTGCCGCAGTATAATAATCAATCGCTTCCTTTGGCTTAATAGGACCAAGATCTATGATGTATCTACCATTCAGTACTTTGACACTACGCATAGCGCAAGGACAGAGTGGTTCGGTACCCTGCGGACCAATACAGAAACAGGAATTAACGGTTCCTGCACAATTTGCGCTATAGCTATTAATCATACCAACTTCCAATCTGCAATACTGTGTTCAAGTGCCTCGCGCAATGTCACGCAACGTGGACATTCGCAATCTTTCTTTGAATTACCAGTCAACACTGATCTATGTAGAACACTGGTCATAGCGACACGCATGTGTTCGTTACGTTCCAGTGCCATTTGATACATACGATCAAGATTACTATAATTCGTTTGCATTGTTTCCATCTTGTCTTCAAGGTGATAGATTCTTGCCGACTGATCATCAACCTTAGTCTTGAACTCTTCACGTTGTTGACGGATATGCATTAATGTAGCATTCATAGCACGCAATTCTCGTTGCGCGTCTGCTAAATCATCCTTGATTATATCTATCTCTTCCATAGTCCCTCATGAACCAGAACTTTTTCGGCTAGTTCGTACTCTACTTTAAGAATTTCATATTCTTCCAGAAGCTTGTTGTAATCTTCTACGCGAACGTATTCATCATTCCCGACACTAGTTTCAACAGGAAGCATTTCGGCTTCGTTGTAATCCATCCAGACCAGTTCGTATCGTGTTACTTCATTACTCATTATACTACACCTTAAGTCGATACACCCTCACAATACCTCTTTCTTCGAAAGACTGGATTCTAAAATGAACCCCCTTCTCTCTCTTTAAAGCATGTGCGGTATTTGAATATAGCTTCACCCATTCTCTAAATGTGTAATTCTCCTGAAACTTATTCTTTCTAAATTCTTGAAAAGATCCAACTGCAATATTACAAAATCGAGCGCGGCGACTATAAATTACAGCCTTGGTGAGTCCAGTTTTATTAACTGCCGATTTCATCATACAGACTGGCTTGTTATGCAGAGTTGATTCTGGCGCAAAATTGTTCTTTGACATTACTTGACTCTCTTTAGAATAACTGCACCATTAGGACCATACTTGCTTCCTACGAATCTCTTACCAGTATTCTTCTGGATCTTATCGACACATGATGTTTGTCTGTTATAGTTTTGTTGCTGAGTAATTCCATCAGCCTTGGTAGCCAGAACCTGACCAACCTTAATCGAATTAACAACAGTGCTGCGAATTCTCTTTGAATCTGGTTTTTCATTAGTTGACTTACTGAGTCTAATGGTTTTAGTCACCTTTCCAAAATCCCTATTGGCAGTCTTTACAAGATTCTTGGGCTTCTTCATCTTCTTTGTGGAGACAATATCATCATCGATGATTCCCGTTCCAATCCTGACTGGAACCATGACTCCACTAACTTCAAGGTAAATCTGTCCATTATTAATATGGAACTGTACATTTTCAACATTATTCATAATAAAATTCCTCAATCACTCTTCATATACAACCGTGAGCATGTTATCCTTCCATCTCTGGAGTTTCACATTCTCTTCACGTAACCTATCAATCTCTTCTACAAACACAGCATCACTATCCAGTGTATTCTCCATATCATTACGGAGACTCTGATAATCATCTTCTAGTCGAAAATACTTATACTGCCACTCAGACACCTTCTCTCTTAGAGAAGAAATCTCATGGTTCGCTTCTCGTAACTGTTCGGTGAGTGCCTTCATATCTGCTGATTCATTCATAATAAATCTCCGTAATGAACCTTTATTATACCAGATTAATCATTAAGAATCAAGCTGCCTTGCCGATATGTTCATCGCAAATGTTTCGAAATAGTTCATCAAACTTCTCTGGAGTTCCGTAATACTTGGCTTCCCAAAGTCGGTTGAGAATTCTCTTCACTTCATTATCATAATCTTCATGACGCGATTCCAATTCATCGACAAGACTCTGTGTGTCTACTTCATAAAGATGTTCTTCAATATCAATTTCTACAAGTGCCATCATAATCTCCTATTTGCTGTCTCTTGGATAAGTCATCTGTACACATACGGCAGTCCTGTCATATACTTCAAAACGATGGTCTAGCCAGCGTTGTGCTGCTGCCATACACAATTCGCGGGATTCAAATCCATTAATGGTGTTTATATAAACAGTGTTATACTGTACTGTCAAAATCAATGCGTATATTGCAGGATGCATGTTATGCTCTCTTCGAATGTCTTTCTGTGAATGTCTTCATCCATTCACCCAAAATTGTTCTAGCCTCTGGCTTTGTCAAACTGAATGCCTCTGCAAGATATGGTGCTGCACCAAACATGTTGGTGACACCAGACTCGCGTAGCTTATCCAGATATTCAAAATATACTTCATTATTATTCATATCAATTCTCCAATGCTAGTAGAAGGTGAACATACCAAGTACCCACAAGTTCTTCGTTAAACTGTTCTGGTGCCTTGTACTGCATATCAGTCAGAACCCACTTAATAGCATCTCTTAGACGCTTATTCTCTTCTTTGAGCTTATCAACTTCCAGTCGAAATCCATCGAAAGCATCTGCGTATTCTCCAACAACACCCCAAGCATCTTGTTCACTCATTATCTTCTCCAGTAATTGGCGGCAGTTCATCGACATACCGTTGAAACGCGGTGCGAGGCTGAGACTTCAGCGCGTCACGGAACCGCTGCGGAACGCCGTTCTCGTCTACCTCGGGCGCGGCGCAGTCACACGGCGGCGTGATGAACTCTCCGTAGTTCATGGAGCCAACCCCCTTGAACACGGCACACGTTGGCTTGTGTTCGGGCGCAGCGGGCATAGGAGACGGCGTGCATACAAATGCGTCATCTGTGCCGTATTGCGCGGCGGCAGACGGCAGGGGGATAAGCCAGTAGTCGGTGCCATGCCAGCCCTCACCAATGTGCCGACGCACCTTCGCGTTATGCGCCTCAATCGCGGCGCGGAGGGCGTTATTGTCAGCCGCCCGTTCCGTAAACATCGCCCACACCTTCGCCAACTCCGCACGCGCTTCATCGCGCTCGCGCTCTGCGACTCCACATGCCTTCTGCAAGTCTCGGATCAGGGATTCGCGTTGCTCGTACATAGCGAGGCGGTGGACTGCAAGATATCGCGCCTCATCAAGTTGTGCGTGAGCATGATTGCGTTCACACGAAATGCGGTGTGTTATTACATACTGTTCTTCCACTGCATTGTGAATTCTCAGCAACTCAGCATTCGCCTCGTCAAGCTGACAATGTACACAGACCAAAACGATCTTCATATCATTGTCGAATCGTTCTTCCAGTGTATCACCGTGAATCTTACAGTATTTGTTCATTCATTCATCCCCAAGTGGAATGGTGTCACTGAAAATCAGTGCCTCTTCATCATCCCATTCTACGAAATTTGAAATATGGAATCCAATGTGAATCTGCTTGTCCTTATCAGAAACAACAATACAATGACCTTTCATGTTTGGAATCTCACCAAGGTAAATAAAGGTTTCTTCTCTATCAAATGGATAATACTTACGAGATTCTTCATCGCACACAAACTTCACACGGGCATACTGCCTCGGTGGAAGCTGAAACTCTCTCCAAGTCATTCCAATATCTTCCATACACTGTGCAATGGTGATAGTCGGATCAATATCGACAGTTACATCATACATGTCATTAGATTCGACTGGAACAACCCAACCCTTCTTGGCAATCTGAGAAATCAGCCATGCGTATTGGTTTGAATAGTTCGCCATATCGAAGAACAGATAGGCATCTGAACATCCAGTATACGAATCGAACGCCTCAAGTAGTGTGGTGAGTCCGTTTCCGCGACCCACCTTTAGCATTTCTTCAATGCTAGGTTCTGGTGCCCATTCTGATTTAGAGGTCATATTCATCTTCCTTATTTGCACAGATTGCAAGAAAGTCAGCCTCTGCTGCTTTCTGAATCTGCTTGAAATTCTGGCTCATCCAAATGTCACCGACTCCGCGCATGTTTGGGAGACTTTCTACATATGCCTTGATATCATCAAACGGACCACTGGTGCATCCAGTGAATGCACCAATGATTGCTGCCTGTCGGCGGGTAAGCTTTGGAGTGTTATTATTCATAAACTGTTACCGTGACTTCCTTTGGGAAGACTTCCTTACATTCGATTTCATCATCTTCATATTCGTATGGACTTTCATCCTGCGACTCTGTGGCACCAATAGAATATCGTGTGACATAGAACTTATCTTCGTGCTTGAAAACCATTCGATAGCAGAGACTCCAGCGAGTCTTGTGTGAAACATCATCTTCCATGACAACACCATCACCAACTTCACCATCTAGTAGATCCAGCAAATATTCTTTCGTAAACTTCATATAAACCTCAACTATAATATGCCAAAGTCATCAACTTGAATTCGGGATTCAATAGATGCCCAAACTCTGGAAACTTTGCGAGAAACTGATTCTTGTATTCGGATTCCAGCCTTGAAAGATCGGCAATGTCAATTTCCTTGAAATCATCGCCGTTCTCAAATCCCCATCGCGCATCACCAGAATCGAAAAGTTTTACGCCAAGGATGACATACTCTCCACACATTCCATCACAGATGACAAATGGAGTATCTTTGTCATCATAAACTTCATCGTATGCCTCAGTGAAATCCTTGGGGTATCCCTTGATCTTGATTCCGTATACGGTATAGAAATTTATTGAAATGCCCACTTCATTCTCCAATCAGGTATACATTACCCAAGAATCAAAACTTTCGTCATAGTAGGCATTGAGTGCATCCAGTCTATCGACATCTTCTGGTGAGATATCCTCTGGCGCAGGACCAGACAGATAGATCATATCATGTTCTGCTTCTGTTCCAGCATATTCGCCTTCTGGAATATATTTCAACAGAATCTCAATCGCTTCCTTTAGATCTTTCATTTCAAATATCCTTTACTTCAATGCTGTATAATTCTGTTGCGTAATAATCATAACTTGATTCTCTCCAAGTTTCTGGATCTCTTAGATAAGCGTCGATTTCATAATCAGACCATTCTGGATAGTCACCTTTGACTCCCTTGGCTAATTCATCGTAATCACCGATTTCAACAGAAAGAAGCATCATAAGTTTGCGACCACTCATTTCAAACTTCCTTTCTCGTCAACCTGCTTTCTTACGAAATACTTACCACCTTCTTCACAATGATACTTACCAGTCCCATGTCTTTGATCGTGGCAAGATGTATCGATATTTTCATAAATTGTTTCACCAGTAATGTTACTGATAAATGATGGACCCTTACGATTACAAATGTGTCGTTCTGCAATAGAATAAATTCGTTCTTCTGGATTTCCTGCTACTGCTGGTTCATACGAATGATGAACACAGTCCACACAATACTTACCCTTCGCGGATTCAGAGAGTTCGTTTGGATTACCATAGAATGATTCATCCGCACGCATTATAGCTTACTCGCAATTTCACGAATGGCATCAGCAACGGAAAGTGCCAAATCCTTCTGCATTAGAAGATTCACACCAATGGTCTTGAAGTTCTTGAAGTTATCTTCACAATAGAGAATTTCGACGGCACTACCAGTTTCATCTGTCTGAATCTGATAGCCGTATCCATCAATGTGCCAAATCTGGACTGCGTGAGTCACAGAGAAATCATTCTTACTCATATCAAACTTCCTCAAAAACGTGCCAAACATACCCTTCGGTCTGAACGGTCGCAATGTACTTCAATGTGTTTAGGTTATATGCTGTATCTGAAATTTCCCAACCAGTTCCATAGATGTGAAACCTACGCTTCACAACCTTGTCCTCTGGATATGGAAAATCACCGTACATAGTTTCAAACAATGCCCAAATGTGAATATCACCATCCTTCATTTGTGCCGTGAGAACTTCTGCGTACTCAGGCATTTCAACGATGTTCGCATGTGCGTAATCACCGAGCTTATACTTGTGAATCGTCTTCATATTACTCTGCCTGATACTTTAGAATTGATGGGAGATCTTCATCATTAGAAGAAATTAATGAAGTATCAGTCATACCGAAAAGTGCGTCACCCGCAGCCTTTGGGAATGTGGAACCCCAATTTGCGATATATTCTGCGTCATAGTCCTGTGAGATACCAGCAGCATGACTGCCATATCCACGGATATAATACTTGATACCTTCGTAATCTGTCTGGACGCGAACAATGCCGCCGCCAATGAACCAATATGTTTCTAGAATCTTCACTTTCTCATTCTCCTTACTTGGAAGCGAGAGTTTGTACAAAATGTCCGTCAGCAACATCGCCATTGGTGACATGATACAGGATCGTCTTAGTTTCATGCTTGTCGGTGCCGGGAGAATATTCACGAATCTCACCAGTACTCTGCACATAGATGTATGAGTCGGCATGAAGATCATCCGCAGTCGAAACATCTAGCGCACTAAAGAGCATCGTTAGATCACGATCATTCCCAATAGGACGGGGATGATTGTGATAGAGAGCAACGATCTTAGCTCCCTGCGGATATGCAATCTGTACTCGCGTCTTGTTGCCGCGACCACTCGTAGCAGGAAGTGTGTAGTAGAAATTCCCACGGAACTCGAAAACCACACCAGAATGTTCGATCTTCTGATCTAATGATAGAATATTGTGAAGTGCTTCGACAGCAGCTTCCTGTGGGGAATCGAATGGAGTCTGATTCGGATCGAAGTGAGAAATGTTATCCTCTGCGAATGCCGTCGATTCTGCCATGATAGCAGCAACTACCATGACGGCAGTACGAAACATCTTTGTAGTAGAAAACTTATTCATCACTTTCTCATACCCTTCTGAATTAAACCTTTGTCGATCATCTGTGCAATACTGAGTGCCTGTAGGCTGCGGTATTCAATCAGAAGACCAGTGGACTTGTTATCCAGCCGAATCGCTTCGTTACAGATAGCGAGCCAGCGAGTTTCATAATCAGTAATCATTCTGTTCACCACAAAAATCGTGATCCACCCAATAAAACTCCCAAAGATCGGGATTTTCACTCAGAACCCAATTACCCAAACCATAATATTTCGAAGGATTCAACTGTTCGTTGACAATTCGAAATGCTTCCATATTATTGCGGCAATCGCGAAGTTCGACAACATCGTGATGACAAACAAAACGATGCGTCAGAGTGCCATAGTTTTCATTAGCATATTCGCCATACGATTCCTGTAGTTCACGGGAAATGGTTTCCTCGTAAGTCTCTTCGACGGCAACAGCACCAGTATCGCAACATGCGAAACAAGTGTAATAGTTACCATCTTCATCCATTTCAGGATTTCCACCGCAGGACGGGCAGACTTCGTAATACTTCACAGATATACCTTCACAACATTATATCCACCATCTGGATCGTTATAATACTCTTGTGCAGCCTTAGCGGCTTCGGCAAAAGTATCATATCCACGATAACCATAATTGGTGAGAAATCCATACTTGAAACAGTCGCCATCGATGCGACGCGCCAATTCTTTCTTGAGAGTTTCAGTAAAGATTTCCAGACGATTAATCTCGTCCCGAATTTCCTTGCTGGAACTAGAAATGATATTGACAGAAACAGTGACAGTCATTTTAGGAAACTACCTGACCCTTGACAGACTTCGCATTGCAGATTTTGCAATCGAAAGTCACAACGTCCTGACCACGATCACCTTCTTCGATGTTGATATACTTCGCCTTCTTTGCAGGAATGTATTCCTTGCAAGACGGGCACCAAACCTTCATTCGACCATTATACATTATTGCACCACTTCAAAATGAGGATCGTTGTTCTTGAAAACCCAACGAGACTTTTCGCTATTCTGTCCGACTGGCTGCAAGAGCCATGCGGGACCGCTGGAAAGATTGAACAGAAGATTGTCACTCTCGCGCACAATAACCCATTCGGAACCTAGTTCACGAATTCGATTTTTGCCAACTTGGGACTTGCCGCGAAGAATCACATCAATCTCCTAACCTTATGATCCATTATAGCATTTGGGGCAGGAAAGTCAAGATGTATAAATTACAAAAGAATCAAGGACTTACGAGATAGAAACTTCATTCTTCCTCGTAATACTTGTCTTTTGCTCTTGGAATGCCCTTCTGTCTGATCTTTGTCAGAGTATATCCAATGTTCAATAACTCCCAAAGGATGACGGCAAGAATAGATTCTGTCATGCCGAGTCCCCAAAAATTGTGAATCGTGGAATACATGAATACAGCGAATAGCTGAACTATCACTCTTTCAATGAACTCATTCATGCTAGTTTCCCATGCTTGTTCATGACTCTCAGCACAGCACAAAGTGTTCCTAGATTGTTGCGTCCAGTATCCTGTGCCCACTGGATTGCATCATTACATTCCTTCACAATGGCATCGTCCAGTTCATAAGACATGTCTGTGTAGCCACCGTGAACTTCACCAACTCGACGTAGGTAGTCCATGCCACCGTCAACTGCAACCGCTCCGCACTTGCAAAACTTGAAGTCATGACGATGCGCCGAGAATGGTTCATCACCACACTTGTTACACCTGATCTGGTTTTGTAGAATCATTCATCTTCTCCTGTAATTTATCATAACGATATCTCAAATTATCGATAGATTCGCAAAGTTCTTGACCTAGCATTGTATAAGTCTCTCTTTTATTTTCATCGTCAAAAAACTTTATTTCATCTAGATAAGATGGTGAAATTCTGACAGTCACGAAAACATCTTTTTCGAAAGTAGCCTGATTCATCCTATATTGAATACCATAGACTTCCATGATACTACCTCTTGTGATACTGCCACATTACGGCATTACAGTATGCATGAACTGCACCCTCTGTCATTCCAGTATTGTGATTGTGTTGTAGATGCACTGGATACTTTAGAAAGTTTGGTGGAAAGAGTCTCCAATCAATCAGATTGTTTCTGATTTCAACAGGAGGATCCTTGTCTAGTGGTGCCTTACACCAATAGCACAGACCGTTCTGCGTCTTTACGTATTCTTCTCTGACTGCCCTTCGTTTGTCGGCAGTGAGTTTTGTGTAATCAACTGGTAAAATCATTTCACTATTCCGCTAAAAACTCTTTGATCTTCGGCATTAGATATTGGTCGCGGACCCTTTCAACAACACAACATCCACCATTATGATGTTCTTCCCATTGACGGCACTTTTTCTTGTAAAGTTCCAAACAATCGCTGAACTTATATAGATTCCATTCGTTCGACTTAGATGAATCGCGACGATAGAACCAATATCTTTCTAAATCTTCCTGCTTACAGGCATAAAGTTCTTCGTTGGCATTTCTGACGATATTGGTCAGAACATCCTTTAATACATCTTCATCTAAAACTTTCATCATTCAATCTCCGCGAAAATATGGTCCATTCTTTGGAGGTAAAGGTAGTGTAAATACCCAGATCCACGGTAACAACAATATGATTAATGTCATCATCACTCAATTCCAAAATGTATTCTAAGATCTTCTGCAAGAAGATGTCCGTTTTCCCAATTGCGAGAAGCGTAGTCCATTGCGTCTCTGACGATCAGTTCTGCGAACTTTGCGTTAAACATGTCTTCAACGTGTCGATACTTGTCCTGACTAAACCAACCTCTGGAATAATCCATAGCTTCTTTAGCTAGTTTTTGTAGACGTTTATTCATAGTAAAATGGAGGTGGTTTCCCACCCCCAACTCATGTTACTGCTTAGTAGGAACGGAAATTATGCCGCGAAAATCATAAGGAACCACAATTGTGTGAACCTTACCAGTCTTGACACCCTCGGCAATATCCTGCAATGCCTTTGCGTGCATGTATTCAATCGACTGAGGATTACCAGCAAGTTCCTTCAAACGCTGCGCTTCGGCAACCGCAGTCTGCACTTCAACCTGCTTCGCACGCAGAGCATTCTGCTGTGTGATTACGGCATTCGCACTTTCGATGATACTTGCCGCTGGCTGAATATTACGAACCTGAACCTGACTTAGAATAATTGCAGTATCTAGATGTTCATTATGCAGTGCTTCTGCCATGAAATTCTTGATATCAGCCTCAATCTCAGCACGATGGTTTGTGGTCTGTAGTGCCTCATACTTCGCAATCGACTTGTATGCTGCGCTATTCGCTACGGTAGACAGATAGTTATACATCAGGAATGTATTACCCTTGTCATCCGTGCCATGCAGACTGTGACTCTTTGTAGTATACAGTTCATACGCGGCACTTGGATTGATCGAATAGATCACAGTGAAGTCAAGACCAGCAAGTGTGGACTTGTCGAGAGTCTGTGGCATCAGCTTGTCAACATGCAGAGCAATTTCCTTTACAGGGAATAGCAGAACATCACCAATGAACTCCTGATTGAAAGATCCGGGTTGCAGTTCTTCCTTCTTTACCTGCTTATCGAAACCGATTCGCAGACCAATCTCACCAGTCTCAACTCGCGCACAACCCACTGCGAAACTCGCGAGAGCAACGACAGCAGCAATCTTCATAAACTTACTCATATAAACCTCTTAGAACAAAACAACAACGAAATACAGCACAATAGCAGCCAGTAAGCTACAGAATGCCGAATACAAAACAGTCTTTGTGACTGCCAACTTCTCCATTCCAGTCAGATGACGGAACGCGCCGATTCCCACATAAAACAACGTGGCAACCAAAAGAAACAATAATACGCCCCTACCCATTATGAAAACTCCCTACTAGAAAAACTATAGCCATATTCATCATCCCAATCGTAACTGGAATCAAACCATCTTGGAAATTCCTTTCTACCCTCTTCATTGTGAGTCTTATTCTTTCGACCCATATCATTCACAAAGGTTGGAGACTTCACAGTTTCGATTAGATTTACGAAATCTACATAATCAATAGTGTCTCCATATTCATCGACAATCTTCTTGTCTTTCAGAAATTCCTTCCACTTTTTCCAAGAATCGATATCAGCGTATTCGGCAGCAGCAGGATACTTGTATCCTCTGAAAGAGAATGCCCATCCACCAGAACTCTTGCCGATATGCATTTCATCATATCTCTTGCAACAGTCGCAGTAATTGTTTGCGACGTAATAATTAGTTCCCATTATTCTTCATACTCCATAAAATCAATAAACTTCGGCATCACATACTGAATACAGTCATAGAAGGAGAAAACCTCACCAAGATTCTCGACAGATTCGTTATACTTCTCGACTTCCATTAGGACTGCGCGGACAAGTGATCCTGTGAATTTATCGAAAGTTTCTGGTGGATCAAAGTCAACAGATACCACCTTGCCCATTTCATTATCTTCCTCATTGTCGAATGTGACCATATAATCGCCACCAGATTCGCGCATGAGCCTTTCGATTCGTTCACTCACAATCTTATTCATCTTGCTTGTCTCTCAGAATATGCTCTTTCGTATTCATCTTCCTGACACTCTCCGTAGGTGAGTTCTGTTATTCTACCAATACCACCAGATTGCCGAGAAATCTTTCTTGCCTTCACTCGCCTGTTTGGATAGAGTTCTCGTTCGACTCTATATCCACCGCGACCATTCACACCCTTCCAGATTTCCCAAACAATACACACGGATTCATCTGGAAAAGCACACTTCTCTTTTGGAACAACCCTCTCATATCCATGATGATGACAACTTATTCTATAAGTCTTTGAGTTTTCCTTGACCAGTTCACCAAGTTCCCAATTGTAGTCCATCAGATAAAAGATTTGGTTATTCATTACAACGGATCTCCATTTCTGTCAATACCATAGTTGAGACATAGATCATCTAATCGAGTGTCGATCTTCTTTAGAAGAGGAACATAACGTTCTGGGCGAATAGGAGAGTATGTCCAACCCATTCCATTCCAAGTCTTGTGGTAATCTAAAACCTCACGAATTCCACTGATTAGTTTGAATTCTGGATCATTCCATAACTTTTCACAGAGTTCTCTGTTCATTACTTCTTCTCCAACTCCGCAATGCGCTTCTTAAGCTTGCGATTCTCAAAACTCACCTTACCATAATCATCCTGAAGTTTCTTGAACTGTTCGGCAAAATCATTATTCGCCTTTGTCAGTGATTCTTCTGTATGAATAAAGAACTTACCATGATCCCAATCGAAACCGCCATACACCTGCTTTACAGGCATAGATGGCTGACCACCAACGGTGCTATAGGGTAATTGAATTCTCACAACAACTTGAGGATCATTAGATGGTGTTGGAGAATATAATTCTAGAATACCCTTTAGTTCACTTAGTTTCATGTTCTTCCACCTTTTTCTGAACTTCCTGTGCCCCCTGATATCCAGTCAGAAATGAAAAGTAAATATACTTATAGAAGTGTTCTAGAACTTGTCCATTACTATCCCTGCTAGCCTTATTAGCAAACTGGTCTGCTGCGGCATCCAAGATCAGAGAAACATTGTATTGCGTGATCATCGTCAGTCGCAATTCTGCAATTGACATTTGGTTAATACTAACATTATCCATTTTAGTTCCCCGCAAAACGCTTCATGAGAAAAGCTTCCGCATTCATGCATTCGATACGAACAGGCTCAACATTGCGAGGCTTGCTAGGAAGATCACCATTCAGAATGTCATCGATTCCAGCAATCTCAAAGAGTTCAGGACAATCCTGCATTTCAAGCACAAGATGCATCGCAACAGTCAAGCCGCGCCCTTTGTGCTTCTTTGAATTGGCAATTTTGATGATTGCTTCGGCAGCATCCTTTCGTGGCATCTTGAGAAGTTCATCAATGAATGGATTGAGATCCATAACCTCATTCGGTCCCTTGTCATCGAATGAATAGGTGCCAAACTGCTTTAGTGCGACACCTAGTTCCTTCATCACTCGTTCTTGAATATTCATATTATTCCTTGAAAGGCTTTTCATCAGTATAGTCAATCTCTTCCATAGTTTCAGTATCCACAATTTGTGCCCAATCAAATCGGTGCTTCCAATCCATGTTAGGCTTCCAACCCAATCCACGTTGTTCTTCGGCAACACGCTGATTTTCAGCATACCATTCCTTCGCACCCTCTAGAGTTTCGAAAGCTTGAATAAAATCTCCCCATCCACCAGATGGGTAGTAAGCATCACCAGCAAATAATAGAAACATTTCGTTATTCCTCAATACTTCGCCATTTCGGCATCCACAGTTTCATCGAAAGTTGGTGTACTGTTTGGCGGGGTTCTTCCACCACTCTTGCCAGTCTCCAATTCAATAGTCCAATTCCAAGAACTCGGACCATAACCCATATCATATGGATCACGCAACATAGCATTCTCGCGCAGCCAACGATAACGTTCTGCGTCCTTTTTCAGAGATTCGTTTTCTTCACGAAGTCGCACAACCTCTGCTTCGGCGTCCCAACAACGCTCTTCGAAATCCTTCGGTCTGTATTCTAGATGATCCATTTTAGTGTACAATCGCAAAGTAAAGAACATAAAACCAACCAAAGAATCCGTGGAGAATTGCCCACAGAATACTATGATTGATCGACCATGAGGCAACGACGGCAATGGTGCCGCCGAGACTCATTCCATATGTTACTGATTGATTACTCATTTTACTCAAACTCCCGATTCAGACGACGACGGGCAATACGCGAAGAAAGCTTCTTGTTTGCACCCTTGATGCGACGGTGCCACCCGAAGGTTTTCTCACCGTAGATCTTGCCGATTTTGCGAAGTGACATTTACTCAACCTCTTCGATGGTGATCGAATCACCAATCATGAAAATGTGGTTCAAGCCGAATTCATACATCGCTTCACGAATGACACGATCCTGAAATGCATCGTCTTCATTGAGAAAGCTGATGATGTCACTGCGATCTAGTTCGTGACCGTTCGAACCGCGAATGACTACCTGAAACCTGCGAACACTCATATCAATCTCCTAACCTTGTAATACCATTATAGCATTTGGGGTGAGAAAGTCAAGAGTTATAAACTTTAATCAAATCAATGAGTTATGAGGTACTTTAGAAAGCCCACGTATGCGGCAAGTGCGAGAAACACACAAACCACGTAAATCGCAGCATTGCGCTGCTCGACATAGTGCTTATTGTGCTTCACTATTGCGAATGTCCTCTACAAGCTTTTCTGCGAACCAGATGGGCATATCGAAACTTCCGTTATACTCACTCGGATTGAAGAATGTGATGTTTGGATCGAATGCAATGCATTTGACTCCATACTTTCTTTCGATGGGAAGAATGATCGAATACCATGCATCCTCAAACCTCTTTAGGTCTGTAGTCATGCTACGATCAGGTAGACGGTAACTGTCACTCATATCAATTCACCAACAGAAACTTCATCAGAAGCTTACGAATACGGTAAAGAACAATGCCGTCAACCTTCTCGGTATCCGAAATGGCAAGAAGAATCTTCTTGTACGCATCACGTTCCTGCACAATGGCATTATACTCAGACTTCGTAATATTCATCAAAAACTCCAAAACTTCACTGTACTTCATTATAGCTAATATCGCAATCGAAGTCAAGTGTGAAAATTTGAGTTAAATCAATGACTTACGGATCTGGTGTTCCTTTGATCGTAAATCTTGGCTTGATTCCTTTTGCAATCAGTCTGTCGCCACGCTTGAATGCTTTTTCTAGTGCTTCGGCAGCATCAGATCGAACGCTTAGTTCGTGCGCTTGAAGCTTCTCTTTGAAAAGTTTCTTCAATTTCCTGACGATGTTCTTTATTTCATCATACTCTTCAATATCAAACATGTCGATCAGATCATTATTTGAACTGGTAGAGAGATATGCATTGATTTCATCGTCAACTACAGATTGATCATAGCCCATTCGCAATAGAGTCTTTGTCATCTTTCTGTGGTGCTTGATCAGAATATCTCCAATCAACATCTTTGCCATGTTCTGATACAAAGGATCGATCAGCCACAGAGCATGTGCGTATTCATGCTTCAATGTTAGCTTGTCGTTATTGAGAATGGCAATCAGGTAATATTCATCCTTTAGATTTACATGTTCGGTAATTGCATTCAGAAGATCCCTTTCTCTTTCGGTTACTGGAAAAATACGAAAGAATTGATTGAGAACTTGTCCAGAGACATTGAATCCGTTCCATTCATGAAAGTATGAAATGAATCCACTATCGTCCATGTGAGTGTCTATGAATTCTTCTACTGAGAATACCTTTCCTCTGATATTCAGAAACGGAGACTCATAGTGTTCCTGAATACGATACATAGTCATCGTGAGTTCCTTTCTATTAGGAAACTCTGCCACGATGATCTTCGGCATTGGAATACTTAGTTTCATTCTGGTGGATTTGTCATGAACTTGTCGAGCTTCTTGACCTTTGCTTCCGCACCTTTCTGAATGCGCTCGCCGTCCACATAACCTTCTTCAATGAGAAGCTTTAGAACGCCTAGAATATCACCAATTTCATCCTCAAGATGATGGATGTTTGTGACCTTCTTGCGATCCTTGGGATTGAACCCACTAGGACCGAATCTGAATATTTTACTAATAGCCTGTGTTACTTCACTGGCTTCTTCTTGTAAAATTGTCATCAACTCTGATTCTCTATCTTTCATTTCATGTTCTCGTTTAAAGTTTTTACTTCATTCCTAAAATTTTCTAAAGTCATATCACTTTTCATTTGATTAACTATCCATCTACACAAAACAACATTATCAAAAGTATATTCCTTAGATGGATCTATACGATCAATGGAAAATACATCAAAATTTACTCTTCCATTACCAAATATCAGACTCATTGGTATTTTACTATAGTAGCAAAGACCATCTTGCATGTCCCACAAAACTCTAATATTTTCTTCAGTAAGATTAAAGTATATTCCTCTGGTTTTTGCATTCTTCTTTGAAGAATTTAATCTATGACGAAATGGATTTTTCTCTGAAAAAAGTTTTCTTTTCTTTGTTATTACTTCTTTGTTTTCTGAGTAATATCCTTTTCTAGATTCTTTCAGAGTATTTTTATTTTCTTTTCTATATTTCTTGGAATATTCTTTGAAATATTCCTTGTTTTCTTCTCTATATTTCTTTGTTCTAATGAGAATCTTTTCTTTATTTTTATTGTAATTATCTTTAGAACTCGCTAAAATTTTATCTTTATTTTTCGCGTAGTATGACTGTTGCTGGCTATCCATTATTCGTATGCCTTTACTAGTGTCATTATGGTTGCGTAGATAATCGATAAGAGCATGATGTATGTAATGAGTGCAAGGAATTGTCCGGTGGCAATGAGTTCAAAGAACAACACTACCAGTGACATCAGAAACGTGAAGAATATTGCCTTGCGAATGCATTTCCAAAACTCACCCATCCAAATCATCAAAACTCTTTTCATATTCTTCTGCTCTTTTTTCTTGTATTGTTAGTCGATCAGCTTTGGTTAACTTACTTCTTCTTGGATTGCCGCACAACATGCAGTTAGATCTACCACAATCGTTGGCACGTTTCTTTGCCATTCTATGAGGTTGAAGTTGCTTTGGATCATTGTGATTTGGACCCCATCCAGATCTTTTTCTGATCTCTAACTGTCTTTTGATGTGTCGCTGTTTTTGTTGGATTCTTTTGGCTCTTCTAGATTTATGATCATCGACCTGTTCGGTGGAGTCAATATCCTGATCTTCTTCTCTTTGCATAGTTGCACCATGTTTTTAGTTCCAATACCACCTTCGAATGCTATCAGCAATTCTATACCAGAATCTCTCATAGCCTTGTTTCTCAAAGGTCCAGCAGACCTTCCATACTTAGTCCAGTTTGCTTCGAATATTTCGTGTGGAATGCAGCGATCTTTTGCCCATGCTCTGCAAAATTCATCAACGCCAGCAGCATCACCAACAATTAAAAATATGTCCTCTGTGTTACGATAGACATAATCCATGATATGGAAAACCCAAAGTTTATCTTTGTAGTTCCTGCCACCAGTGACTCCGATTTTAGTCATACATTTGCGACTTCATAAGTTGATTATATGCTTGTTCTAATGGACGACCAGACCAATCTGGATTTGGATCATCTTTGTGAACCCAATTTTCTTCATGCCAGAGAGTGTGATATCCATTTTGGCGTAGGATTATTTTCTTCTGTTCAATTTCTTCAATTTGACTCATCTTAGTCCCTTCCATTCTCTATACTTACTTTCGAGTGCATAAACATCAGTCCACTTCAAACGCAACTGAATGCGATCCCACCAAGAAAGCCAGTACAATTCACCATTGCGAAGATGTAGTAGCGGACCATCGATGTGATTCCACTGAACCCACGGCAGACTACCTTTTTCGTATGCGTTATTCATTTCATTCCTAAAGATGGTACGACTGGTTGGGGTTGAACCAACGACCTAACGCTTATGAGGCGCTTGCTACTTACCACTGAGCTACAGCCGTATATTTACATTATATCACACTAGATTCTTAAAGTCCACCATTATAGTTCAGGCTTGGATCATAGTAAAGATAGGGATCTTCATACAATCCCATTTCCTCTGATTCTCTGACAAGTTCCTGTAGCATTTCCTCTTCTGTTTCAAATCCAGAATCAGAAGTGTAATTGTCCACTAGAACATCATATTCAAACGATAGCTGGCGAAGTTCCTTGGAAACTAGACGATTCTCTGCAATGTCAGTTTCGTGCATCCAAGGCTTGTGCTGAGAAAACTCAGAAGCCTGATAGTCAAGATCCTGTGCAATTCCTGCTGTCACAATGTCTCTCAGTGGAATAACAAGAATGGGTTCACTGTTATTTCCAGCGAAGATATTAACCTCTGTTCTACTTGTTTCTGGATTCCAAACCGTAATGAAGTCCAGATTCAATACTGCATGTGTCATATTCTACTCACTTTTAATAATCAAATCGACCATAGTAACGATAGCAGTGATGATCAAAGCTAGCATAACGTATCCACTAATCATCTTAATCTCCAAATGAAAAAGTGCTAGCCGATTAAAACCGACTAGCACTTACTTTCAACAATACAACACGCTTTTAGACGTAGTTGTAACGATCAATCATCACCGCATCGCGGACGATGGTTTCTGGTGAAAGCGTATCCATGTCCGAGGACAGAATAGCCTTCATGATCGAAGGTGAGAATCCTGATACAAGACCAACACCCTTCTGGTTGAATGAGACTGGCGCATTTCCAGCACGATCATTGAGATTCCAGAAGATAATGGTTGGAAGCTTATATCCAGCCTTCTCATACTTACGAGAGATCATCTGCATTGCAGAGTCATCGTAAGACGTACACATGTCGAACTGCATGTCCGAGAGGATAAGCATGATCGATGGCATGTCTTCCGCAGAAGCCTTACCCTTGATTGCAGTCTCAAGTACACGCTCGAAAGCAGCGTGAAGGTTGGTGTTCATTCCCCAACGAGAAGAATTCATCTGAACCATCTTCTGTGAAAGTGTTCCCTTCAATACAAGAAGTTCTGGTGAACCCGAGAATGTTAGGAACATGTCCTTGAATGCACCCTTGTTCTTATCCGCGCAGTATAGACCGAGCGAAAGAGCAACATCGATGCACTGTAGGTTGGCGTTTCCACCAACTGAACATCCCATCGAACCTGAAACGTCTACCATTGGTAGAACATTTGAGTCATCCATGTAGTCTGGAAGTGCCTTCCACATTGCGTCAGCAACGTCCTTATCACCAGCACGTAGAGACTTGATAACATCGTATGGGTATACTGCCGAAGCATTTACCTTTACAGTCTTATCGCCAGCCTTTAGGGCTTCACGATATGCAACGAAACGTTCTGCGTCATTCTTGGAGAATGCCTTCATGTAACGTGACATCGCAAGTGATGGAACGTGTGAGTAGTTGATCTTCTCAAACTCACGCGCACAAAGCTTCTGCTCGACTGTGTTGGATAGACCAACAACAAGCTTACGATATGCCTTTGGTGATAGTTCAAGGTACGCACGAAGTTCAGCCGCAACCGAACCCTTACGTGGCATCCACTTTGCCGCAAGACCGTTACCGATCTTGAGTGCTTCCGCGACGATGCCGAATGCCTTCGCCTTTACAACACCATTGGTGAAGATTAGGAGATCGTCCCAACGTCCGATTTCTGCGACGTTGTTGAGTAGGCGTGTTCCAAGAAGAACATCGGTGTGATGCGCTTCTAGGTGTAGAAGAATATCACGGAATAGCTGACGTTCACCAGCACCACCACGGACATCGCGTGCCCACTGAGCAACACGAAGTGCTAGGTCTGGATTATCCTGATATGCCTTTTCGAACTGTGGAACGATCTGCATTCCACGGGAACCACCGATCTTGTAGAAAAGATCGACAACAGCAGACATTGTTGATGCCTGTGCCTTCATGCCATTCTCAGTACGCTTGAGAACTGGAACGGTCTTAACTGCGTTTACAAATGAGTTCATTTTCATATTCCTTCTATAACAAACGGGATCAACTTTTATTTGCCTGTTGCTCTACCAACTGAGCTATGTCATCTTACGATGACAGCGGGATTCGAACCCACGACCTACTGGTTTCCATTTTAGAGTTGCTGAACTGATCCCAAATTTCAACAGGATACCTTTTTACTTTACAATAGTAGTGTTGGATTGCTGCAAGTATCCTAAAATCAACAGAATAGTCGGGTTTTACTAAACCTTATAACTCGTCCCTTAAGAGGACTAGGCTTGCTGGTTTGGGATTTCTCCCAAGCATTTTTGGTTTGCTGAACCTATTCTAAAAAAATTCAAATCTGATTGGCAGTTGTTACGGAAACTAACCTTATCTCATGTATCTCAGAGAACACCCATTTACTGTTGGGGCAGTCGGATGTGGGTTTTACGCCAATACCTTTTCATTTTAGTTGGTTTGCAGTATCCAATCAATATAACATAGTATATAGTAAATTTTGTCCTCTGTCAAGCCTTTTCCGCAGATATTTTTGTAAAAGTTGGGGTATCTGACCCCACCTGTTTCTTAATCCATTGTGCGCCACACACTGTACAAGTCACTTCTGATGTGTGCCAGTTACGATCTGGATTGGTGTTTCTACCAGTCTTATCGTAGATTGGAGGATAATACTTCAATGTTGAAATTCCTCCATTTTCTCTGAAACGACAATCATCAACACAATCTGGATTAGGAGAAACGAACATTAGATTCTACGTACCAATCTGGTGATCAGTTGATCGTCTTTAGTAAGACCAAATCGTTCACTCAAAAACTTTGGAAGCCAACTCTTTCGTTCGATAACGATCAAATAATTGACTTCAAGATCTTCGACTTGTTCTTTCGTAAGAAACTTTTCTACTTCTAGAGACTTCAATGTATTGATATAAGCAAGATTCAATGATCTCTGTAGATCTTCATCTGTCATCGACATCACACTAATCACGTTACTCATATTATATTCCTGTTTGGTGCCCAAGACGGGATTCGAACCCGTACTGTACAGATTTTAAATCTGCTGCCTCCTGCCGATTGCGCTACTTGGGCGTAATTTTATTTAGCGGTAAACGTCGCCATTTTCGACACACTTTTTGTCTTCATAAGGTGCAGCGACTCTACGATAGAATTCCAACTTTACACATTCAAGAACACCAACGGCATCGTTGATTTCCGAATAACGACGATCATAAAGACGATCAATAAGTCTGGTGATTGAGTAGTTCAGATTACCAGCACGACCTTCTTCCGAAGAAGCTGCTTCGATTGCTCGCGCAAGAGCATTGATTTCATCGTCAAGATAAAGTCGTTTTCCATCTACAATATACGGCATTTTATAACCCCAAAATCTCACTGATAAACTCATAACGATCTGCATACTTTGCGTGAGTCTGCGCAACTACACACGAACAATTGTCACAGTATGGATGATTGCTCTTGAGAACGTAATGATATTCTCTTTTCTTGGTAGCATCACCACACATTGAACATACAAATGAATGATTTGTACTCCACTTCTTAGTGGTCAAAATCTGCTTTGGAAGCTTCGCAAGATAATCATAGAGATCTTCAAAGTCAAAGAAAATCTTTGTGGCAAGTGCCTTCAACCATGATGGCATCTGTTCTTTCGGAAACGCAGATACAATGAACAGTGGCTTACCGTGATCATAGGCACACTGACATTCTGCGAATGATCCGGCACCGTTCTTGAACGGTTCATCGTAATACGCAATTACCGCATCTGTATTTTCGATGATCAGACGTAGATCAGTATAGATGAATTGATAGCGAATGTTATACTTATCGTGAAGTTCATCTTCACCAGCAATGACCTTACCATGAACGGCAGTATATGCCTTATCCAGTGCGGTAATGTCTAGTGGTAGGAAACCCATATGTTTGATTTCTTCGGAAACTTGGATACGCCACTGTGATCCTAGATCTACTGCGCGTTCCATTCCACCCGAGAGGTAGATGCTTCCATTGTGTTCAATCATATAATTTCCATATCACTTTAAATTTGGCGACGCTAGTAGGATTCGAACCCACAACCTGAAAGGTAGAAGCTTTCCGCTCTGTCCAGTTGAGCTATAGCGCCATTGTCAATATATTATATAGGATATTTCTTTAAAAGTCAAGAATATTCATCAGAAACATCCACGAAAGTCTTAACTTTATTAATTCTTTTCCAAACAGACCAAACATATTCGGCATCTGGATCAGAACCAGATTCACCAACAAGCTTGTATGTTCTACCAGATGCGGTAATGGCAGTCTTTGTCGGGTTATCAAAACTTAGAATCTTGGAAGAGACGCGACCCTCCATTTCTGTTCCATTATATCCAACAAGATGATGATCACCATTTTGAATTTGACGCACAGACCATGATAATATTTCAATATCTGGAGTTAACGAAATTGGAGTTGTTGACCAAACTGACATTTTACTTCACTTCTTCTATAAGTTTAAGATACATTTCCAATTCTGAATCTGGAATAAATTCACCAGCTTCTCTCTTCTCTAAGAATTTCTGATAATCAGTTTTCTGACTATCCGTAGATTTCTCTGGTAATTCATCCATAGTCTTCTCTCTAAATTTGGTGCCCTCGGTCAGATTTGAACTGACACATGAACAGGGTTTGAACCTGCCGCCTCTGCCAATTGGGCTACGAGGGCATAAACCTATTTATAGACGATTGTATATCCAAATCGAAATATCAACCAGTTTCCAAATAGCCAATGGGAACATTACAACTGCTGCCACAAAGGTTACTTTGAGACTTTTGAACATCATTCCGAATGCTTCACCGAACATCAGCCTAGATCCGTCTTATATCGAATGTAGACAGCAAAATCGTATGCATCTTCTGGATGCAGACCTTTTGCGACTGCCCATCCTGCCGTGAGACTCTTCCAGCAAAGTTCATTCTCTGGATCAATCTCACTTGAACGATCAGAACATTCTACCTTGAACTGATCGGTGAGTGTTCTATACAGAGTATCTTTGGCAATTCCTTCTCTAATCATCCCACTTTCCTATGCACACCATCGATGTGCTTACAATGCTTGCGATATTGAAATCCCATGCAGTCACAAGTGTACTTGGTACCATTCTTGACTACAACATAAACCTTGCCGCTGGACTTCGAAGAAATTCTGAATGCGCGAATGGACTTATCCATTGCCTTCGAAGAACCCTTGAGAATCTTCATGTGAGTCACACAATCCATATGGATATTGCGAGTCGGAAAATTCTTCGTTCCAGTCATCGTGAAGGTATATGGTTCATCCCACTTGTTGTTAGGGATTACCGTTCCTTCATACGTGTTGAAAACGTGCGGTTCTTTATTCGCAGTAAGATAGTAAATGTTCTTGTGTCGCGTAGTGACACGCACTGTCGAACCAACTGTGGGAATATTCGTATTCATGCCTTAGTATGACATAAATGGGGCTTTAAAGTCAAGCCCCATTTTCTATAATATTATCAACGACTTACGCGATAGTCATCCTCGTCGTCATTGAAAGACCCCTCATCAGAATCGTAATCCTTGCGCTTGTCGAATTTCCATTCACGTTGTTCTCGGTGCTTGGCTTTCTTCTTACTGGTCTTCTTATATTCGCCCCATTCACTGAAATCGTTGTCTTCGAACTCATGCTTCATCTTGGACATTTTAGGTCTTTGCTTCCTCTAGTAACTGTGTCTTAAACATTTTATATAGTCCCAACTCTCTTCCGTAAGCTTCTAGCTCCCAAGGGGAATTATAGTAAGCTTCTTCATCATTCTTGTATGAGTGATCAAAAAATGATCCCTTATATCTTACACCACCCGCCACATAATCAAACATTTCATTATTTAGATATTGCTTGACATGAACGAGTTCATGTCCCAAATCTATCAATAACTTTCTTAAACGAACTAGTGTCTTCTTTGCCTTGCGATTCACCTGACATTGATTTACTATGACTTTGAAAACCTTCTTGTCATTCTGAATCCCTTCGTATGTAACCCAAGCACTAAACTTCTTTAGGTCATCTGCGTCGGCATAGTTCTCCAAGTCGCTAGGATGCACAATGTGTATTTTGATGATTGATTTATTTTGTATTGACCTAGATACGAATTTATTCAGGACGAATTTCGAATAGTTCTTGACCATCGAAAGTTCTTCTCTATTAAGACGATTGGTTTGTAGAATCACCATAGTCTGTCCTCCCAAATAGGTTTTCTGGCATTAGTATTTAGAATTAATGCACCGCTCGGAGGATTACACAGTCCTTATTAATACGACCGTTCAGTTTATAGGATTTCCCGTTAATATCATCCATTAGGCGGCGAAGTACTATCTTACCACCTTCCAGAATGGAAGTCAAGACCTTTTCTGGCTTACGCAAAGTCTTCGAAAAGCTGAGATCGTCTGCAAAATTCTTTAAAGTTGATCCCTTTAGTGAAAGACCACCACGATCAGATGCATTATATAATGCAAGTCGGCGGGTTTTTGTGTTAAACACCCATAGCTGCGCCGCACCAACAATCGTCTGTGGATTGATGGACTGAATCTTAAAGGTATTATCCTTTTCCTTGAAATTAAGCTTAGACACCAACTTCTCGGCAGAAACTGCCTTCTTCTTACGTGGCTTACGCATCTTATTGGCATTCTGCGCTAGGCGTTCCGAATCCTTGACAATACTTGCCATTACGGATAGAATAGACTTAACGCGAGTCTTACCAATGTTCAGATGGGCAGTACGATATTCCTTATCCTTGGATTCTACTGCCGCTAGAAATGCCTTTGCGCGATTGCGAAAGTATTCACCAATCTTGTTGGCATGAATTGGCTTCACTTCATGTTCGATGAACCAATCATAGGCATTGAATGGCTTCTCACCGAAACCGAATTCATCGATCATGCCTTCTAGTTCACCAATATGTTGGTCGGTCTTTGCTGCGATGCGTTCTTGCAGATTGATTACGTTAGTCTTGACTTCCACCACATTTCCATCAGCGTCAATCTCAACGGATGGTTTCGAAGCGTGAACTTCCTTTTCATAGCGAGCCTTAAGTTCTTCATATGAAGCCTTTGATCCCTTGGGGAGAACGAACCCACGCGATAACATGCGTGTGACCCAAGCAAGCGTAGAATTATTCTTGGCGTGCTTTAGATCACATCCAAGATATTTAGCGGCATCCTTCTCATTCTTGTGGTGTACATACCAACGAAGAGCAGCACAAAGTTCTTCTTGTGTTGCTGCCTTCTTCTTCTCATAAGTTGGTTCTGGATCTAGAACAATCTTATCAGACTTTGCGACTCTTGCCATTAGACAACTTCCTCACTATCAACAGCGTCAAAGTGAATTGTCGTGTTATCATAAGACACATGAAGTTCACCATCAATACGGAAAGAGCGCCATGCAGTCTTTTCAAGATCCCACACACGCACGGCAGTCGGAGTTACTTCTGATTCAACAACCTGTTCGACAGTGGTACGAGTGTCTTCTGGAAGAAGTTCTGGCTTGAGTGTGCAGCGCATCGTTCTAAGATCGCCATTAAGCTTTACGAATGAAACTACGGTTTCATTGTTCTTTAGAATCTTGCGGATTCTTTCATATCGATTGATCATATAAACTCCTAGAGTTCTACTTTGGAGTATATATTATAGCACAGGTTTCTTTAATAGTCAAACTGCCAGTTTTGTCTTGAAATAGTTAATAGTTGGAGGCAATCCTTCATTTAAAAGAATGCTTGGCTTCCAACCGATAGAATTCGCAAGTGTGATATCTGGACATCTTTGTGTTGGATCATCTTGTGGAAGTGGAAGATGAATGATCTTGGATTTGCTTCCAGTCAAATCAATGATAGATTCTGCTAGTTCAAGCATTGTGAATTCTTCTGGATTTCCAAGATTCATAGGTCCGTTGATTTCATTCTGATTGAAGAATGTTATCAATCCACGAACCAGATCATCGACATAACAGAAGGATCTAGTCTGATATCCATCACCATAGATTGTGATGTCAGTTCCTCTGAGTGCCTGTACTATGAAGTTAGATACCACGCGACCATCATCCACGCACATATTAGGACCATAAGTATTGAAAATACGAACAACCCTCGTATCGACCTTATGAATCCTCTTGTAATCATAGAACAAAGCTTCCGCAGCCCTCTTACCTTCATCGTAACAGGCGCGGGGACCATAGCTGTTAACGTGTCCCACATAAGTCTCAGGCTGCGGAGTAATTTCTGGATCACCGTATACCTCGGAAGTAGACGCTTGGAGAATTCTACACCCATATTTCTTCGCCAACATCAATAAATTGTTCGAACCAACTACACATGTTAATGTGGTTTCGATTGGGATGTTTTGGTAATGGATTGGACTAGCAGGGCAAGCGAGATTAAAGATACCGTCATAAGGACCGTCGCCAAGATGATCGGTAAGGCAAGGATCATTAATATCAAGACGCATGAAAGAGAAATCGCCTCTTCCAAATAGCGACTTAACGTTTTCCATTTGCCCTGTACATAAGTTATCGAGGATTGTGACATGATGACCTTCCCCCATCAATGCTTTTGCCAAATGTGAGCCGAGAAATCCCGCTCCCCCTGCTATAATATAATTCATATCGTTTCTAGTTCCTTCTGCTTCTGTGAAGCAATTTGAACGAGTCCATAAGACAATTCATTAATATACTTCTTTCTGAATAGCTTTTCCATGATCTCATCAGATTTGCTGCACTTCTTCATGATCATACCTTCTTGCTTGATGCCAATCAGGTTGTTGATGTAATATTTCAAATCTCCAATGATAGCTTCAAAAACTTCGGCTCTATCGCCTTTGTAAAGCACTACTTGATACTTATATCCCAATTCGTTATGCCAAAATTCTGGTCTGTCAGTCAGTTTCATTATGCTAAAATTCCAACAAGTTTCTTGTCCCGCATCCGCATCCATCGAAAATGAGATTGCGTCTACATCATCTTCATCTAGCTTTAAGCTTTTTATGTTTGTGGTCTGCATCTTGTTCCCCTAAAATTGGTGAGTGAGTCAGATGATAGCCGTATTTTGCGATATAAAAACTGTCTACGATATCGGTCACTGGACTATCCAACTTACCCGTTTTGGAGAACGTCGGAATCAGCTTTACACCAGTTTCCTCAACAAAAGCATCATACATTTTTTGTTTGTCAGCATTGCCCTTCGATGTAGCAAATTTCTTTATCACTGTGGGTGGTATAGTCTCAAACTTTAGCCCCACTTCCCATAGCTTATATTTCAGTAATCCAGTATTTTCTGCAATGTGAAAAACTCTACCTTTCGAACCAAACGAATAATCTTCAATAAAGATATTTGGTGGTTTCGGATGAATTGGAATCTTATTCAAAAAGAACTCGGCTATGTTATCGTAACGTTCTTGTTCTGTGTAGTATTCCTTGTGTTCATATCCAACATATCTGTCAACAGTACCAACCATTCTTTTGTGTACAGTCAGAAAATAGAAGGCACAATTAGCTATATTCGGTGCAGTCATTATGCACATGGCAGGGCAACTCAGAGAGTAATCGATTCCAATTGTAGGAGTCTCTGCCATATGCGTTCTCGATTATTATATGTTCAATAGTATATAGTGGATCAATATTCGTCAAGATCTTCTTTGTCTTCGTCGTCCTTGTATGATGTGTTATCTTCTTGAATCACTTCTCCGCAAAACGGACAATAGATTGGGCTACCGTTTACATTTCCATCCATATATTCTATGGAAAATATAGACTCGCAATTATTACATGACATTTCTAGATATGCGTCTGATGAAGACATTCCTTACTCCTTTGCTATGACTGTAAATCCATGACAGTCTCTGTTGTGATAAACAAACTTCCACTCTGGATTTCTAATTGTGAAATCCACGATTGCTGGTAGAACTTCACCAACGAAAGGTTCGGCAGTATCGTGGAATGCGATATACTTTCTGACCTTCGTATGATGTCTATTCAATTCACCAGTCACCTGTTGGTATGTATGCTCTGTATCTAGGAACAATAAATCAGTCTCTTCAATGTCAATTGCTAGTGTATCACCCACCAAATATTCTACATCCTTACCGATGGATTTTGCCTTAACAAACAAGGCAGTTACCAACGGATCTAGAAATAGGTCATATGATCTAAGAACTACATTCTCTGGAAGCAATGCGCGGGTCGATTGACCGTCGCGAACACCCATTTCGGTGACATGCTTACACTCAGAAGCATACTTTCTTAGAGTTGGAACGTGAGCATATATGTCGCTTCCATTATTACATGAATGCTGATATTCACTTTCTAGTAGTTCTTCAACTGTTAAATTTTCATTGCTCACGGTATCATCCTTAGTTAAAAAAAAATCACGCATCTTTTCGTTCTGTGTTATCTCTGGTGGAAGCTTGTTTTCTGGATATTTCACAAGAATTGTGTCCACTTCGCAGCTTACTGACATGTCTCCGGGTCTTGGATCCTTTGCCATTCTTTCCAGAGTTTCCTTGGAATCGTAGCTTCCAGTTTGAAGAATAGACATCTTCTCGTTACTATGTACGAATCCTTCCAGTTTCTTGAGTCTTCTTGAAGAATCTCCCATCCAAGAGAAGTGCCAGCCGAAGTCTTCGATTCTCTTTCCATCCTGTGTCAGATATAGAATTGGAAATGGATTCTCAAGATTGGATCTGATCTGAATTACTTCTGCCTTTCTCAGATGTTCTTTCTTACACACAAACATTGCACCATCCCAAGGTTTTGGTGTCATGGTACTTCTCTTGAGTACACGAAGATTCGCCTTACCTTCAAGGTGTGCCAGTGGCAGCTTGAAAATGTTGTTTGGGTATTGATCTGCCATATTCATGACAAATTCGATGTTTTTTGGATCGATAATTTCATCACAATCACTGACGATGAAGTAGGTGTTATTATCGAACAGATTCAATACTCTTGGCGAATTCAAGAAGTTCTTCTGAACACGTTCTCTGACTCTTGCTTTGTATGATCTTTCGTTCTTGTCTTCATAGCAATTCATTCTATCAATTTCTCTGACTTCCAGTGAATCTTCATCTGGAATATCAAGATCCACAATGATGAACCTGCTAGCATCAAGACCAAGTTCGGCAATAGTCTGTCTTAGTTTTCTTTCAATAGGAACACCAGTCTGAGTCTTATTAGACTCACACACGGCAAACTTATCGACATGATCCTTGAGAACATTATATCTCAATTCCAGAATCTCTCGACACGTTTCATCATAGTATGTGAAACAATCGATGATTGTCTTCTTGGTATTTGGTCTTTTCAGATTCAGCTTATCGATATTAGACTGAATGGCATTTGCGTGCGCCGAATCCAACTGCATTCCATAAACATCCTGTAGATGAAAGAATAGACTGGTAGACTCTTCAATCTTTCCCCACCACCATGCACAGACTGCCTTTTCGAATATGACACCATACTTACCGGGATATTCGACATATGATCTTAGTGGTGGAATGTTAAAATCACAGTTTTCGAGTGCTATTTGTGAATACACATATCCATCGACATAGCTACGAACTCTATCCAACGCTCGACTCATTAGGAAGTATGCTTCTGGTCTTTTTGGTAGAAGACTTATTGCACTCTGTAGAACTCTTCTGACGGTGTTTTCTCTGTTACCCTGTCTTTCAAAACATAGTGCCATTTTCACCAGACATTCGTATGCCAGAGTCTTATCTTCGGTTCTTTCGGCTGCTCTAAAGAAATACGTCACGGCAGATGCAGTCTGCTTGATTTCTTCATAGCACAATGCTAGTCGATAATTCTTCTCGGAATTTTCCGTATCGACGGAAAATTCATTCAGCGCATTCTGTAGTTTATCCATAGATGATATCCTCAATCACTTTCTTTGGGCAACGAAGTAAGTAGGCAGCATTATCAGTAACTCCGAATGTGATCAGATAATTGTTACCATGTTCTGCCATGCCAGCACAAAATTCAATCTCGGCTTCGAAGAACGAGAATAGATCTGAAATCTTGGCAACGTTCCAATCCTTGTCGAATCTAATGATTCTGTGTCTATACGTGGCATCCTTGTTTCCATTGGTACTCTTGAATAGATCTACCTCATGAGTGATGCACATATGTTCGCCATTCTTCAATGGAATGACCTGTGATCCACCACGTTGATCTCTGATTCCATTCAACTGTGGTTTACCCACGATGACGTTCTTACATGTCTTTTCTACTGGATCTACCTTGACAATATCTACCGGATTACACCACTTTAGAAAGTGGAATGGCATATCTAGAATTGGCATCCAGTTCTTTTCGCAATAGGATCCATCGTCATTTGGTGCAGGAATTCTGAATCTGGATACTTCCCTGACTCCGTTTTCATCGATTTCAATTTCAGAGAGTTCCATTCTGCCGACACCATTCGTAGTAGTGTCTCTGCGTACACCACAGAGGTACATCTTTCCTTCCCATCGAAAAACTCGACAGTCTTCTAGACCAATGAATTCCCAAATTGGCTTGACATTGAACTTGTCAAAATTAACCTTATCTACCTTGGATATAGACAAGTCATCATTAAGATGACAGAAGAAATTGGTGGTTGTCAGAGTAACATCATTCTCTGGATTTAGATACACCAGTGGACCCCACTCATGTTCGAACTTACCTAGTTCTGAATGATAGATTGTTACTTGACAATGCCTGACATTGAACATCAGTTTTCCATTGTCATTATAGACGGACGGATTGAATGTTCCAGTTCCGTTTGTCTGATCTGCTGGAATGATCAGAGGGTGTATGCTTCCACCATTATTCAATACATGCTTTACAAAATTTCCCATATCAAATTTTCCCCATCATTTGTTCAATTGAAGTTGTTTTGCCGACTTCTTTCCATAGCTTCGAATAATATGTATACGATAGATTGTGAGGGTTTAGAGGATTAAAGTTCTCAGTGTCTCTGATTCTTGAAATCGAATCAGGATGAATCGAAGAATCAAAGTATTGATGCTCCAACAACAACGGAAAACTGTAGACCACACCTAGATTTCGAAATAGAATGTTCTCAATGAGAGGATGTAGATATCCCCAATCTGGATCTTCTATTGAAAAATCGTATGAACTATCACCAACTTTATACTTATCAATCAATTTTTTGGCATAACTACGCTTAAGCATAAACGAAGATCCCCAATCATCCCACTGTCTCTTTCTTATGCGGAGTGCCGGAATCTCTGTTTCATCATACTTGAAGTAGCCACCATCGACCCACTCATTGATACGAATCAACTGAATACATTCCCAATCTTCTGGAAGATTTTTCATGAATTCTTTCCAAGTGAAAGACCAATCATCAATGCTTTCAAAACTAGAATCATCATCACAGAATATTGCATATTCTTCATTTGTCAGATCGTACCAAGCCTCAATAGCTTCTAAGAATGAAATAGCAACCCCCGGATGCCCATGATCTAGCAGACCTTTACACGTAACTGTATAACAGTCTGATATGTTTTCATATCTGTGTGTACTATGTCTGGTGTGTTTTTCAATATCGTATTTTTTGAATTGATTCTCCATGAACATTCTTCTATCGGCAGATCCGATCAAATTCACATATGTAATCGATGGAAATCCCCTAAGCTTCATCTTATCAGTTCCCATTATCTCTTCTATGGATTTTGTATTGTTTCTCCAGAAATCTTGGATGAAATCACTAGATTTCTTATGATCGTCCTTCACTCCACGTTCTAGATCCCAAGGATCTGTAGATTCTTTGAATAACCATTCTCTGAACAAAGGTAGATTATAAACCTTTCCTAGTCCATATAGCATGACATTCTCTACAATAGGTTGAATGTGTCCAAGATCTAATCTATATCCTGTGGGAGTAATATGTCTTGCCAGAAGTTTTCTGGCATAACTTCTCTTCATGAATACGGCAGCACAACCCCAATCGTCCCATTCTCTTTCTCTGAAATTGATGCCTTCGGATCCATCATATCCAGTGCTGAAATTTTTGATACGTATCAGTTGTAGTGCTTCCCAATCACTAGGAAGATTGTCTAATACATCTTGGAATGTGAAATTCCAATTTTGTGATGTCATCAAATTAATATCGTCTTCGCAGAAGAGTGCATAAGGTTCATTAGTATTTTCATACCAATATTTCACTGATTCCAAATGAGAAATGGTAACTCCAAAACCGACATCATCCATGATATCGGCTCTTGGACATTCTACATTCAATTCACTCTTGATGTCAGAGTAACGTTCATTAATATGAACGTGTCTAGTCTTAACACGAAGCTGATCTAATTGCTCTTGCAGTTTGGATCGTCTATATTTACATTCCCTCAGATTGATAAAACTCACTGAGGGGATGCCTTTCATATTACTCATGATTTTCCATATCTTCTAATATAAGTTTCAATTCCCAAATTTCAGCATTGTTTTTAAGTGTATTTGCTCTATTAGAAATGATACGAACATTTCCTTTCACATATCCTTTACTGTTATCAATTCTATCAATACTAGGTTGAACCATCGGTATTTTTAGAACTGGACAAATATCTGGAATCACAATATCACTTTCGTCAATATCAAAATCTCTATCTCTTAAAACAGCCCTACTCTTTGCGCGCTGGAGTATTTTCTTTACAATGTCTTTAGATTTCCATTGTTGTTTGGACAATGGTTTTCTACAATCTATACATGTAGTGTTTTTACCATGTGGACATTCACTGTGTGCATGAAAATTATCCCAAGTTTTATACACCTGACATTTACGACATACCCTGCCATTGTTGTCATATGTACCCCACTTGAATTTATTCCCAATCTTGTTCAAGTTATGTCACAAACGCCAGAAACACAAGCAAGACTTTGAGAACCAACAGTCATATCAGTTTCTTCCTTGAACTCCACCCAATCAATACTGACATTTTGAATTGCCAGAAGTTCATTATACTTAGCCTCATCAATTTCCTCATATGGTGCCTGACGATATGATCCAGTGTCTCTTGGAAGGAATGAAACTCCTGAAATTGCTGTCATGTTCTTATAGACCCATGCTCCAACATCCATCCATTCGTCGTCACCTACGAATACTGTAATAGATGGCTTATGTTCGCACCAATGTTCCTGATAGATCTTCCAAAGTTCTAGCTGTTCAATTGCAGTAACATCCTTGGTGAGAACCGCGCCTTCTGGTGCCTTCATTGGAAATGAGAATACCCAATTTGATTTTCCATAGAAGTCTTCTTCGGCAACGTATCCCTTACTGATCATGAAGTTTGCAAGAGGATCCTTCTTGTCTGCACGTACTCTGCGAATATAGTACTGTGAATAACGAGGATGAATACCTGAAGCAGAGTCAACCAATTGTGAAACTGTATTATGAACCACCCAACCATTGTCTAACTGATATGAGTGTGTATCAGCAACTTCAATATCTGCTGTAAGAGTTGCGGTTCCCGTCTTTCTAATCTTTGCTACTTTCATTTTCTACCTCTATTAAATTGTGTTCTTTTTATGAAATCTTCAAAATTTTCATTAATCTGCTGTGTTGGTGTATACTTTTTATGGGTTCCTTCATTATCAGTATACCAACGAAATCCTTTGTTCTTTACTCCACCACGTTTACCAAATTCAGACTGTCTTTTTGGGTCTTGAAATACACCAGATGCTTTACCACCCTTAGACGCCCACTGTAATCTGAGTTCTTTGTTTGGTGTGTGGATACCGAGACCATTTTCTTTTTGCATCTTTCCACCAATTCTCCCACCCATAGCAGCCCAAATTTTTCTTTCTTCTTCAGAGCGAAATATACCAACTCCAGTATCATAAACTTTAGTTCCACCAATCTTCCCACCCTCAGAAGAAGAAACTTGATGAGCCTCACTGAAATTATATCCTATCATATGATAAGCGCACAAATCCCTAAAGTCACCATATTTTTCATATCTTTCCATGTGGGCTTTTTTATGATGTTCTTTAGAGAGAGCCACAAGATTAGAAATATCATCAGTGCCCCCAGCATATCTGGGTATTATGTGGTGTATCTCATAATCTTGTGGTATTGGTCCGTGGTGTTCTTCGTATAGTTTTTTATAATTCATAGTATTAAACCCTCTTTACTTCCTGACGGTATAACACTATTTAGTATTTTAAAACTTTACGACATCATCACCTTCTGAAAGTTCGTCAACGCGAACCCACCCTTTACCTGTAACTTTAACTTTATGTTCTGCTGTAAACTTGTAAGTATTTCCGTTCTCGTCTGAAACTTCATAGGTTTCGGCAAATCCATTAACGAAAAGTTTAGTGATTGGTTTTAATTCATCATTTTCATCATAAACTAGCAAATCTTTAGTTGGCTCTAGCCAATCGCCCTGATTACAATTTTGAATATCATAGCCCATATGTTCAAAAATTTCTTCGATGGTCATAATACCGTTCGAAGTTTTAATCTTCGTATCGATATCTGCGCACCCTGATGGCTTCACGCATGTGATTGCGGCTGCTGCTTCTACTCCGAGTGCCTTAGAAAGATCAACGTTGGTTTTTACAGCAAGTTCACGCATTTCTGTGAGCCAACGTGCTAGTTCTTCATTCTGTCCACTTGATGAAAAGTTTACTGAACCATTGAGTGTCTTATGATCCATGATACCAGTCAGAGAAACGCCTAGCAATCTTTCTTCTTCGGTGTTGTTCTTCCACTTCTTGTTGATGTAACGGAAGTCGGAGAGTGTAGATTGTAGTGTTCCTAGAATGGTTGCAAGCTTTACCTTGCGCTTCAATGTTTCCAGTGTATCCTCTGCACGCACTACAACTTCCGACAGATTACAGAACTGGTATGGACGCAGGATGATTTCTGAACATGGGTTCGTACCATAGTCCAATTTTGGATCTCTGCGACCATATTTTGCTGCTGCTGCCTGTGAGGCAACACGCGAGAACAGACCACGTTCTCCAGAACGAGACATGTATAGTGCAACCCATTCCTTCATGAATGTGTCCATGTCTGGACGTTGTTCATAGACTGCGCTATTATTAGCGAGTGATCGCTGACCGTTGTGGGTCCACCATTCTCCTGACTTGGAGTTACGGATGTAATCATCATTAAGGTCAGATAGAGAAATAAGAGCAGAGCGGCGAACTCCACCGCAGACAACAATATCTGCGATTTTACATACGATGTCATGGCATTCCAATGTGGTCAGTTTGCGACCACGGGCTTTGTTGAAAATGTTGAGTGTGAACTTTAGAAGATCTACGAGTGGTTCTGGTCCAGATGCGCGACCACCAAAAGTCTTAAGACGTTCTCCTGCTGGACGGAGTTTGGAGATATCCCATTGAGGAATCTTACCTGAATATAGGAGAGAAACAAATTCTCTGTATCCTGTTGCCCATCCGATCTTACTGTCTTTGAACATGATGGTGGTGTCTGTTGGATGTAGTTCATCTGGAACCTCTGGAAGCTTGTTGGTATAGCGAGATTCGACTGAGAAACCCACTCCAGTTCCGCAGCATAAAATATACATGATTTCATCGAATGCTTTCTGACTATCAATAACAACATATGAACAGTTATATCCAGCAACATTATCTTTTTCTAGTGCTGGTCCAGCAGTCATTAATGCTCTCATAGAAGGCATTACTTCTAGGTTTAAAACAGCATCCTGTAATTCCTTCCAAGGAATTTTCTTATTGTTATCTGTTCTCTTTTTAAAGAACTCAAAATATCTATTGACTGTTTCTGACCAAGTTTCTCGTCTTCCACTTTCATCTAAATATCTAGCATATCTGCTGATTGCTATATATTGCTGGTATACTGTTGGTAGTTCATTCTTCATGTTATTCTCTTTCCTTCTTTTGTTTATTTTTAAATCTGCCGTCATGTCCTCTTTCGGTTCCAGTTGGAAGCCGACCCAAAATCCAATTTTCTGGTTGTGATCCAACCAAATATCTGTATTCTATTATACCATTGTGGTAATATTTCTTCCCTTTCACACTAGATCGTTGACTCTTATATTTTCTAGTTTCTTCTGAGTCTTTGAGTCCTGTTCTAGAAATGGAGATTTTCATTCTCGTTTCTATACTGTTTACTTTACCTTTATTGGCAATAGAAGATGCCAATCTTCTAGCTTGATCTATTTCAATTTGTCCGCTCAAAGTTTTCCAAGCAATTTCATCTTCCCATCTACCATAAGTTTCAAATAGTATACGATGTGCTTCTGCATGTTCGGCAACACTTAATTCTACAATATTAGAAGAATCGTTAGTGCCACCAGCATGTTTTGGAACAATGTGATGCTTATGTTTCATTCTGAAATATTCATCGATGTTATTTTTGACGGGCAATTTGATTGAGCGCAAGCATACCCATATGCTTTGCCGAATTCGAATGTTATTCCACACACAGGACAGGAATAGTCTTTCTGTTTAACTGGTGATGGATTGTATGGAAATGGTGGCAGAGTTGGTGGTATGAATGGATTCTCTGGTTCAAATGGTTTCTTTGGAACAATAGGACTTAGCGCATCGCGCCAACCGTCTCTATATCCCTGTCTGTAATCTTCGTTATTCATAGTGTTGTCTCAAATTCTTTCGTGGCGATTGGAACGATTGGTCTAATCAATTCCAACATGGCTTGTGCGTATACTCTGATTTCATACTGAGCATGTTCGTGATCACGCAAACGAATAAAGTGTAAAAGATTATGTAGATCGCAAGTTGCGAACATGCGGCTGTATGCTGCTACTGGCAACACAGAACGTGCGAGTTCTCTTGGGCAACCATCAACTATCAATGCGCGATATGTGGCAAATGCAGCTTGACACTTTGAGTCAATTATATATTGGAAATTTGGTGCTAATGGATGCTGTTCATTCGTTCGCATCTGCTTATTATCTTTTGACTGTGTGGTGATCTGATCTAACTCTGGAACATAGAAACCTTCATCAAGTTCTGTGTATCTCGCGGAGATTTCATTGAATGACCATGTGCGGTGACGATGCCACTGACGGAATACAAAGATTGGTGCCTTCACTTCGAATGTGAATGTCACTGATTCGAATGGACTTGTGTGACGATTCTTCATCAGATATCCAATGAGTTTTGCATCACTCTTCTCGTCACCTTCGCGCCAATCCGCGTCATACGATACTCTTGCGGCTCTTACGATTGAAAGATCAGAACCCATTGAGTCTACTAGTCTAACGAAACCACCATTCAATACATCAATCTTACTCATAATCATCCCTCCAAATGTGAAATAAACTGCTCGGCAGACTTCTTCCACGATATATTCTTTACACTATTATACACACTTTTACGTGAAATAGCAAAACATTTCACCACTGCATTACTCAAACTTTGACTTGTGTAACCGTTGACACCATTAACAATTTGATCGATTGGACCAGTTACTGGATATGCGGCTACGGGTGTTCCACATGCCATTGCTTCCAGTACAACTATTCCAAAAGTATCAGTTCTGCTTGGAAATACGAAGACACTGGCAGACTGGTAATATCTAGCAAGGTCTTTTCCAAATTTATACCCTGCAAAAATTACATCAGGATACTTCTTTTTCAATCTTTTCTTATCTGGACCATTTCCAACCACAACCTTTCTTGTGTGAGGAATCTGTAATCGGCAGAAATCTTCGATACCCTTTTCCTTACTTACTCTGCCGACATAGAGAAGAATTTTATTATCATTTTCATCGACGGTCGAACTAAACATAAAATGTTCATCATATCCCTTACCAGAAACCTGAACATTCCAATGTGCCTTTTCTTTTGCTACAGAAGGTGATGGCATCATGACAATACGAGACTTTCTATGAAACCAGTTGAAAAATGCATTGGAAATAGTCAGTGGAAATCCCCAATTAGTTTTCAAGTATTCTGGAAACTTGGTGTGGTATGCGGTAGTGTAACGAATACCCATTTCATCCAACGCTCGCTTTGCGGCAACCCCTAATGGTCCTTCTGTGGCAATATGGAAACGGTGTACTGGTTCCATATTCTTGAGAATATTCTTCATTCGATTCTTGGTACAAATAGAAAGTTCAATTTCCTTATAGAAGGGAAAGCGAATAGTCTTGAACTGACTCGGCTCAATGAGTTCTACGTCATAGACATTATGATCTATGTTTTGAATTATATTGGTGTAGGTAGTGACAACCCCATTTACTTGAGGATACCACGCATCACTAATGATGACTATTCTTTTCTTAACAACCATTCCACAATCTCCCATTTGCCATCATGATGTTCCACAAGTGCTGTGCAACTTTCTACCCAATCTCCATCATTCATATACTCTACGTCATTTATCATCTTGATTGCTGGATGATGAACGTGTCCACATATCACTCCATCAGCATGTTTCTTTTTGCAATAGTCTGTGATTAGATCTTCGAAATCATTCAAATAAGATAGGGCTTCCTTTGTCTTATTTTTCAGGTATGCACTGAGACTCCAATAAGAAAGACCTAATGCGCTGCGGATCTTCTGTAGAAGGTTATTGACTCTGAGTAACTGTTCGTATACAAAATCTCCGACATGGTATAGGAATTTCAAACGTGTTCTCAATACTCCATCAAACAAATCCCCATGAATAACCATGTATGTTTTTCCGTTCACTGCTTTGTAGCGGAAGTGATTATATAGTTCTATATTTCCAAACGAAAATGGAGAGAGCATACGAAAGTCTTCATCGTGATTTCCAGTAATATAGACAACTCTAGTATTTCTTTTAGATGCTGTAAGAAACCTACGAATTACATTGGTGTGTGATTGTCTCCAAAAGAATTTTCTACGAAGTCTCCAGCCGTCAATAATGTCTCCTACTAAAAATAGATTCTCGCTTGTGTTGTGTTTGAGAAAAGAACAGAGTTCTTCGGCTTTACAACCTCTGGATCCTAAGTGGATATCAGATATGAATATGGACTTATACTTCGTTGTCAGCATTTTCTCCACTCTGCGAACTTGAGCTTCGCTGTTAGACCTTGAAAAGTATTCTCGCGGATAATGTTCATCACTTCACTCTCACTCATACCATTCATGATCATTTCATTCACATCTTTATAGGGTATATCATTCGGGAACAATACAACTGAATGGTCATTCTCGATGGCACGGTTTATTTGTTTTACAATCTCTTTATTTCGTGGCTCGGCATCATAAACTAAAACACACTCACTGTCGGAAAGAAAGTCTGGAACAGCACATAGATTACTATCGCCGCTGGCAACACTATTTTCCACGAAGTAAGAGTCGAACTGACCTTCCAAGACGTAGACTGTTTCTTTGGGGAGCAACCTGTGCAAGCCGAACAACTTTTTTTCATCTAGCACCTTTACTGTGATATACCTGATTTTCGATTCGCCCAATGCTCTACCAGCTACATTCGTAATTTCACCTTTCGAGTTAGTATAACACAGAACAATACGATCATCGTTTGGAACATTATCCTTGCCGTGATCTTTGAATGTATTGTCTAGGAAATCCTTGAACTTGTTAGTATAGAAAATCTCTTTCCAGAACTTCTCTGGAATCTTTCTCATGCGAATGTATTGAACAGCAAAATGTTCTGCTGGTAGTGTATCTAGGCTCCCAAACACATAGTTACCTGCACTTTTGGAAAATATATTTTGCAGTGTAACAGTATCTTGAAATGCTTCTGTTGGTTTCCTGCCACCCTTAAGATCGATTATGGGTTTCTCGTAATTTGAGCGATTATTGTCACCAGAACTATAACGATCAAGGCAATATTGTGAATATTCCTGTTCATCGATGTGCTTTAATAGTTTGGGGAAAGTTGTTCCCGTTTGACAATTGTGACATGTGTAAAAATAGTCATTATTCTTACGAAATACATAGCCACGGGCTTTCGTGCGGTTCTTCTGTGAATCTCCGCAAATAGGGCATGAAAAGTTATATAAATCGTTCTTCTTTTCTTTGAAGTTACGAAGACGACTGGATATTTTCAATAGGTAAGTTCTGTCTAAAAAGACGGACATGATATAAAGCTTTCAAAGTGACAATCAATGTACTCATGATACTACATTTCAACCAAAAAAGCAAGTTTATGGAGAGATGTTTACCATGTTGGATACTTTTGAAATAATCCACGCTATGATACCTGCCGCGCCGACTGTAATCCAACGCCATTTATTAAGGTCTTCGATCTTTCCAGATTGTTCTTCAATCTTTCTTGTGTTTGCATGATGAAGATCTTTAAGTTCTTCACGGCAGTCTTCAACGGCTTCTAGAATTTTCTTCTCTAGTTGTTCCATTTCGCGGCGAAGTTCTTTGACTTCAAAGGAAGCACCTTCTCTGCGTGCTTCTATGACTGATTCGATCTTCTCTAGAGTGGTGTCGAATTTGTCGTAGACCACAGAAAGAAAATAGACTTTCTCTTTCAAAGCAGAAAGTTCTATTTCTAGTTTTGATATCTTTTGTTCGAAGTCTATCATTGGTTCTCTCCTAGACCCCGAACATTATTTTGTAGTTTCACTAGCTCCTGTTTTAGTAGGTGCTTCGGGTTGTCTTATTGTTTTCAATTTCTCTGGCTCTTTCAAAAGCAACTCTGGAGGTGCCGTGACATCTTCAATAGTTGGAATCATCAGAGTATTGGTGTGGCAACATCCACTCAATAATACAACTGTCGCTAGTGTTATAATTACATTTTTCATGATATCCTCTATTTAGGCAATACTGACTTATTAGCTTTGTCAACAGCAGATTTTACCTTTGCAGCCCAATCTTGCATGGCATGAACATAGTCGCGAAGGGCATTGATTTGAGCGTCTTTTTCATGACATGTACCATAGTTTTCGGCAACTATTGCTAATGCCTGATTATCCATGATAGTAGATGGAGTAGAATCCTTCGACAGAGTTTCATCTGGTGGAAGTCCCAATGCTGCCTGATCGTGTAGGTAGATCCAACCAGTAGACAATGCATATTGAGATGGAACTTCATGATTAGAGATGTCTCTGTAGACGATCTTTAGCTTCTCGACTTCCTGAACCTTGTACAAATACCTAATGACCACGTTCTCTCTAACGAGGGCACGTTCATCTGTCAGTTGTTGTTTTAGATCTTTTTGATCATTTGCGTACTTGGCAATCTTGAGTTCGTATTTGTCAGTTGTGATGGTTTCTGCTCTGTTATAAGCATAATAGTATGTTCCACCCAATGCTGATGTTATGACTGCAATCGCAATCAAGATTTTCCAAGGCAGTGGAATTCCACTTGCCGCCATTCCAAGTATACCCATATTATATCTCCAATAATTATTGCTTACTCTGTGGCTCCGTTGTTTTCTTCAACATCAAGGCACCACCACCAGCCGCCATTATCAATCCAAATCCAGTGCCGAATGCTACGGCATCAAAAGTCTGACCTTTGTAAAGCGAGTAGAACGCGCATCCTAAAAATGACAAACAGCCCACAGCCCAAAGGACTCTACCAATATCAATTGTTTCATTGTCTACTCCCGTAAATGCATGTTTGAACATTTCCGAGAATTTCATTTTAAACTCCTATTTCTTTTTTAAATCCATTTCCTTGCCATGCTTGTCTAGGACAACATAACGTCCACCGCCAACCTGACCTTTTGCCGCATAGTGAATGTGTACATGTCCTTTCTTATCGTGGACTCCTACACTCTTAATGGCAAGATGTTTTCCATCATCCATCTGTTCAAGATACCTTCTTGCCATGCTGTGTTCGTGATCGGCAGCGCGACGATAACCTTCTTTGATTCCTAATCTTTTCTTCTTGATGATTCTACGAATCTTGTCAAGAAGTGGTTCGTTGTCCCTTACTGGCTTTATAGGAGGAAGAACGTTACCATTGTGACGTTTGAATACTGCCATGCTTTCATCTAAGTTGTATTTTGCCATGTATGATGTCAATCTCTCATGTGCTGCTGCTCTTCTGACAGACTTTTGCGTAACTCTCTTCTTGAATGGATGTTCTGTTCCGCAATTTCGGCATTTCTTTACAGGTGCCTTTAGTTCATCACTGTATACTCTATCAAAGATGTTGCCGCCACAATGCTTGTCGTTAGAACATGTCCAACCAGTCTGTTTTTCTTCCTTGTGAAGCATTCTCTTGATACCAAGACCGACAGCACCCCACTTGTCAAATGTCTTATTATCACTTGCTACGCTACTACGATATGCATCAGTCTTTGATTTTGCGGCTGCTCTAGCAGTCTGATCGGCAGCATCTGCCTGATCATATTTCGCAGCAGTCTTGGCATGAAGTGCCTTGTTCGGATGCTTCTTGCTGAAACTCTTCAATCTTGTTAACCTATATGCCTTTGCATGTAGTTTCGATGCATCTTTCGATGCAATAGCAGCATCAGTTCTCTTACCAGAATTATGCTTTTCTATGCTACGTCTAACCTTGTTTCCAATTGCATCACCAATAGTACTTCCAACAAAATGTAGAACTGGAGCAGAAGCAAGTGCTGCTGCCGCTAATTCAAGGGATTCATCCATAGCATGTCTTTCATATTCACTATAGTGTTTTGATGCACCATGTTCATTTCCAGAAGCATAATCAGTTGCTGCCGCATGAAGATGCCCGAACGCTTTCTCACCATATTTGGTGACAACTTTGTTCTTGATTCTTAGAGTTTTCTTGTGATCCTCTCCATGATTTCTAAGAGCATGGGTATATTCCCCGAATAGATCATCGTGGAATTTTTCATCTAGATTTCGAAACTCTTTGAAGGTTCTCATTTCATATCCTGATAGTACTGTTCTATTTATTGCAAAACAATCATTGCTCTGTCATAAAATTCGCGTCTTTCCATCAATCCATTGACTCCACCATTGATTCTTTTGGTCAAAGTGACGAAATCTGGCTTATCTGCCCATTCGTTCAGATTGTTGGATTCCCAAAACCACTTTGCGGACATCATGGCACCTTCGATGGTTTCCAGATAGGCTGGATTGGCAATCAGGTCAATTCCCAATGATTTTCCACATTTGGTGTAATTTTCCTTTCCGGTGATCTGAATGAAACCCCTGCCACGATAGTTCCAGCCGTCTCCAGAGTCTTCAGGACCGTTTCCAAGCCTGTTGGCATATACACGGGAGGCTATCTTCTGTGGATTGCGAGCATAATCATGTACATTAGTGGCGTTGAAGTATTTTGAGAATATCTTGAGAAGTCCTGTATCTGAATAGTTCAGGTTTTCTACTGCCACACAATAACTACCAGATTCATGTGCTGTCTGAGCAATGAATGCAGCTAGACGCAATTTTGTATTCAATATACTAGAAGATAGAACATTCAATTCTTTAACAATATCATCTTGTTTGAATTTGGTGTATTTTACTTCTGGAGTAATTTGAAGAAGTTGATCTTTTGTTACCATTGTGAATACTGTACCTTTACGTTAGTTGAGTCTTTCAGATTTTTATATGCTTCAATAGCTTCTTTTTCTGTCTTATAAGGCTCGTCGTTAATGCGTGTATTTCCACGAAAAAGGTGATACCCCCTTCTGGAAAGGCTTTTATCACTGAGGCTTAAGAAAGCTGAATGTTCAGTCTCTCTTGCCATCTTAGCTTACTTTGTGTATCTTGATACCAGTGGTATCATGAATCTTTCTGTATGCATGTAGAACGTCTTTCTCATTTCTATGAGGTTCATCATGTAGTCTCTGACCATTCTTGACAAGATAGAATCCTGGTTTTGCCTTGGTCTGTAAATGTCTGTTCGCAGTGTGTTCGGATCCATGTTCTGGACCTTCCTTCACTACTACTGGCGCTGCTCTCTTTAGCATCTTCTTTCTTGAAGAACTCATGGAGGCAGATGCGGTGTCATCTTTCTGTGGTCCACCAATTGGAGAAACAGATGCTCCTGCGCCGCCAGAAGTCATGACAGCACCATCTTCATTCATTGCGAATGGGCGAGTGGTATAAGCATGAGAAACCTTTGGTTTTGGTGCCAACTGTCTTGGCTCCTTCTTTGCAACATCAGCCTTTACTGCCTTGGATTGTGGGGCTGGCGCAGTGGAAACTGGCTTCTGCACATTTGGTTTAGGGGCATTTACCTTTGGCGCAGTGGATGATACTGGCTTCTTTGGTTGTGCTGCATTACTTACAGGCTTCTTTACTGCTGGAGTATTGAATCCTTCTTTGATGTTCTTGAGTTTTCTCTTCATTTTATCTCTCTTAGTAGTCTAACGGCTTCTTTGTCTAGTTCTATGTCGCTGGAAATAATATCCTTTCCATTTATTCCATGTATCACATCTGGCATATAGTTTAAGAAAATCAAAAATGGTTTCATCACACTATAGTCTCTTTCTTCTAATCTGAAGAATATGAGTCTGGTAGTAGCGTCTACACCAAAGCAATTATAAAGGACAATCAAGTGATTCATTATGAGGCGTTCTTTCAGACATCCCGAAGAATAATATTTTGTCAGAAGTCTCTTGATATACAAAATCCTATCCAGATCTTCGTTGAACTCACTCATTACTGCGTTGGGTCTGTCGTAGACTTTCGCACAATACAATAGAAAATTATCCTCTGTTAAATTATTAAACATATGATTTAGCTATCTGAAGATCGTCTTGTTTGCCTCAAATAACTCTCGTCATCTTTGTCATCATCTTCGTCTTCAATGTCGTCGTCCATTTCTTCAAGGTCTTCTAGATCTTCACCATCTATGATCTGAGCATATCCTTCGAACATTCCGGTGTCGTCCTGATCTACTGCAATATAAAGGTACATCGCATCATTGCCGTCTATGGATTCTACGTTGAATACGAATTCATCATCGATACCGTCAGTTTCTATGTTCGGAAGATTGACACCATATCCAAGAAGAATAGATTGAACTGTCTGTAGAATGATCTCAGGATTCTTGAATTTTCCAGCGAGAACACTGTCAAATTTTTGGTTTACTTCTTCTACGTCACTCATTTGTGAAATCCCATGTGTTTTAGCCATCCAATTGTGGTTTGTGCATCAGTATGTAGGATACCTAAACCTCCAGCATTTTTCCATTCATCAATATTCTGTTTCCAGTCATCGATAAGAACGTTTGGCTTTCCATCTGGTCCTATGGCATAATGCTTCTTGTTCTGTCTTGCCACACAATGAAAGTGACTTGGAGGAACCTTAGTATACTTTAGGTTCCACTGCCACTTCTCATGCTTCGAATCCTTTTCATCCCAATCAGCATAGGCAGTCAGAATGTTAGGATCGAAGTTCTTCAGAAATCCCCACAACAGATCGAAGTCTCTGGTAGGAGGAAGATTAGCCCAAAATGCCTTTGCCTTATGGACTGCCGTATATTTATCTTTTCCATTCCAATGAGGGGCATCAGGATAGTGACCAGTCACATCTCTGAAACCCCTACGGAAATCTACGATGACACCATCAAAATCTACGTATAATATAGCTGGTCCCATTCTTACTGGCTTCTGGTTGTCAGTGTTGGTTCTACATCAACGGCATGTGCCTTTGATCCAGTTGCAGTACGTCCACGCTTGTTTCCGAGATACTTCCTTCTCATTCTGGACTTGGTGCCTTCATCCTTCTCGCCAACCTTTAGTTCTTCTTCCACAGTCTCTTCCTTCACGATTTTGTGAAGATGCTGGTGGAACATACGAGCAGTAGATCCTGGTGCAGTCTTGGACTTACGATATCCTAGTTCCTTCGCAAAGTCATGAAGACGCTGGACCTGATCTGATCTTAGGGTATGGAAATCCACTCCGCGTGAACCAGACTTTTCTAGAGCGGCTTCTGCTTCTGGCTTTGTAATTTTGGATTCTTCGACCTGTTCTACATCTTCGTTAGTTCTTGGTAATGCTTTTCCAGTTTTTCTATCGATCTTAGTACCATGCATAAGTCTTGCAACAATACGAGTTCCTAGACGATCTATTGGACCTGTAGAATTAGCATGAACTTTTTCCCATGCCTTATCATCTTTTTTTACACTATCCACAGACTCTCCATAAGTTCTGCCTCTTCCCATAGAAGCACCCATCATTCCTACGAAATCACCCATGTGACTTCCACCGAATGACTTACGGTTATCCTGTGCTGCCGCCATGATCTCACCACGCTTGTGCTTCTCGGCGGCAGTGGCGATGTGTGACAATCTGCTCTTCTTTTCGGCATCAGAAAGTTCTGGCTTCTTGACAGTCTTTCCTGCCTGTGTCTTGGAGATCGTAGTCTTCTCGGCTGGCTTCACACCAGAACGTGCTGCAAGTCTTGCTTGCATTGCCTTGGAAAGCTTGCCACGCATTAGAGTTGCACTCTTGTTTCCGAAACGTGATGCTTCGTGAATTCCACTAGCAATATCATCATACTTGCTTGCTGCCTTATTATGTGATCTTATCTTCTTTCGATCACTCTCTGATGGCTTAGAAAATTCATGATCCATACGAATCTCTTTAGCAGCATAATCGTGATCTGCTGCACGGGAATCAGCAACTTTCTTGCCGTAGAATGGTAGGAATTTTCTCTTTAGCCTTTCAACACCTTGAGCCTCTGATAGTTCCTTAGAATGAATGTTGTAATAGGATGTTCCATGATTGTGTGTGATCACAACATGATCTTTACCATGCATACCAATGCTATTTGGAGTATGACCAGCAGCAGATACTTCATCAAGTTCCACTTCCACACCTTCTCTGGTATAATACTTTCCAGTATGCTGATTGTATTCATAATCTCCAGTACGTGGAGCCTTATCTGATTCTTTTGGTTCGTCTCTCTTGATTTCTGTCTTTGCAAGTGCCTTGATCTTCTTCTTGAAGAACGAGAAACCTTCATCAATATGGTTTACATCGTGTTCATATCCATGTGTCTTTAGTGTATGGAATACGTCATGACCATCACGCTTTTCCTTAGCCGCAATCATGTGATGATACGCAGAAACTTTACCAGGTCCGCGAGATCCCTTACTCACATGGAATGTGGTTAGATATGGGTGAGTATGAACTTCAATCTGGTGAAAATTGTCACTGTGCTTTGTGTGACTATATGTTGATGTGTTTCCATTAAAACGATTGCGAACATGGCTGGCTTTGAATACAGGATGCTTGATCAATGCTCTGAATATAGCCTTTGGAACTGCATCATGAAGTTCTCTGTCAGTATTCAGTTTTACTGCTTCTGGTCTTTTGTATGGTTCGATTGATTCGTTGATTGCTTCATTATTTTCATGATCATAGGAACCAACACGAACATGCTTGCCATCAACAACCTTTAGTGCGCGTGTTGTCTTTGGAGATTCTGGATCATCACTTTTGAAAACCTTAGCACCTTTCTTTTCCATTTCTTTTCGCCATGTATCATGATCTTCGTTCACCTTGATCTTCTTTGCGAGCTTCTTGTTGGCTTTCCAAAGACCAGAGATTCTTGTGCCAATCTTCTTGGTTGGAGTATTCTCTGCATTGGTCTTTTCAATATAGGACTTTAGAGTACCTTTTGAGAGTTCATCAAGATTTTCTTCTGCCACTCTAGTAACAACACCATTCTTGATGGTTACTGGATTGCCATTGTGATCTGTCATGGTGTGCTTGATCTCGCCTTTATGAGAAACGACAGCCTTCACTGTCTTCGCGTATTGCTTGTTCAAGATCTTTGCGGTATCTTTTTTCATCTTATCGGCAGAAATAAGCTTTCCCTTCTGAGGCTTTCCCTTATACATGTCGTCGTCTTCGCGAGTTCCTTTGTATCCTTCTGAGTCATATTCAAGGACAGTTTCTTCAGCTATTCCATGTATCTGATTTTGAATATGATCTACTTCATTTACTGGTTTCTTCACACCATTGATGATATCTCTCAAAGAACGAGGATCATATGGCTTCTTCTTTGGGCGAGTTGTTCCATCTTCATGACCCAATTCATGATTTAATTCAGATCTTTTGAAATTACTGCGACTCTTGCCGAATACATCACCACGATTTGCACCCCATGCTTCTGCTACAGGACGCTCCAACTGCTTTCCACCATTTCTTCTGTAATGCAATACAGTAACGGCATCGTTGACCTGATCAGCATATTTTGAGTGTGCCGCACGATCACCCATTCCGTGGGCATTGTATCTTGCTTCACCAGCATCTTTTATGATGTAGTGAAGTTCTGCGTCTGACTTGCTGTGGTATGGATGACCTTTTAGTGGTGTTCTCATTTGATTATTCCTTCGCCTTCTTTTCTTTGTTTTTCTTCAGTGCTCTGCGAGCAAGATCACGGGCAGCGGACATTCTGGTGTGTTTTGCACCAGACTTATCTGTGATTGTATCAGGAGTGCGCTTGTGCCATCCAGAATCCTTCATCCATTCGGCAACCTGACCAAGCTTATTAGTCTTCTTGGTCTTCACTGGTGCTGGAAGAGTTGCAGAGTAATCATTATTACTAGTGTTTCCACCACTTAGATTATCTTCCTTGGTGAGTTCTTTCTTCTTCTGGCTATTGATTTCACGCTTCGCAGAAGCAAACATTTTTGCTTCTTTCTTTTCCTTGGCATACTTCGCCTGAACTTCTGGTGGATTCCAAGAAACACTTTTCTTGACTTCATCAAGTTCTTCTCTATCGCCTCTATATGGCTTCTTATTTCCAAGAAGCTTATCTCCTGCTGTAGCAAGACCTTTATATCTTTTTTGTGCCTTATTGATATGGTTGTCCCATTCTCCTTTACTCTTCGCAGTGTTCAAAGCAGACATATGATTTGTTAAATCTTTGCCAGCCTTATCACGATATGAAACAAGTGTGGACTTCTTGAGTTCATCAATCTGAACTTCTTCCTTGGCAAGCTTTCCAGCAGCCTTCTTGATTCCCTGAACACGCATGAATGCCTTATGATCTTCCTTCTCTCCATCATCCTTGCCTTTCTCGTCATCTACATGAAGATGGAGTGCGTGCTTCCAGCCACCTTCTGATGCCTTGTCTACGGCACTATCTGATGCCTTCTTGATATACGAAGCAAGTGTAGACTTATTGAGTTCATCAATCTGAACTTCTTTCTTAGCAAGTTTATCAACTGCCACATGAACACCATGAAGTCTCTTGTCTGCGATATCAGCGTCTTTATTAGAAAGTTTTTCGTTGCCCCTCTCTGAATGTCTAGCAGAAGACGCAAAGTGGTGTACTGCATCTCGCGCCGCTGCCTTTGCATATGAAGCGAGTGTGGACTTCTTGAGTTCATCAATAGATTCTACATCTTCCTTGATGTGACTGGTGGCAGCATTCAAGTGACTTGGCTTGCCAAAATGAGGATCTGCACAGGTTGCAACCACTCTGTTTACCATAGAGTTATCCGCATGTGGTTCTGTAGGCTTATAGTCATTCAGTTTTGCTGGATGTTCTGCCATGCATTTTGCGGCTGCATCTGCAATTGATCTATTTGTCTTTGAGAATATATTCATTTCTTATTCGCCTTTGAGTGTGGATTCGATCATCCATTCTAGTTTTTTGTGTGCGTCGATACGATCCTGTAGGAAATTCGACAATCCGACTTCTTCTGCATGTTCTGCTAATTCGAAACATTCTTTAAGGTTATACAGAAACACCTTATTATCAAATTCTAGTCTGTTCAAGAGTGTTACGGCACCAGTTCCACCTAGATTTCCTTCAATCGTGGAAAGATTCAAAAGATCCTTGATGTAAAGAGGAACCAGACCATTGATGATACGAATGCGTTCCGCAATGTCATCAAGTTCTTCATAAACCTGAGTATAGACCTTCTCAAAGAATGAATGATACTGAGGGAAGTTGGATCCAACTATATTCCAGTGTGCCGAGTGGGCATCATAATAGAACACATAGCCATTTGCAAGAAGAACTTTTAGTCTTTCAATCAAATGTGCGCGTGGGTCTGGAGTGAATGCCATAGCAGTTTCTACTGCTTCCTTCATGCTCTTGTTGATCTTGTTTGCGCTTAAGTAATTCATGGTATTATCCTATCTCTTCTGTTCTTATTTTTGTCGAGATCTTTTCTCTGAGTTTATCAAAGGAAGTTCCCTCGGCAGTCTGTCCCCAAGGTCCGACTAGACCAGAGTTACCAAGATTTACAGTATTGTAGAGTGGCTTGAGTTCGGTAGACCCCGGAAGAAGCTTCTTCTTTTTGATCTTTTCGGCTTCTGCTACACTAGAAACACCCATAGATCCAACTGCAACAGAACCCGCTCTGTCATAGTTGGATGGTGTGTTGGTTACTTTGGCGACTTTTTTGGTGCCTTCTTTTTTGCTGCCGACTTTTTCTTCGCAGACTTCTTCTTTGGCTTTTTTGATGGAATTTCTAACGTGTCTATGTAATCCTTCTGCTGCGTAGGTTCTCTCGGAAGTTGAAGCGTTTGCAACACTCGTTCCTCCAGTTCTCTCAGTGGCTGGATTCTGTCCACACTTACAAGCCCCATTGCACGTTTTGCAGCGTGGCTTAGTTGCTTCATCAGCTTCTTGATAGGTTCTAACATTGTTTGTTCCTTGACCTGGTGTTATTGCTTTGGCAAATGCGGCAGTTTCGTCCGTGCCTACTTCCAACACACGTTCTGCAATCCATGCTAGTGCAGCTTCATTCTTAGGCATCTTTGAAAGAAATGCAGAGACAGTTTCTGTCAACTCTAACAGCCAACTTGCTATCTCTTTATTCTTCTGTTCGTTTACGTTTGAGAAGTTATTGGAATTATCGTAAATAGCAAAGGCATCAAACATCTCAGTGAATTGATGAACGTTTGATAATGCACATTGATATTTATGCTTACGAACACTCTCATTAAATGTTTTTGCACCGCGTGATATCCTCTTGTCATTTCTACTCTTTGATTCCTCATCGGTGGTATACACATAGATCATTGCAGTGTCATAACCCATAGATTCTAGGACTGCCTTGGATACGAGAACCTTATCTAGATTCTCTGCATTTCCATTGACAATGACTGATGGAAAGCTATGCAATTCTTCAATGTTTGTTCCTTTAACAATGGCATTGAAAACTCTCTCCATAGAAACTTCTTTCAGATTATGCTCGTTTAGAGTCGAGTGAATGAGAAAGTCCTTCCCACTCCCTGGTCCGCCAACGAGGAATATTGCTTTAAAGTGATTCATTTTCTTTTAACCGATAGTTTACCAGATTTCATTGCTGTTTGAATTTTCGACATATGCTGTTGAGCTTCTTTCTTAGTAAAGGCAGATCCCAAATGTTTGTGGAAAGTATTTAGATCACCAGCAGAAGCTGCTGTTCGCATCTTGGTTCCAGACATTCCGTGACTTCTCTCTGAATTTTCTGGAGTATGAACATGAACCTCGTCAAAATGCTTGCCGTGCATTTCTTTGATTTTTCCGGCAGCAAGAGAGTGCTTCAACTTCTCGGCAAAATCCAGTCTATCCGCTCCGACTAATAGGTGTAGGACTTTCTTACCAGTCTTTGGAAGAGATGCATGTGCTGCGGCAATCGTCTCTCCACCAGACTTTACTACATGAGTATTTAGATCCTTGTGTCCCCATTGTTTATGGAGTATATCTGATCTTTCTTTTGGTGAATACAAGTCAGACTTGGATGATATTCCAATATGCTTTGTACCGGGAAGTTTCTTCATTGCTCCACCCAAATCTAGAGCATGACCCATGTGCGAAATAGGAGAAAATCCAGTCAATGGAACTACTGATGTATGATGTACTTCATCTGATTCTTTGATTAGGTCTTTTGTACCCAATGTTTTCTTCAAGTGCTGTAGGGCAGCGGTGTGATCACCTTTCTTCTTTCCCATGTCATCCTTGAATTTATCATAGATTTCTTGATGACGGCTAGGATTTATATGCTTCTTGATTAGGTCAGAGACTCCAACGAAAGAATGTACCTTCTTGTGGTTTGCATCTTTTCCGAATAGAGTGTGTGAAACTTCATCAGGATCATTTGTGCCGGGCTTGGATTCATCGGTTCTTGAACGAAGTCCGTGAGTGATAGAGAATTTATGGACACTTCCACCTGCCGCATTCAAGAGTGTCTTGTGGTGCATTCCCTTAATACCATGCTTGGTATCTTCCCAACTAGAACTGTGAGCAAACTGTTCACCTTTTGTTGGCTCGTCCTTGTGGTAATCTGCTGCTTCGAAATCGAACTGGTGATGGGCACCATTATTATGCCTCATTACTGCCGACACTTCATTGCCATGTTTCTTAGTACCGACTACAGTATAATTACCAAACTTCTTACCTGTGGTAAGGTGCTTGGCAAGTGCTTCTTTGTGTTCTTTTGGAATCTGAGCGTCGATGTCACCAGTATTTGGCTTGTGGTGTGCATATTCTGCATCTGGAATGTGTTGATTCATCAAATGCTTGGTTGAACCGGCAAACGCCGATCCTGAGAATAATGCCTTCTTACCTTTTCCGAAAAGGTGTTCGCCGTGTTCTTTATGAAAAGAATCGTGTATCGCGCCTAGTGTTTTGTGAATTTCAGCGGCAGTGCCATCTCTTGATTTTTCAGTGACATGAATTGGATCGGCACCTACTGCGCCAATTTTTATATTGCCACCTTCTTTTAGAAATTGCTTAAATGTATACATTACTTACTTCTCGACTTGAATTTTTCTTTGTTTGAAGAATCGGCTTTATAGTCTCTGAACGTTTGTGAAGTGACCTTGAATCTTGGAGCATCTGCGTTCTTTTCAGAAGGATGAACTACAAGACCCTCAGTTCCAGAACCCCACTTTGGTTTGATGCTCTTGGATGCAATATGACTGTCAACTTTATGAGATACTGCATGTTTGATTTGATCAAACTTGGCTACCTCTTTCATCTTCGCTTCTTTATTCGTCTTTGTCGTTCTTGATCTCAACAAGGTATGATCCAGTTTTTGGAATTTACTATGCTCGTCTTTGACACTGACATGGGATTGTTTGTGTTCGATCTTGTCATCATCGAAATTCATCTCACTATTAGATAGGTGCTTCTTGTGATGTTCTATATCGACATGTTGGTTTTCTGGAAGCTTGGAATGAATTACGTACTTACCGACACTTCCCATGTGATGTGGATGATACGAGGTTCCTACGAACTTGATTTCATCTTTATGTTCTTCAGAAGGTCTTGAAAGTGGCTTGTAGAATGCCTCACCTTTGACTTTGACTTCCTTGCCGGTTCTGTGATATTCAGACTTCAAATGATGCTGTAATGCCTTATTATTGAGAAGTGTAGAATGAATGTGAGCAAAGGCATCGGCAGCGGTCGAATCATATGGCTTACCAGTCTCTTTTGCTCTCTTCTTTGCTCTGTCATGAAAATCAGATGGTTTTCTCATTTTCTCTGACCCGGATCCAGAACTTTGAGAATAAAATCCATGTTCATCATGACCAAACTGGTGAGTCATTCCGTCAGTTTTTTCGGTAACATCATGAACATGAACTTTTCCACCTTTTACAAGGTTTCCAAATTGCTCATGAGACATCGAATGAATATGAGGTAAACCCTGTCTGATAGACTCAGACAAGACTTGGTTTTCTGATAGGAATGTCTTGAATGTCTTCATTACATCTTTTCTATGTGCCAACGAACACGACCTTTGCGAACCTTTTTTTCTGGCTTGTCTGCTGAGAACATAACCTTTCTCTTTTTACCTAATAGAGCATTCTGAACATGAGGATAGTCAGCAGGATTCTGTGGCTTTCTTCTTGCTTCAAAGATTGCTCTGTTTGCCTTGGCATAGTTTCTCATGATCACGCCAGCCTGACTGTTTGCTTCATTCTCAATGTCACTTCCAGTTGCTCCAGAATCGTGTTGGATACGATTATCTAGGTTCTGTTTGTGATGCACTAATTCGTGTGCAAGAGTCCTGAAAACGTCGGCAGTATGTCTTCCTGCAATGTTCACTTTGATAGAATGGTCACTCGGAGAATAACCACCAAACGATGCATTCTCCTGTGCATGTTCCTTGTCGTCTACAAGTTCAATGCTTGGAGGATTATCCAGACCTAGATGATTGCTGGCAAAGCCCACAAAATGATCAAGATGATCATGCACGGACTCGTTTAGATATTGCTTGAATGTTTTCATTACATCTTCTTGTATGTTTTCTTCTTGGCTACGCTTTTTCCAATAACAGTATTAGGTCTGTCTTCCGGCTTTGCATTTGCGTAATCATCCCAATGCTTTTCGTTTTCTCTGGCGCGTGCCATAAAAGCGTTCCACTTGGCTGTCTTGGATGATATTTCTGCTATGATCTCTTTATATGTCTTCATATTATTCCCTATGGACTTTCACATGTCCATCGTGCTGGACATGAAATGCGTGAAACTTGACTTGTGGATGGTGCTTCTGTAATCCAAGAAAATGGTTTAGATTTTCCTTACTATCGTCATACAAAGACACTTTCTTGTACTTACCAGTATTTAGGTGATGGTGAATTATATCTGTTTTACGTTCGGCTACGGATTTGCCACCATCAGAGTTACCTGCACGATAGACATGGCTTCGATCTATGTCGATTCCATGCTTACGGAATTTGTCTAGGAACTTGTGTTTGTCATCGAAATCAGCACGGGCAGTGTTGATGATGACATGGTGGTTTGGCTTATCCTTGATGTTATTGTGGATAGCCTTGAACTTCGCAATCATGCCGTGAATAGGATCGGAAGTTTTATGGAAATGGTCGGCATTACGGAACTCATGGTAATCGTAATGGTGTCCAGCAGGTAGCTTATGAGTGTTATATTCCTGATTTGACAGGGCAGCTACGTGTTTGTCTCCATGCATGACATGGACTTTGGCATGGGTTCGAAAGAGGGTTTCATCGACATCGAAAACGTGCAGGTGTCCTGCATTTTCGGATTGATTTTCTTGTAAAAAGGCTCTAAATGTTATCATTTTAGGGGATCTGTTCCTCTATTATACCTCCTTTATTTAGGATTTCTTATATTTTATATGATTTGACGGAACAAATATCGATGGCTGGAGTACCACTCGATAGTCTTTTCAATACCTTTACTGAAAAATGTCTTAGAATACCAACCCAAACCTAATTCTATCTTTGTGGTATCTATGGCATATCGAAAATCATGCCCCTTTCGGTCTTCTACAAAATCTATCATATCGTGTGAAATTTCAAGATAATTTAGAATATACTTTGCGATATCCAAATTAGTCTTCTCTTCTTTTCCACCGATATTATACTTATCTCCAATCCTACCTTCCAATAAAACTTTGATAAGAGCATCACAGTGATCTTCTACATATATCCAATCACGAATATTGGCACCGTTTCCATACACAGGAATCTTTTCACCTCCGAGTGCCTTTAAAATTACTGTAGGAATGAACTTTTCCTGATGTTGAAAAGGACCATAATTATTGGAGCAATTAGTAATAATTGTCTGAAGACCGTGTGTATGTCGATATGCGTTTACCAGATGATCTGATGCTGCCTTTGAGGCTGAATATGGTGATCTTGGATCGTATGGAGTTTGTTCTGTAAATGGTGGATCTTCAAGTAAGAGAGAACCATATACTTCATCTGTAGAGACATGGAGAAACCTATAATCCCAAGTTACGTATTTACGAATGCAATCCAGTAGGTTCATTGTTCCCATCACATTGGTTTTAATGAAAGGAGAAGAATCATTGATCGAACGATCAACGTGGCTTTCGGCAGCGAAATTGATGATCATTTCTGGCTTGTATTTTACAATAAGATCACGTACTAATGCATGTGATCCAATGTCACCAACACATTGCTTATATCTTCTATTGGTGATAAAGCGTTTATGAAGTTCATCCACACCCAGATTTGCTGCATACGTTAGCTTGTCTAGATTGATAATTGTTTCGTCTGGAAACTGCTTTGCGAAATTTATGATAAAATTGGTGCCAATAAAACCACACCCGCCAGTAATTAATATAGTCATAATTATTTTTTTGATCTTGCTGCCATTGCCTCTAATTCAACTTTGTCTTCAAGATCCACTTTAGACCTATTCAATGTTGTTGCTTGGAGTGCTGTTGTGAATCTGTAATTGTATATTGGATTACTGCCTCCGCGCTTTAGACGAATTCTAAGTCTTAGGGATGGCTTAAATTCTGGAATATCTAATTTTGCAGGGTTCTCACCCATATAGAATAAACCGTATCCACCACCAACCTGCATGTAATATGTGTGCTTACTTGCATAATAGTTAGCAACTGCGTCAGATGGAATATTTACAAATTTGTCTCTGAAATTAGTATAGTCATATGCTACATCTTGATTTTTAAATTTAGCTAAAGGCACAGTGAATTTTCTAGGTGGTTCTCTACCCCATGCCTTATCCACAATTTTCGGAACTCCAATAGATTCAAGAAACTCTCTCATTTGTTTTCCAGATTCTGTGTTTGCTCCACCAAGAGTCCAGTGTTTCTTTTTCAAATCGAAATCAAGAGATCCTTGACCAAAATCAACTTTTAGATCTAGTTTGACTTCCACCTTATGATCCTTCCCATCCAAAGTAAGCATGGCATCAGGAGCATTTGAATCAGATCCGGCAGGACGAAAACTCTTATCTTGAAGACCAGTACTCTTCAAGAGTTTGTTTATTTTTTGTTCGTAAAGAAATCCTGCATTACCTGCCATGTCTTACACCTTTAGTGAACTGAACTTTGACTTGCCTCCACCGCCATTTCTTGGTGGAGGTGGATCATTATTTTGTCCTGAATCTGAAATACCCTTTTGTGCGCTCTGTTCGATATCATACAGTTTCATCTTGGATCTGTCAACACCGATTGCGAACCTCTTATTTAGGGTCGGATCATTATAACGGTTTTTCAACTGCTTTACCATAATCTGATTCAGTTTTTCGAGTTCTTCACTGGTTACTAGTGCAAACATCAAGTCTGCCGTTGCAGGTAGACCGAAAGATTCTGATGTATCTTCAAGACCCGGATCAGTGTTTGTAAATCCAGAACGGGTTGTCTGTGTCGCAGACATGACTGGAATCTTGAATTCCACTGCCAATCCACGAAGTTCTTCTGCAATTGCCTTAATGTAGGAATATGAGTTCACGTTGGCACCATGCTTCAATCGTGCCGAAGTACAAATGTTCAAATAGTCAATGAACAGGATATCTGGCTTGAAATGTTTCTTCAATGACAATTCGTTTATCAAATTACGGAAATGGACTACACCAGCAGCCGCAGTTGGATATTCCTTGATAATCAGCTTACCCTTGATTTTCTCCTTTAGGCGTTCAATCTTACGATCATAGTCCTTCTGTGGAAGATTCATAAGATCTTCCAGCTTCACATTCATTAGGTTCGCATCGATACGTTCTGCGATCTTTTCTTCCGACATTTCTAGGGTAATATAGAGTACATTGAAGTTCTGTGCAAGACATGCTGCTGCATGGTGACACATGAACAATGACTTACCGACACCAGTACCCGCGAGTACGATGTTCAGTGTTTTCTGTGGCAAGCCACCCTTTGTGATTCTGTTGAAATAATCCAGATCGAATGGAATACGCTTCTCTTGCTTGTGGTAGTACTCGTATCTCTGATCCGCATTTTCGATATAATCGTGACCGATATTTGGATCAAACGAAATAGACAAGGCTTCCGAAAGGATGCTAGGAATAGATCCCTTACCCTTTTCAGTCTTAGACTTGCCATCCAGAATCTGAATAGACTCTAGGATGGCATTGTGAATTGCCTTCTCTTGACAGAACTTTTCAGTCTGTTCAAGAATCCAATCCGCTGGACTTGGCTCAATCTCTTCCTTAAGTTCATCAAGTAGAATCTGGCACTTCTTGAAGTCTTCTTCATAAAGACCATCACGATTACCAAGTTCTATCTGAATTGCTTCATGCGTCGGAATCAGGTTGAACTTTAGAACGTACTTGTTTATTTCCTCGTACAGTATTCTTTCGCTTCTTTCCTGAAGATATTCGCTTTTTAGATACGGCAGGATCTTTCTTACGAACTGTTCGTTGAGGAACAAGTTCTTCAAAATAATCTTCTCTATCTTCTTCATCTGTTAGTCTCTTTTGCTCAAGATTTAATCCACCTTCTTTTCTAATAGCCGTTTCTAGAATAACTAGGAGAATGTCTCCTGAAATCTGTTGAAACTTTGGATCCGCAGTTATATTCTGGTTTCCAATCACTACTTCAACGTCGAACGTTGCCATCTGTCCCATGTATTCTGGTTCCATTGGGTCGCCAACTTTGATGGTACCGTAACTGTATATTGTACCAGAAAACTGTCCCTTTAGCAACTTTATGGGTAAAAGACCTGTGTGAGTTACGTTAGGTTCAATTTCGAAATAGACGTTTTCTTTGTACTTTCGATTTCGATTCCAACTTGTAAATTTATCAATATAAGGCTGTAAATATTTACGCATCTTCTTCTTCCTCTATTGCTGGAACATCCTTAATAATCGAACCATTACCCTGACGATAATTGTCCATTACCCATTGCTTGAAGGATTCGTTCTCAAGAACTGGATTCCAGAATTCTTCTGAATTGGTATCGTTCTCACGCCACTTTCTTTCTTCTACTTCACCAGTGTCGGTATCGGTGCGAGAATACCATCCGTTCGATGGCTTTGTTACGTGACCAGAAAGAAGTGCCATTGCTAGCAATCCAGACCACTTGGAGATACCACCATCGAATGTAATTTCGACTGGAATCTTTGCCTTCTCTCGGACATAACGTGACTTCTCAACATTGATAATGAAGTTGTATCCGACAAGTTCTGTACCGTCCTTTTCCTGTTGACGACCGAGAATAAAGATATTGTCGGCTGAATAGTAAGATCCTGTTCCACCACCGACAACATCCTTGGAATATAGTTCCATAGTCTTGTATGTGTGGTTGACAACAACCATTGGAATATCCTTTAGATTCAGGTGTGGTGTTACCATTCTGAATAGTGACTTGACTTGCTTTGCGCGAGTCATGTCTGTTGTGGACTTCTGATCCAATGCGTCTTCAATTTCCTTCTTGGATGCCAATTGACCGATAGAGTCAATGATGATCATTAGCTTATCGCCACGCTCTACTGACTTCAATTGGTTCATGATATCAAACTTCAACTGTTCGATATCTGTCAGTGGCGTATGAATGACACGTTCCATGTCAATTTGGAATGTTTCGAAGTAACTCTTTGGAGTACCGAATTCGGAGTCATAGTATAGAACAACGGCATCTGGATACTGATCCATGTAAGACTTCACCATCAATAGACTGAATCCAGTCTTGAAGTGCTTTGAAGGTCCAGCCCACATTGTAAGACCCGGAGTTAGTCCACCATCTAGTCTTCCAGACAACGCAATGTTCACTGCTGGAATGGAGGTAGGGATGGAGTCTTTGTCGTTGAAAAACTTTGATTTTGAAAGAATTGCCGATTCTTTGATTGTTGAATTCTTCTTAATCTTGTCTAATAAACTCATTGTATTTCCTTATGCGAATAGTGATTCTAGTGAACTTGTCTTTTCCGATTCCCATCCAATGGCAGTCAAGACTGCCTTGAGTGGTTCTAGAAAAGCTTTGTCGAATTGTGTATTATAGTCGATATAGTTCTCCAAGTCAAATTCTTTCGGAATAATATTTGGAAACGCTATCACTGGTGATTGAATTGGATTTGGCTCTTTCAGCATTACGAATTTGATCTTATCCCCATCACGAATCTGAGGATACTTCTTATCTATGTTGTTCTTCTTCAAATGATGATTGTAATATAGGGCACCTTTTACATGCATTGGTGTCTTGAAACCATACACAGTATTGTTGTCCGCATACTTCTCCATTCCATTAATTCCGCGAGGAAAGGCAACCTGATCCACCGGAAGATTTGAGAATTCCTTACGAAAGTTCTCAATGAACTTCATTACGAATGTTTCATCTTTGGTGATGATATGCTCAAAAGCCTCCTTAATCTTCTCACGGCAGGATTGTGGAGTCGATGACTGAATAGCCTGTAGACCCATGATCTTAAGCTTAGGCTTCTTGTATTCGACACCTTCGTTGTTATACACATTGATCAGATAACGCTTCTTGGCAGTCCAAATTGCTCTATCGGCTAATGCTTCACGCTTCATGACCATCTTCTGTGCATAAGCATTCAGATATTCCTTGAGTTCCTCATAGGATTCATCAATGAACTTCTGAAGTTTATTCTCACAGAACTTATCCAACATGCGAATAACTTTCAAGCGATTATCTTGATTTGGAATGAATCTGTCTACGACTCCACCTAGATTCAGGTAGATCGAATCGGTATCTGATGCAATGACATAATCAGCATCAGTAGTTTCCAACATTTCGTTCAGATATTTGTTCAGACGACGTTCGATCCAACGAATACCCAACTGACCAGACATTGTAATTGCTTCTGCAATGCGAATATCATAGAATCTGAAATATGGATTACCGATAGCACCGTAAGCCGAGTTCAGTGTAACCTTCATCGCTAGCTGCATGTTATTGTAGTGTGCAATCTGCTTGTCGAGTTCTGTCTTTTCCTGTTCGCTTACCGCAAGTTCCTTGCGCTTACGTGCTTCAATTGCCTTCGACTTATAGATCGAACGATCTTCATACATGGTTTCCATAATTTCAGAAAGGAATCCCTGCTTCACAGTAGAGAACAACTGCGCATTCGGAGTTAACGTCAAGTTGTACTTCTTTAGAGGACTGGTATCTACAACCTTATCCAGAAGCTTATCCACGGTGATATTACGTGCATTCTTAGACATGAATTCACGAATTTCGTCTGGATAATGCATGACATCTACCAGAGTTTCTGGACTGAGATTATACATCATAATCAAGTGAGGGTATAGTGAGTTCAAGTCGAATGACGCAACCCACTTATGCATTCCAAGAATTGGGTCTTTTACATACGCACCGGCATATTGCTGATCCTTCTTGGAGTTTCTCTTTGGAGGAACTACGATATGCTTACTCTTCAAGACGTTGTTTGTGAACGTATCCCAAATACGAACCTGAGAGAATACATCTTCGAAGTTGACCTTGACATAGTAGGCTAGAGTCAAGGCAAGACTGATAAGACCCAACTTATCTTCCATTCTTTCAGGAAGTTCTACGTCGCGGATGTTATATTCAATGAACAACTGATAATTTCGGATGAACAGATCGTTCAAGCTTTCATAGTCAGAATAGTCGGTCTTTTTCTCACCAAGTTCGACATATGCGATATTGTTCAGAGAGAAAGATTCTTGGTTTGGATTTGATGAATACTTACGGTAAAGTTCCATATAGTCCAGAATCGCGATACCCATAATGCTATATGAGGTTATGTCGCGACCCTTGTAATTTCCCTTGGATTCAGAAACCTTACCCCAAGGGGAAAGCTTCTTGACCTTATCTTCACCGAATAATTTGGCAATACGATTGACAAGGTATGTGATATCGAAGAACTTAACGTTCCAGCCAGAAACAATGTCTGGATAGTACTGTGTCCATAGATCGATGAACTTGTTTAGTAGATCGAATTCATCAGAACACTTCGTATAAATCACATCATCACGGTGTGGAGTATAATCCCCACAGCCGAATGTGTAGTACTTGTCTCTTAGATGAAGTGTGATTGCTGTGATTTCATGGTTCGCATCTTCTGGTTGTGGAAACCCATCGTCCGAGCGAACTTCGATGTCGAGATATGAAATTAGAATATGTGAAACATCCCAAGATACTTGATCTGGAAATGCATCGGACAGAAACGCCGAATCATAGCGAGTCTGTCCGTATATCTGGAAGTTGGAAACATCTTCATATTGCTTTACGAAGTTACGGGCATCCCTGATAGTAGGAAACACCATTTCTTCCAGAGGTTCTTTGAAGAGTGTTTGCCACTTCTCACCTTTCTCACTCTTCACATAAAGCTTCGGCTTGTACTTGATCTTCTGGCGGATTCTCTTTCCATCCTTTACTCCACGATAAAGGATGTTATCGCCAATCATGCTAACATTGGTATAAAACATTAATGCTCCAACTCAAAACAACAATCTACATTATACCACCTTTCGGGGTGGATATCAAGTTATTAATTGCTTTGGAGGAACTACAAGTCCACTGAATAGTGATGCGTAACTATTCTTTAAATCATCCGTTGGTTCTGATGCGTAAATTACAGCAGACTGTGGGATTGTCTTATCGCCATCTGCCATTGGACCCCAAGGTACAAATCCATATAGAATCTTGCCACTATCGCGATCTTGTTGTGGAATCAACATCAAGGTATTCTTGACGACATAGTTTCCTTCATTTGAAATTAGTTCTCCGACAACTTCTTCACCTGTTACAATCTTTAAAAATACAATATTCATCATTTCTCCTAATATATTAAATTCATATTACTATTTTATTACCTTTTCTTCTATTCTACACAATAGTTCTCAGGTTTTACACACGAAATTATGTGTGCATTTAGAGATTGTGTTGTAGTCTGTTGTTTACAGATAATACAAGAACATAGAAGTAAAAATTTACTCATCTATCCTTTAGAAAATCAAGCGAAGATTGGAATTGCACCAATGACCCCAAGTTTATGAGACTTATGCTCTGCCACTGAGCTACCGCCGCTCCTGAAAATCATCCACCCAATGGTGGTTCCAAATTAGCCAAATATAACATTCTCCGAATTGTCAATCCAAGTCCCATACCTTCTTCTGGAGTTTTGATACGGAAAAACATATACTCTTGACTATCAGGAATGTGGTCATCTTTACAAATGTAAATCTTGACTTCTTCATCCTTCCAATTTATTTGCCCTATTAATCGCTCACTCATATCATCATCTATGGTTATTTAGGTACTGTTTTAAATAGTTTTCGTATTCCATGAGTGCCCTGATGGCTTCCTTATACTCCAGAGTACCTATCGTTTTGTTATTCTCGTCAATAATATCGAAACCAATTGGTTTCGGCGTGTTCATTGGTTGCAGTAAAACCCTAAGCTTTACTACTGGTATTGGTGCAGCCACTGGTTCTTTACTCTGAAACAGCTTCTTCCACATCGACGTTACCCTTCATTGAGAGACGCTTACGAACAACTTCCTTGTGGTGTGCATGTGCCTTTGCCCAATCTTGACACTCACGGTGGAGTTGATTCTTTGACCAACCACCCTTAACTGAAGACATAAGGAGTAGTCTCTTTACGTCTCTTGGTAATGATGAATTGAATGTGCTTCTGTTTGCCATAATATTATCCTAATGCCTTTTCGCAACGTGCCCAAAACTTCTGTTGATTATTACCTTGAAAGATTTGAAAGTTGTGGTAAAACAAATCTCCAAGTTCTTCTGAACCGTATGTGGTTCCCTGACCATATGGAATTCCGTTTGGAAGCTTCCAAAATGGGTCACGATCCTTTTCCCAATCATAGCGAACTACAGGATCATCATACCTCATTGGCATGATTAAGTCAAGTTTTATACCAGCTTTTTCTGCCATCCAAGTGTATTCTTCAAGAACATCCCCTCTTGCAGTCGGGTTTGCCGATGGTTTTCCAATAGTTAGAAAAATTTCTCTGTGAATTGCTGTTGCTGATGGAGCAGCAAATACATGCTTTCCTCCATCAATATGATTCGAACTTTGAGCATTTCCGATTAGCTTGGATTCGGCTGCACCATTTACATAATGATCAATGGCAGTTTCACTCAATGGAATACAGTCAAGATCCAGAGAAAGAATAATATCAAAATCTAGTTGCTTCTGGAGATTTTGACCTTGCATAGTCTCCACCTTCACACCGTTAATACCCCAAAAATAGTCAAGAGTCAAAGCGTGTGTAGCGTTGGTCTTGATCTGGAAGTGTGGATACTTGCTGACATTGTATTTTTCGACAACTTGCTTTTGTAGTTCTACTGTCTTTGGATCAATATTGTCCATGAATACTGATACCAGACATGCGTTATGGTTCCCCAAGATACATCTCCCTTAAATAATATTTTAGATCAAATCGTTCAATCTTGATGTTGTTGTTTTCAAGATGCTTTCTCAATACAGATTCTGGATGCAGAGTGATGCCATTATCGTGATAAGTTCTAAGGCATTCAAACAAACGACAGTACTTGCCGATTGTTTCACTATCTCCAATTGCCAGAAGGTCGCTCAATCCACCCCTGCAATCCCAACCGGAAGGAACGTACACAGTATTCTTCTCTGGAATAATATCTGGAAAATCATCGAATCTCAAATCAAATCTTGACTTGATTACTCTGTCATATTTGAAAACATTGAGATTTTCGTATGAACATCTGTGTGTGTTTGCCTTCCATACTTTATAGTACATATAGAATACGTTTTGAAACTTGGTTTCCCAAGGGAATGTACCATCATAGGCATTCCTTCTTTCGTATTCGAATTCTGCAATATGCTTCATTAATGGAGTATCAAAATCTTCTACCTGAATAACCTTTGGATTATAGCTTTCAATAACTTCATCAATGGTCATTTCATTGGGAATATATGCTCCCCTATGATCCATGATTCTATTCGACGGCTTCCATGTATCAATGAAGACATCTGGATTGAACTTATCCAGAATGTGAGTCTTGACCGACTCGAAACAATTCTTTGCATCTCTGATTTGACCAGAGATTTGAAGTGCAGTTTTTATTTCCAAGGTAGATTTCCGCCATATCGCTTGAGCATTTCTGCGTTACCCCTGTCGAAGAATTCTTTCTGTACAGAGTTCTCAGTATTTCCCACAGTGTAATTCACAGTGTACTTATATGTAGTATCATGCTTTGGTCCCAATTGTCGCATGGCATGAGAAAGCACACGATCAATTTCTGGTTGTCCGGGTTCTCTGAACTTACGAAACCAGAGTGGAGTAATCTGCACTGCTAGAAGGCGTGGAAGAAAGAAACAGTTGACATCGATGAACAGATCTTCTGGATGCAGAACACTTGCCCACTTTCCAAGACTTTCACAGTTATCTTCACAGAGAACATTTCCTGCCTTATCTGTGATATTACGGAAGGAAAATGCCCACTGATTTCCAGCTTCGATAACCTTCAAGCAATCTTCGATGTGAGTTTCGGCAATGGTGTTATCATCATCAAGGAACATGATATATTCACCTTCGGCAATGAAGGATCCTGCTGCATACATTCTATGACCGTTCCAACGATCCTTACCGATAGAATATGGAAGCTTCACAACGTTGATATTTTTATTACCAACAAATCCCATACGAGTAGGAAGTTGTTTCTCAACATCACTCCAACGTTCAGGACCGTCAGCAAAGATTAAGTGCTGAACGTTAGGGTGAGTTTGTGTTACAACTGATTCGACGGTCCTATGGAGAATAGGATTTCCAGTGGATGCCGTGATAACTGTAACTTTAGGAGACATTAAATCTCGTCCTCAATTGGGAAAATTACAGTCTCTTCTTCCCATTCGGAATCTGCCAGTACCTCTTCTCCTAAAGAAGTAATGTCAAACACTACATCATCTTCTACAGGGCGAAGCTTGTCGTTCAGATTGAACAGATATCCACAACCAACTAGAAACTGTTGAAATTGATCACAGAGTTCCATGTGTGTGATATCTGGACTCGCTTCAAATTCAAGATTAACTCTCTTGTAAGGAAGATTTTCACTATCCCCGTCTCGTTCCATAATAAAAGTAAAAGTAGCCATAATTAAACCTCGAAAGTAAATGTTGGATTGAAATCTCGATTTAGATCCTGTGGAGCATAGCCGCGAGGGTTACAAATAACTCTTGCGTCTCCAACAGGATAATCGTGCGAATCGTGAGTGTGTCCATGAACCCAATGTTTGATTCTTGGGTATTCAAAGAACAGACCATCTAGATTAGAACAATATGCATAGTTCAACGGATTATTGATACCATGCTTTGGATGACTGCTCTTGAATGTTGGACAATGATGAGTCATCACGATAAAATTCTTATCATGCTGAATCAGTTGCTCACGAAGAATTTTCAAAGAATTCTTATGTTCTTCGATTACGTCATCTACACGTAGTCTGCCGAGCGCAGAATAATGCTGGTAGATTCCGCGAGTAGAAGTGTACTTCTTCTGAATGATGTGGAAATCATTCATGCCGTGATTAGCCGCATTCATGAACAGTGGATTTCCATTGCTGTAATCTGTCCACAATGTGGCACCGAAGACGACGGTATTATCGTCAATCTCGGCAACTTCGTTCTGTAGATATGTTACGTTCGTACCATTCAGATACTGGCGCAGAATATCATGAGTATCTTCGTAGACACCAGAATAGTGTTCGTGGTTTCCAGCAATGTAGAAAACCTTCTTGTACTTGTCGCACTCTTCAAAAAAGAATTGGTTGCATACTTTCTTTAGATTGCGAGCATCCTTGTCCGTACGTTCTGGACGCAGGTAATCAGCAACAGTGATGTCTCCTGCAAGCAAAAGAACATCACCACCCGATAGTTCTAGACCACCGAATTCAAGATGTAGATCACTCAGGAGTTGGATTGTTGTCATTTTTCATTAATGGCTTTAGAAGGTGAAATACTACCTTCTCGTTGATCATTGATGGGATATCTGTATATGGATCTTCCAAAAGGAAGTTACATCCATTTCGCCAGTTCTTTGTCTTTACAAAAATAGCATATTCTTTCAGATGCTTTCTGTTTGCCGGATTGAACACAACACGCGGAGCAAGAGAAATAGCAGATTTCCGATAATTATTCATAAGCAATAGCCAACCTCAAATGGTAAAACACTGTTACAGTATAACATATGAGTTTCTTAATAGCAAGCTATTTAACTTAATCCCAGAGGTTTTGGAAGTATACGCCGAAAAGACGGGTTCCATTTTTGATACGATCATGATGGATTTTCATAGCATCGTAATCCACCTTGTAGGTGTGTTTTGGTCCATCAACTATTTCGTAGTATTCAGTACCTTCAACATTCTTTTTTCTTTCACCCAAAGCGTGTGGTTCACCGATAGGCTTGCTATCCTTATCCAGAGATTGCCAGAGTGAATCCATATCACCAGAAGAGAATTGAAGATCGTTATCTTCATCATTGAGTTGTTCGAATGCCCAAATCATTTCATTGAGAACCCAATCCCAACGCTTGAAGTGATTATCATCAACATCCCAATCATTTTCTTTTGGTCCTGCTGATGTACTACGAAGTTCTTCTGGAACATCGGCATCATCAACAAATCCAGCACCGTGTTGAACTTCCTTTAGCTTCTTTAGCAAGGGAAGAATGATTGGACTGAGAGTACTATCCATACTCCATACGTCATAGCTATCGATTCTTACCTTGATCTTACGATCTCTCTTGGCATGAATCCAAGTACATACTTTCATTAGCCAACTTTTCTTCTGATCTGGACCACATAGCCAGCCACCAAAATCATGACTGACCTTCTTGAATTTTTCATCGATTGGATACCAGACATCAATGTTCTCGATGTGAGTCTTGAATTCTGGCTTGAACCAAATGTGGCGAACATCGTATGCTTCCTTACTCCAAAGAAACCACTTGTAAGGCTTTAGGAGGATTTCCGCAATTTGATATGGACCGTACCAATTTAAATATGGTCCCATTACTACTTTCATTCTTTACTCCACTTTACAATTCTAACTTTCACACCAGCTTCTTCAAGCATCTGTCCTGAATAGGACAAGTGATAGTGCGTTCCAGCACCCTTACCAGCAAATGGGATATCGGGTCCAATAATTTCTTTGATACCTGATTGAATCATGGCACGGGTGCAATCTGCACACATTGCCATAGGTTCGAAATTCAGGTACATTCTGGCACCAGCCAGTCTGATTCCATTGCGTGCCGCATTATATACAGCATTACGTTCTGCGTGTTCTATCCACGAATACTTCTCTGGACGATTCCAGCGTGTGAATGTAAAATCATCGAGTGCTTCACTTTTGATGAATTTAGTCCATTCAAATTCATCTTCTATGACGCCTCTTGGGAATCCATTGAAACCCATAGAAAGAACTGCGTTACCATCACCGACAATAACGCAGCCGACTTTCGTACTTGAGTCTTTGCTTTTCTCAGCAATCAACATCGCTTGTTTAATAAACAACTCATCCCAATTCATAATATACCCGAACTATTACCACATATATGATATGATAACACAAAAACCAACAACTGTCAAGGTTAATGCACCAAGTGCAGCAACAACTCTCTTGTTTGATGTAATAGTTTCCATTTTTCTCTCCTTCTTATTTTTTGCACACTTGTGCAGGTGGGTACCTTTCGATACCCACCAATCGTTCCAATAAATCATTACTTTACTTTGACCTTACGAGCGGTTTGCTCTTCGGGTACGATGTTTTCCAGACTGACTGAAAGAATGCCGTCTGCGAGAACCGCATCATTGACGACAACAGTATCCGCTAGAAGAAACACTCTGGTAAACTGACGACCGGCAATACCCTTTGCAAGATACTGACGTTCATCCTTGTCAGCCTTCTTGCCGACAATCTTGAGTGAATTCTTCTCAACGGAAACATCGATTTCTTCGTTCTTGTAACCAGCAATTGCTAGTTCAATTACCCACTTGTTGGTGTCCACGGCAACTACGTTGACTGGAGGGAAAGTGGTGTTTGTGGTATTTACGATATCTGCGGCACGATCTAGAATGTCGAAGAAATGTTCGAAACCTAGTGTGGATGGTAGATAACGGTCGAGCGAAAGTTTTGGAAATGCTTCCATTTTGAGACTCCTTAATTAAGCAAGTTATATTACGTGTGTAGACCCCAAATGGGCATCTACACATACATTATATAGGAAACTTGCTTAAGAGTCAAGGAATTTTTTGTGTAAAAGTTACGATACCATCAATTAACTTTTGAATGCGGTGCGGCTCTTTCGAATCTTCTACGATAGATGGCGCTACTGCTTTTATGTAACCGATAGCCTGATCACATGTGGTTTTCTTAGTCTTTACATCATCAATGATAACTTTGAAAAAAGGTGCAAATCTCTGCACACTAGGATCATGTTCTTTCTCTACTGTATCGACAAGATAATCTAACCATTCTTGCTTTTTCACTGCACTCATTTTCTATGCATCCATGTATATTGTTGTGGATCTGATGTGAAATTTCCATTCGGAAAATACTCATTCACCGCTCTGTGAACTCCGAATCCATATGCGTCGCCGCCTTGATAGTAATCATGACCGGCTATGATTCCGCCTTTCTTGACTTTAGGATACCATGCCTTGATATCTTCAATGACATCTTCGTATTGGTGGGAAGCATCTATGAATACGAAATCGAATATTTCATCAGCAAAAATTCTTGCTGCTTTTAAAGATGACATTTGCATCGGGGTATAATAATTTTCTACTGGTGCCATGTTAGAAATGAAAGTATCATAAAGACTTTTCAAATCTTCACGATCTTTATGTTCCACACTACCTTCCCAAGTATCTACACAATAAAACTTTATATTCTTGTTTGAGTTAGCAATCTCTACTGCCATATAGGCAGAAGATTTACCTTTCCAAGAACCAACTTCTACAAAGATACTTTCAGAAGGAAACTCATGCACCATGTTGGTGTAGAGTTTTTGAAATGTAAACCAATTTTCCCCGAATCTTGGGGCTTCATATATGTGATCCATAATTTACGACTCAGTTGTTGTCTTTTTACGTCCAATATTATACTTTGCTACTAACTGCCAATCGTTCTTATCCTTGAATGCAATAATCTTGATTTGTGATAATGGGGCAACTGGCTCTTTTGCCTTTTCGGAATTTACGATCTTGATCAGACCCCATTCTTCCAAAAGCTTTGCGATTGTATTACGCCTTGCTAGATCATTCTCTATGATCGAAGATGGCTTGCCATCCAACAGGAATAATTCCTTGAAATGGACGATGGCATATCTACCCTGCTTGTGTAGAATATGGCATGATTGGTAGAGTACGTTGTCTTTCTTTGCGGCTACGCCGATTCTGGTAAGAGTCTCGCGGACTTTTAGGAAATCATCCTTTTTCTCTAGAGTTACTTCTACTCCGTTACCAGAAAAAATATCGTTGTTTTCCTTAACTGGATTTTCAACACTCATGTCAGTCACCTATAGTTGTTTTTCTTCTTATAACATCGATCTGACTATCAGTAAGTGTCTTTAGGGCTTCTCTAGCATGTCTATCAGAATAACCAAAGTATAACTTAACTGCTTCCAAATCACTTTCTTTAGCTGCCTTGAACCACGGGGTAAATGGTCTTTTAGCAGATCTGATAGTATTTATGTAGAATTGATATTGGGTCTTTTTGTCTAGGTGAAAATTCTGATTCATCACATTTGCATACATTATTACATCAATATGGTGCGAAAGTGCCTTATTTACCAGAAATGGGTTATAGGTTTTTGCTTCCTCTTCGTCTGGAAGAACGTCCTTTTTGGTGTGTAGGATGGATGGGAGGATTTCTTTGAAAAGATCAGCCACGGGGATACTTCATCAGTTCTTTGATACTCTTCTCGAAAACTTCAGAGAGAATAGCACGATTTACCTCATATGCCGCACCGCGAGTGTGCGTGCGATCTGGAAATAAGTCAGTTTTGATGTCATAGGTCTTTCCATTGACCTTGAACAAAAAGCGATAGTGCTTCTTCTGTGTGCTGTAGTCTTCCCATGTATCAACACGAACAACCTCAACCTCGTTGTAGGCACCAAACTTATTGATAGTTGCAGATACAACTTCTTCTTCTGCGGCTCTCTTTAGTTCACCATAAAGGCGTGCTGAATCCGCAGCGTTATTTGGTTGTTGCTTGATATTTACATCTACATAAACGTCTGATGATCTCATTACGCTATCTCACAATCTACCATAAGTTCTACAAGGAATGCCAGAAGGTTTACTTCCTGATCTGCACAGAACGCTGCCTGATACTGATACTTGGCAAGTAATACAACGGCTGCTGGAATGCTGTCCTTCTTGAGAACCTCATAGAGATTATCATAGATTTGACGATAAACTACGCTTACATCATTATCTGAGTTTGTGGCTACCCACTTACGTACTTCGGAGAAATTCTTGTCCTTGATAGACTTCATCAGTTCTGAAATACGTGGGTTGCTATCTGATGCCAGAATGCCTGTATCTATAGTTCCAGAATTTGAATATCTCTGAAGTTCATTGAGAATACGACGATAATCTGGAAAGAATTTCTTGATCAATTCTACGATCACTTTCTGATCATAGGTAATCTTTTCGCCCCTTAGGATATTCTCGACACGCCCCATGAATGCCATTGCCATCTTTGCCTTCTCACCGTTGATCAACTTGAAGTCGATTACAGTACAACGAGAGTGCAATGGTTCAATGATGCGATTCTTGTAGTTACAGGTAAATACGAATGAACAGTTACCGGAGAATTCTTCGATAACTCCACGAAACGCTGGCTGTGTTGAATTTGGATTTAGATAGTCAGCCTCATCGATGATGATAACCTTTCTACCGCCCATCAGTGAAACTGATGACGCGAATCCCTTGATCTTTACGCGAAGTGTATCGATACCAGATTCATCTGATCCGTTGATCATGATGTAATCTGCACCAATTTCTTCACACAATGCTCTTGCTACTGTGGTCTTACCGGAACCGGCACCACCAGCAAGAATCATGTTTGGAATCTCTTGGCGGTTTACCATTTCCTGAAATGGCTTCTTTAGTCGATCCGGTAGAATACAGTCTTCAATCGTGCGTGGGCGGTATCTCTCCACCCACAACATCTGTTCATCATTAATCATAATGTATCAACCCTTTTCTGGAAACACCGTCTCGTATGTCTCTTCGAACTCTTCATGCTCTGCGCGAACTTCATCAAGATTACGCTTGTGAAATGCCTTTGCAAGCTTACGGGCAAGCTTTGGTGGTAGTTCGAATTGATCCTTTAGATCAGTCAGAATTTCCTTTACTAGATCCTTCTCGCCTTGCTGGCGAGTCATCGAATTTGAAATTTCGGTGAACTTGTTCTTGATAGTTAAGAGTTGTGCGTCTGTGAATTTAGCCATGTTTATCTCACTTGTTGAATGTAGAAGAGTCTTGTTCGATAGCAATCCAATAAGTCAGATTCCTATCCGAATTATAGAACTTACATGCACCCTGTGATGAAACTTCAACTTTATAGGCACCCTGAAGAATCTTCAGGTTTTCGATCTTGAGAACTGCTTGGAAAGCAATGTCTGATGTACCTTCTACCTTGACATTCGCATCGTTGACAATTTCGCCCTTGACATCCATTGCCCAAATATTGATATCGCCGTCCTTTCCACCTTCACTCTTAATAACGACATTAGGGCACTTTAGAATCGACGCAGTGTTGAAAATCCACTGGAGAACTTCTTGTGAAAGATTAAATTCAACATCATAATCTGTAATGCTGATATTCTTGTTTGGTGGAGTTAGAATCAGTGTTGCTGGTGTATATCGGATTCGGATACTACCGACTGAACTGAAAACAAGGAAATCCTTTTCGAATTCTACCTCTGGTGAATTCTTGTTCTGTGAAATAACACCAAGAAGAGTGTTCAAATCATAGATTCCAAATTCGGTTGGAAAGACTTCATCGACACTGGCTTCGGCAAGAATTGCCTTATTCGAAGACATAGTTCTAAGAAGCTTTCCGGGCTTCACAACGATACCTTGATTGATCGATGCAAAATTCTTGAGAACGTTTAGTGTATTATCAGACAATTTCATAATTTACTCCATATCGAAACATAACATATAGTATACAGCAAAATCACTGTAATATCAAATCAAAGTCAATAGGACTTCTTCCAAATCCTTAAGAGATCCATCGTTTGTAATAATTGCGTCTAGATCACAGCCAATCCATGCCCATTCTGAATAGTGGACTTCTGGAAAGCGAATCAATTTTTGAATATTAGAACCGCTTACGTTTGAGCGGTAGGCATCGTTATACCAGACAGGTTCGACGCCTCTGCGAATACGAAATACTTTTCCACCTAGACGATGAATCATATCGATTTCGTTAGGAAAACGAGTATCTGTAATAACGTAATTTTTATTTGGATCTAGGAGACGTTTCTCCATCGAAAGAACCCAAATATCTTCATGGAATACATTGCGTCCTGCTTCTGTTCCCATCAATTGTAATGCATGTCTTGGAGTGAACGGTCTTCCAAGTCGTTGTTGCCACCAAAGATCTGGTTGCTCTCTCCATGCACGCGACTCTGGAGTGTCACCTTCCAGCATCGCACGGTCCCATCCGAAGATGGGAGCCAATGCGTCTTTTACTGCGCTGGCAAAGCTTTCTTTTTGAAAGCCTCGTTGTACCAGAATATCACCACAGGCACCCTTACCAGCACCCATGAAACCAACTAAACCGACTAGCATAACTCACTCACTTTTCATATATTCAATAAGTTTTTTTGCTTGTTCGTAAGACAAATCTGCTTTAATTGTATTTGCTCTCTTAGAGATAATGGCAACGTTTCCTTTTACGTAACCTTTACTATTATCGATACGATCATATGATGCCGTATTCAAAGCTGGACGAGTACCTTTTCCTCTTTCGAAAGAAATTGGTGTACCTAATATTGGACAAGTTTCTGGACACTCTAGTGATAACAAATATTCTTTATCACAAGGCATTCCGTTGGCTTTAGTTCTACCAGCTATTTTATATACAACAAATTCTTTGGCGTGAGTTCTGCGATACTCTTCCATATACAATTTACGAGGATCCACTTACAATTCTCCGACTAACCCCGCAACAGCAGCAAGATCACCAGTAAATGGGTATGTGCCAATATGGTGGGTTTTCATCCACGGACACAACCAAATTTGACCACCGATATTGCGGAACCACTGACAGAACATATAGTCTTCTGAAAGATAGCGATCACTCTTACCATGATCAATTACTGTATCGAAGTAAGCATGGATATAACGGGATCCATCGAAGTTAGCTTGACCCACATGATCTGGCTTGTATCGTAGTTGTGGGTATGCGGCTTCGAACTTACCGAATACTTCACGCTTAATCATCATGAATCCAGTACCGAGTTCTAGAACTTCTAGTGGTTCTCCGACATTGAACTGCCCTGTTCCAGCAACAGCATTGAACACATAGTCACCAGTGACTTTTTCGAGTTCTCCTGCTGGAAGATTTGGATTGTTTCTTGCTGCCTTAGCAACTGCTCCCCACTTGATAGACTTCTTAGGATATGGTCCACCGACAACATCCTTATCCATTGCAAGCATTGCAACAACGTCGCGAGGATCGTAGTGAATGTCTGCATCGATAAACAAGAAGTGTGTAAAATCTGTTCTTAAAAATTCGTCAACAAGATAATTTCTTGCTCTTGTAATAAGAGACTCATTAAAGATAAATGAGAATCTTACTTCAACTCCATATTGCATGAAGATTGCCTGTAAGTCTAAACAGGACTTCATATACATTCCGTGTGCCATTCCACCGTACATAGGTGTGGCTACGAATAGTTTATTCTTTCTTAACTTTTCTGCGCTAATTTCTAGTTGCATGTTTTAATAATCCTCAATCAGTCGTTGGTAATATGAATTCATAGAAAGGCTATGATACATTATATAGCAAACTCACCAGAATAGCAAATTTTTATCACAAAAACAAAGGGGTCTTCATTGAAGACCCCTATGAACCTTTAAGGTTTTGAGAATCACCTATTAGGCAGCGCGGCTGTAAAGTGCCTTAATAGCAAGACTCTTGCGACCGGCACGCATGTTACGAGTGTAACGCTTGCTTGGTGTGCCAAGACGATAGAACTTGATTCTGCGTCCATCAGCAAGTGTCTTGCTATTGGTGTAAATTACATGACCTTCTGCGCGAAGATCCGCAATATGTGCAGATGGATTCTTAATGCCGAAACGCGCTCTTGCCTGACGGACAGTAAGTGTGTTATAGGCACTCTTGCTCTTTAGGAAAGCGAGCAACTTCTGATTTGAACTAGTGGACATATTTCATAAACCTCAATTATAATAAAAAGAAAACAGCCGTCAGAATTAACTAACGGCTGTCTTATATTATACACAGTTTATGTGTAATTGTCAACTCTTAGAAAGGAACCTTCGAATCGTTTTCCGAATCATTCTTAAGAGTTACCATGTGCTGCTCAAGTTCTGTAAGAGCAAGGCGAGCATACTTTGGATCAATATTGACACTCGAAACAATCTTCATGCGACCATAAGCAAATAGATTCATAGTTCCACTAGCAGTGTTTGGAGTGATCGAAACTGTGGTGTTATGAACCATTCCTAGTGAAGATGCAATTGCAGAAAACTGCGAGGAACATTCCGGTGCTGCCATTGCAATGCTTTCTGCATTCTTCACATTAGCGGCAGGAGTGGCAGTTCCATCTACTGGATTCACAGAAGCATCGATCTTACTGTAAAGATCCATGAATGCATTCTTGGTTTCCGCATCGAAACGATTGAGTGCAAGCTTGATTGCCTTCGCACGATCCTGAAAGATTGCGAATGCCTTCACGATGTGAGTAAGACGGCGAGTAGTGATGATTTCATCAATCGCGCCTTCGGCAAAAGTCTTGCGCGAGATTTCCGCGAAAGTGCAAAGCTTGGTCGCAAAGTCATCATCCTTGAAACCGTAGAGTTCCATATTCTTGACGACAATCTTCTTTTCAACCTTGGAATCAGGATACTCCTGTTCCATCGTAATCGCGAAACGCTCAAGGAACGCCTCGTTCATAACCTTGGTACCAACGAAGCGACCATCTTCGCTACCCTTACCCTTGGTGTTACCAGTGATAAAGATGTTGAAACCCTCGGCAGGGTGAATGACTTCACCAGTCTTCTTGTTGAAGTATGGCTTACCTTCAAGAATTGGCATGAGGCAGAGAATCTTGGTATTGTTCAAATCGCCTTCATCGATCAGAAGCACTGCACCGCGACGCATTGCAAGAAGCACCGCACCCTCACGGTTGACGGTCGAACCGTTGACAAGTTCAGTTCCACCGATAAGATCGAGTTCATCGGTTTCTTCGGTGACGTTGATACGCAGAATTTCACGCTTCAACTTCGCACATGCCTGAATGATACTCATGGTCTTGCCGTTACCAGACATACCAGTAATGTAAACAGGAAAGAATACCTTGGTGCGAATGATGGTTTCAACATCATCGTAGTTGCCGAACGGAACGTATGTCGGATCCTTTTCAGGAACCGTACAGGAAACGTCGGCTTGAATACTCGCTGGCATTTGAGTAATGACAGCACCCGCAATTGCGGGAACGGGTTCAGGAGTCTCAGCCTTCTTAGGTGCCTGAAACTTTGGAAATGGCTTGTTAGTAGGAAGCTTGCTGACCGCAGCTACCATTGCAACGGAATACTTACCGTGCGAAATCTTGCGATCTTCATCGTGATAGATGAAGTATGGAACAGGAAGCTTACGCTTTTTGCAGAATGCATCAATCTGCTTCTTCGACAGAATGGTGTTATTGTACTGAACAACGATGTTCTCCAGAAACTTCTGCTTCTGTTCAGTGGTGTACGAAATGCGAGGCATCTTTAAATCTCCAAATTTTCAGTTTATATACTATTATACGGGGGTTTTTCAGCAATTGCAAACCTGAAAACCCCCATATTATCAACCACTTACGCAGCCAGAGTCTGAACAAACTTGTTCAGGAACATACGCTGCAATCCACGCTTGTCCAGCGACTTCATGAATGCCTTTGCGATCTTACTCTTCGAAGCTTCACTTTCAACATCAATACCGTGTTCATCGATCTTGAGATTATCGTTAGGAACGAAGAAGTATTCATCGAAACCAAACTTGTGTGAACTTACGAAACCATCATCGACAAGCTGCGAATTGAGCGACTTGCGCTGAACCTTCTCAGTATTGTGATTCACATACGAATACTCATAAGGATACACAAATCGAGTAATGTCTCGGCGGGAACTGACCAAATATCCAGTATACTTAGCACCAGTCACACGCTTTGCAATTTCGATGAGCGCACGCGAAGAAATAAATTGATCACCATTACAATCATTCTTCAACATGCTCTGGTAACGAACACGGTGCTTCGTTCCCTTATGCTGGAGATAGATAGTGTCCCTTTCAGGGTACATCCAAGTCTGATTTTCGTAAGCGTACTTGCCACCCTTATTGTTGTAGACAGCATTGGAAACACCACCACAACCGTCAGTGAGGAAAACACAGTTTACAATATCAAGACGGTTACGAACCTTGAATTCGCCAACCAGATCAATAGAAGCAATGATAGCTTCATCCAGCGGAGTTCCACCAAGGTGTTCGCTCTGCGGAATTGCCTCACTAAGATTACGATAATTTCCAGTGCGATATGCACCATAGACAGAACCAATATACATCATGTTCGCAAATGCCTTACGATATTGTGATGAAGTCATGGTGCTTGAAAGATACTGCTTCATTGTGAAGTCTGTATCCCAACCAGCAAGATCATTGTTATTTCTGGTGTAATAAGGAGTACGCTTGGAATCCAGAAGATTCGAAGAACCTCTATCATCACAGAAACCATAAACATCGAACGGAATGTTTACCTTACGGCAGAACATAGTGAGCATCATAGCCTGTTCAAATGCATTCTTGAGAATGTCAGTCATCGAACCCGAAAGGTCAATGACCATCACAAGACCGTGATTCTTACCCTGCGGAATAGAACTGATACGCTGAAAAATATCGTTTTCCATCGTGTAGCGCGAAAGACGCTTAGGATTGATCTTACCAGACTTGTGCTGCTTCGCACGCGCAAGCTGAGTAGCATTCTTACGCATTTCGAATTCCTTCACCATGTAGTTAACTACAGGAGTAGAACGCTTGATGAAATCCTGAACATTATCCACGGTAAATGTCTTGATCATTGGCTTGTGATCAATCCACTCACTACTCAGAGCAAGACTCTGTATGTGTGCGCTGATTGAAGCATGAACCTTCTGATGCGAAACAAGGTAATTCTTGTTGAACTGTGGGACGTTCACAACATAGGTATTACCAGTGCTGGTGTCGATCAGCAACTTTTCGTTATCACGGAATGCCTTGTCGGTGTGTGAAGAAACGTCAGGATCCGGTTCTGACTGATTGCCACCTTCGCGGCTCTTGTCTCCATCTGCGCCCTTTTCATCATTTTCATCACTGCCGTCACCGTCCGAACTTCCACCGCGACCAGTGTTCTTGTTTTCTTCATCTTCTCCGTCGCCATCGTCAGATTCATCTTCATCAGAATCGCCAGAACCCTCAGAGTCCTCGCCTTCTTCATCAGACTTATCATCCTTGGATGCGCCAGAATCACCATCGTCACAGTCGGTGGACTGTTCATCAGTAGACTCAGAATCGTCAGAATCTTCGGATTCCTCAGAATCATTCTTGTCTTCCGAATCATCTTCGTAGGACATATCACTAAGATCATCCCACTCTTCTGATTCATCAGATTCATCCGACTCGCCATATTCGGCATCAGAATCGTCTTCATCTTCATCAGAATCGTCAGATTCATGAGTATCAGTCTGTGGCTCAGGATTATTCTTCTTGTCTTCCTTTGCCTTTGCGTGAAGTTCACGCGCAATTACTTCTACATCTTCCCAAGTCTGTGCGGCAGAAATGCGATCAATGTAAGTAAGTTCGGCAGGAGTAAATCCTACGCGAACAAATGAGCCGATCTTATAGAAGATATTGATGCGATCAATGAGCATCAATCGATTTACATCAAGTCCACGCAGACCGAAGAAATCGAGTTCATGAAGATGCTTGTACGCAAGATTGAACGAACGACGCAGACCCGGAAAACGTTCCTTCATCTTGCGTTCGATGCGTGCATCTTCGATGATATTCAAATAACCCTTAAGGCTACGATCCTGCTTGATAGCAGTGTGCCAACCTTCCTCGGGAGTATAAAGAGCATGACCAACTTCATGTCCAGTAAGACCGTCATAAAGGTCGCCGTCCATATCCTTCAACATTGGAAGGACAAGGGTGCGGCTCTTTAGATCGAACATTGCCGTATGCACCTTACGATGCTCTACGTTAATGTTTTCTTGCGCGAGAAGTCGCGCAAGAGTCGATTTGGATTGAAATAGGTCAGTCATTGCTTTTCCTCAACTTGTATTACCATTCTACGGGAGAATCTATGTAATGTCAAGTGGCAAAAACTGGAATTAAATCAATCACTTACAGTGAGGCTGGTGTAGAATCTGGCTTAGAAATAGGGATTTCTTCACTTGTGGTCTGACGCAGTGGTGGCGCGACTCGATCCTTAATAGTGATGACACTATTTGGAGTATTGAATTTCGAAGACTTGATTGTTCCTTTAGAACGATTCACAACATTTTGTGCTGCCTTCTGAATGGCAATCTGCTTATCCAATCTCTTGCAGTTACTTTTTACTTTATCCTTTGCGCGTTCCAAGACAGTCTTAGAAACCTTCGAAGTGAATACAATACCATCTAGATGATCACGTTCATGTTGGAAAATTCTACCAGTGAGTCCACTGAAAGTTTCTTCCTTGACAAGACCGTTCCAATCCTGATAACGAACCTTTACTCTTTCTGGACGGTTGATAGAAAGGAACAATCCTCTGAAACTTAGGCAACCCTCTTCAAATCTATCATAGCCATGATACTCTTCTAGAATCTCTGGATTGAAACACGCGAATCCTACACCTTCGGCACCCATTACGAATACACGATATGGAAGACCAACTTGTGGTGCGGCAAGACCAACACCATTATTCTTTACCATTGTTTCTACAAGAGATATACCAAGCTTCTTGGGATCTGTTGGTGGATTCTCGAAATCGAAATGTGGTGTAACTGTTTTCAGTACTTCTGAATATGGATCGACAAGATCCATAATCTCGTACTCATACATCTCACCATCAACGAATTTGATTTTCTTTTCACTCATGTTATTTCTCTATGTAACTGAAATTGTTTTTCTTTACGAATTTGACGACACTCTTGAACTTATCAAGAAGAACGTCACCCTTATGTGATATTACAAACACGTTTGTATCCGAAAGTGTATTAATTAGCTTCATGAACTCTTCTGTACCAGTGTTATCTAATGAACTATCGAAGACTTCATCCAGAATGAGTAGGTTAGTATTCATGCTGTTCTTCATCTTAGCCACTGCTCGCCATGTGAAGAGCAATGCCAAATCAATACGCATTCTTTCACCTTCGGAGAAGTTGTTATAGCTGAAATCGTCTCTGTGGCGTGACTTGATGGTTTCCTTGAACTCTTCGTTGATTTCGAATGCAACAAAGAAGTCCATAGATGCAAGATACTTGTTTACCAACTTATTGATCACTGGCAGATACTGTTTGATGATCTTAGCCTTGATTCCACTGTCTTTCAGGAGACTCGATGCCATATCAACATAGTTCTTGGTATCTACCAGTTCTCTACGTTCTTTGTTTAGAGTCTCAAGTTTGTCCACAAGTTCCTTTGAGACATTCATCATGTCTTCCGACAGAACCTTCTTACTTTGCAAATCCTCTATTTCGGCAGAGAGTTTTCTGGCATACTTTTGTATCTGGACGATTGATGCATTGATACGAGCAATCTCACTAGTGTGTTCACTAATCTTCCTATGAACACCAGTAATTTCAGTAAGTCTCTCACTGACCTTATTATACTCTTCTTGAAGTTTTGCGATACCTTCCGAATATCCATTTAGCTTGTAGTTACACTCATGTACCTTTGCTTCTCCATTTGAAATGGTCTGATCACAGGTTGGACATGTACTATTTACTGTGTAAAACTGAATATCCTTTTTGACCTTGTTAATATTACCTTCGATCTTAGCCTCAAACTGATCTAGTTTCTTCTGCTTGTCTTTCAGAACTTTCTCGTCTGATATGGACTTTAGCAGAGAATCGATATGCTTCTGCACCAATTCACCATCTTTAGTCAGTTTGTCTATTTGTGCAATCTGGTCTTGATAATCTACTTCCTTTCTAAGAGAAAGTTCCTTGTTGTTCTTCTGAGCATCTTCAATGAACTTCTTTTGAAGTTCGATCTTGGAAAGAACTGTGTCTACTTCTATCTTTAGTTCCGAACCACGATTCTTGATCGTCATCGCTCTTTCCTTCACCACTATGTTCATAGCAGAAAAGATATCGATTCCCAAAAGATCTTCGATGATAGTCCTACGATCCGCTGCCGAAAGTTGCATGAACGGAACGAAAGAAGAAGATCCTAGAATTACGATCTGTGTGAATGCTTTGTAATTAAACTTTAGAATCTGTTCCTCAAGGATTTGCTGGTAATCCTTTGCGGCAGCATCCTGATCCACCAGAATATCATCGATGTAGATTTCAAAGACGGCTGGCTTGATTCCACGCACAATTCTATAGTGCTTGCTATTGATCTTGAAATTTACTTCGACAAGGCAATCTTTCTGATTAATGGAATTCAATAGCGTAGGTTTATTGATGTTTCTGAATGGCTTTCCAAACAACGCAAAAGTCAGTGCATCCAGCATCGTGGATTTACCAGCACCATTAGTTCCAACCACAAGTGTGTTGGGAGACTTATCAAGTTCAATCTCGGTCCAGATATTACCTGTTGAAAGAAAATTCTTCCATCTTAATGTCTTAAATATAATCACTTTGTTTCCACATTTAATGCTTGTAGATAAATGTCTCGCATGACAGTCTTGAGTTTGTTCTTATCCAGACCCATTTCCAGTGTGTCTACGAACTTATCCAGAGTAGTCATAGTATCATCTGACTGATCTACAATGTCTTCATCGGAAATTTCCGAATAATCTGTAAAGTCCTCAACGATAGTAACTTCCTGTGGAGAAACTTCATAAAGCTTCTCTAAGAAGATATCATATAGAACTGGATTACCTTTTGTTGCTACGATTACCTTGACATAAGTATTTTTATACTGGTCATAGTCTTTGCCATTGATGGATTCAAGTGTTTCTACTTTGTCATCGTATGTGATCTTATAGAACATACGATATGGATTCTCAATGAAATCCAATTCACTCGTCTTAGTATCGAAGATATGGAACCCACGATGATCACCATAATCTGCCCATGTAAATTCGGCAGGAGTTCCTACGTAGTAAATGTGTCCATCAGATGACTTGTGATGAAAGTGTCCAGATATAACCATATCATAGACATCAAGCTTTTCACGGGACATACCATCATGACAAACGTTACCACGATCCATTTCGAATCCAGAGATTTCGAAGTGTCCGAAACAAACGTGTGATTTGGTATTCTTGATGAACTCCAGAATCTGCTTCTCATTGTCTTCACAGATCCAAGGAATGATGTCAATAGAAGCCCCATCGAATACTCTGGTTTCTGGAGTCTTGATACATTCAATCACTCCCTTGTCAATATAATCGACAAGGGTTAGTTCGACACAATTTACTTCCAGTGAATTTCTGAAGTAGGTATCGTGGTTTCCAAGATACACTATGAGCTTGATACCAAGTTCTTCAAATCTGTTGAAGAAGTATTTCTTGGCAAGATGGAGTGTATGATACGAGACGAATTTTCTTCGGTCGAATAGATCTCCTGTTTGAATAACGGTCTTAATGTCGTTTTCAATCAGGTATGGGAAGAAAACAGTTTCATAAAACTTTTTATTGTTGTTATGAAACTGTAGACTATCTCCACGAATGCCGAAATGTGAATCTCCAAGCACGCAAACTTTCATGAATTAATCCAAAACAAATATATACCAATCATTATACAGCATTCACCAACTTTAATCAACTCAATTTTTGGTTTACGCGCATCTGTCCAGCAAACCCAAGTGTCTTGTTTTTGTAATTGATCCAGCGACGATCATTGTGTGCCCATCTTGGATCATTTTCATCGAATGAAATATCATCTTGTGGATGAATTCTCCAACCCAAAAAGAATTTCGTATAGGTCTTTTTGTCATGGTTGAAATTGTAATAGTAAAATCCCCAATGTGGAAATTTCCAGCAGAAAAACCACTGATTCTCTGCTCTCGGATCTGTGTCTTCCAAAGAGTTATCCATTGCAGTTCCGATGTACTGATTATGTAATGGATTGGTGATGATTGGATTGAAATATGGAATGTATTTCAAATTGTTAACTGGATTTCTTAAATACCAACTCCAGACTAATCCCCACTGAGATTTCCCTACATTTTGGTCTGCCCACCAATTATGACCATCGATTCCATCTTCATCGTTATCCCACAGCCACATAAGTTTACGTAATTTGAAGTGAAGGTATCCAAGATCGTCTTCTTTTGTTCCGATTAAGAAAGCGAGTGGTACCAATACCAATCCAATAATATAGAGCGGAAGGAAAATGCAGACTTCATGCAGAAACCAAGTCAATATTGACCACGGAACTCTGTACAGCAATTTCCAGCTTTGTGTTTCTCTACTCATCTTTGTCCTCTCCTATTAACAATTCGAGTGCTTTTTTACTCTTCTTTTTCTTTTTTAGTCTTGCTTTTTCATAAGTGTCAATGAATTCTGAAATATTTTCGTATAGTCCTTCGTATTGTCTGTTTGTACCGCCACCAGATTCATCTGATTCAAATTGCTCAAATTCATCTAGTACTCCCTTTTGTTCTGTTGACTTATACTTGACGTACAACTGCTTCTTCTCTTTTTGAATTCTACGAATGAATGCAAAGTATATGATCTGTGTGAAATACGCAAAAGGATTCTTAGACTTCTTCGGATCAAAATTGTCAAAGTACATAATACAATTTTCAATAGCATCTGCCACCATTTCATCTCTGAACGTGTATGATACGAAGTTACCTTTGTGAGAAAGATTCTCTGCAATCAACATAAGACACTTTCCAATATAGTCAGGTATCTTTGGCTTCGCCAAAGACTCTCGCTTCGCTCGACGGCAATCCTTACGATACTGTATAATGGTCTTTAATAGATCAGCATTGTTTACGTAATGGGTCTTACGTCTTTCACCCTCTTTCTTTACTGGTTCACTCATAATAATTTTCTCTCATAAAAACTTGACAACTTATGTAAATCACTGTAGAATACCCTGTGTAGGGTTTCAATGAATAGCTTTAAGAATTATTAGTATCTTTAGGAATATTCTTTGTATCTCTAGAGAATCTTACAACTTTCTTATCTCCATCAACATACTCATTAGGCTTCTTCTCAGCCAGTACTGGTGCATCTTCTTCGGAAAGATCTTTAATCGTACCAGTGTAGTATTCAATAATATCATTCTCTACATCAGCAGAGAAAATAATATCCTTAGTATTAAGATTGCATTGGTTTCCTTTTGCAATTCCTTGTGGCATCCATAGATGCATGTAAATAGTTTGCTTTCCTGCTTCAAAGTCTGGATCGATAGCAATCACCATAGGATTTACAATAGAAAGCTTACCCTTGTATACTCTCTTCACTTCCGTAATAATGTTATCTCCATTAACTAATCTAAAATATTTAATTTTGGTGTACGGGTCTTTTACTTCTTCGTTAGGCATTTTTTAGGTCCACCTTAAAGGTTGAGATTCTGAACTTCTCTGAATGATATGTTTTCATTCTTTCAGCGTAGTGCTGCATTGTGTAATTCACATACTTTCCTACTCTTAGATCGTCCGATATATCATATAATGTGGCTTTCTCTTTGCCATCACCGAGTCTCAAACCTCTACCTATGGATTGAAGATTACGAATCTTCGACTTTGAAGGTGAAGCGAACATAATATTATGTAGGCGACGGATATTAGTGCCAGTTGAGAATACACCAAAAGATGCAACGATAATTGCATCGTTCTCTTTTTCTGTAATATGTCTCACTGCTTCTCTATCCTCCGCATCCACTCCACCATGAACAAAGAAAACCTTACGAGGCTTATCTTTCGTTTTGTCAAGTAATATATTATACAGTATTTTTCCATGTTTTTCAACAAATTGGAAGAGAATTAACGTATTTCCATTCAAATCTAGGGCTAAGTTCGTAATAAATTTGTTGCGAGCTTCATTCTTAACGATGAAGTCGAGTTCCTGTGCGTATTCAACCTCCTTGACTATCTTACATAGGTGTTCTGGATATTTTAGAATGATGCACTTGATGTCAAGTTCGGCTATCTGACCACGATCCATCAGTTCCTTAGTAGTAACCACTTTAGCCTGTGGTCCAAAATGACCTTCCAGAGTCAATCTATTAACAATCTTGTCATCGATAGTTCCGGTAGTTCCAATACGATATTTCGCATTGGTCATCTTTGTCATAATAGATGTAAGAGATTTCGCTTGAAATCCATGTGCTTCATCGCCTATTACGAAATCGAACTGTTCCAGATATTGTTTCGATGCCGTGTAAATACTTTGCCATGTTGAAATAGTAATGGATTTTGTAATGTTCTTATCTTGACCTTCGAAGATTAGTTGAACACTTCCATCTACATTCCATTTGTTAATTGCAGAATAGTCTTTGAAATCTCCTAGCATCTGATGAATGAGTCCAAGAGTCGGAACAACAATCAAACCACGTTTACAATCTGTGGCAAGGAGATATCGACATATCATGTAGATAACGAGTGACTTACCAGATGCCGTAGGTGACAGCAGTAGATATCTCTTCCACTTGATTGCTCCTACGAATGCCGCTATCTGGTAGTCATGTGGCGTGATTGTTTTTCCATTCGAATGAAGTTTGAGTTGAACAGCAAATTCTTTGGCTTGTTCTTCTGTGAATGTTGTATTGAGATTTTCGGAAATCTTAGGATCAACAAACAGACTATACTCACGTTCTTTACAGAATGCCTTTAGATGTGAAAGTAGTCCACCAAAGAGCATCGAAGTCCTCTTGTTGAACAGATGCGCCTTACCGTCCCAATGGCGAGCCTTGAAGCTTGGGCTATACTGATATCCGGGTTTATAGAACGAAAAGAAATCGTCCATTTCTGCCTTGATACCATCGTCCGCTAAAATACGGAGGTATACCTCATTGACCTTCTGGACGATAATAAGTTCCATCTATTTTAGTGCTGACCAGCTATGAATCTTTCCCATTCCATGAATGCCTTGATTTGGAAAGTTCTTGAGTTCAATTCTTTCATGATAGCCGCACAAACTTCGATAGCCTGATCATGCAGCGTCTTACGTGCCTGTATCTTTATGAGATCTTCATCGGCATCGAAGTAGATTGAGATATCACTTTTGATTACGAATCTGAATGGTTCCAGACCATACTTCTTTAGTGTATCTTCATCTAGCTTACCGTTGTAGTATTCCCACTTGATTTTCTTCATACGTGCAAGTTCCATGCCACATTGCTTCGCAGCAAGTGTATGGAGTGCATGTTCTCTTACGTATTTTGAGTGCAATACAGGAATGTGAATGATCTCGCTGCTCGGATCTGTTTTATCCACATTCGCATCTTTTTCCCACATCTCCATCAATTCTTCAATACCAGTCGGCTTCATAATTAAACTCCATTAATAAATTACAGTCTTTCTATATCATACCAAGCATACTTGAAGGCTGCTTGTCCTGTTATGATAACATCAGCGTTGTCCTGAGTATTGAATACTATAGAGGACAATGATATTGGAAAACAATCTCTAAACTTCACACGAATGTTTGGATTGTTCATGTTAGTATATATGGTGAGTGTTGCATCACTATATTGCGGTCTGTCCGTCTGTGCGTTCAACTGCGATAGTGGACTGCTACGAAGTTGATTTCTTAGGTTCTTGTATTCATCGAAGGTTGTTGGGAATGTAACACCACGAATCCAATCGTGAACACTCAACCACGAACGATAGTCTTCATCAACCATGAAGTTAATACTTAATTCTTCGTACTTGATCTTGTCACCGGGAATTGGAATATCCGAGAATGGTGTCGCACGGGCAACTTCTGGATATGAAACGCCGGGAAGATTCACCGACATACAGAAGAATGTCAGATATGGGAGCCTGTCAAAATTCAACCTGAATTTAGTTGTCTGTGCTGGATTCTGATTTGCTGGCTGTAAAAACGACATTAGTGTGACCTTGAATGATCAGTATACTTCTATTTATATCATAAAAAAGGGGAGGGCATTTCTGCCCTCCCCAATCGTTTCGCTTTATATTATTATAGTTTTACACTATTACTTCAAGTTGCTTACGATAAACTTGCGGTAGTAGAGGTTGCTGTTGTTGCTCAATGCGCCTGAACCCTGTGTGGTTCCCTGTGCGAATGGATTTGCAACGATTCCGTAACGGGTCTTGAAGCCAATCTTTGGCTGGAAGGTGTTAGGATCGATTGCACGAACCATCTGTAGAGGAACGTATGGGCAGTAGAACAGACCAGCATCATACGCGACCGCACCCTTGTATCCGACGACGACATAATCTGCGCCTGATACTGAGTATGGATCAACATAGACCTTTAGGCGACCGAATAGAACACCTGCGAAGGTATTTCCAGTGTCGTCAACCTGTAGACCAGTGTTGTTGCTTAGTGCTGAGTTGTAGTCAAGAAGTCCGCTCATCGCAAGGGCTGATGCCACATCGGTTGATGTGATGATGATGTTGCCCTTTCCACGACGAGTATCTTTCGCGATCTTGTTAGCTTCACGCTCGATCTGGAAGATAAGACCCTTGTACTTTTCTACCTGCCAACGACCATCTGTATCTAGACCTGTTGCTAGGTTAAATACGCCCGGTGTGTTGGAGAACGCTGCGCCCGGCTTTGCAGTTGCATACACGGTGCGGACGACTTCACGGTTGATTTCAGCAAGAACTTCTGTTGAAAGAATATTTGCCAATTCCGTTTCTGCGTCTAGACCATGAACTGCCTTCAAGTCCTGTGCAAGTTCTAGGGTGTAGGATGCTGCTAGCGCACGGGTGTTTGCTGTTACAGTAACCTTTTCGATTGAGAAGCCCATCTGGTTCATTGTTGTACCAACGGATAGACCTTCACCAGTTCCGGTGTCGAATCCTTCACCAGTGTTCGCTAGACCGAAGATAGAAGCATTGCTTGTACCTGGGTTAACGTTCGCATCAGGGTTGTTACCCGCAGTGAATGGTGATGTTGCGCCAGTACCAGAGAATGATACGTTTGCTTCGTTGTAGAACGCTTCTGGAGTTGCTGATCCTAGTGCTGCGCTTGTTGCGTTAGCATAGGTTGAGCGCATCGCGAAGATAAGACCTGTTGGACCAGTCATTGGCTGAACGCCGCAGATGTCATATGCCATTAGGTTAGGTAGTGAACGACGAACTAGGCTGATTAGGATTGGATCGAAACCGGCTACTGGACCACCAGCAGTTGCTCCACCACCATATCCGCCCGCGCCTACGAAGTTGGATCCACCAGCTTCTGCAAGGATACCTGCTTCTTCACGAAGAGCGCGTTCCTGATTTTCTAGGACAATCGCAGTAACGGCACGGCGATATGGGTCAGTGATCTTAGCCATATCAGCGTGGTCCAATACTGGTGCCCACTTCTTTTGAATTGTTTCTGAGAGATACATTTTTATAATCCTTCTATGATTTTAAGTAAAAACCCTTATTATACTGGGTTGGTTCTAGAGAGTGCCTTAACATAACTATCCATCGATGGAGATACATCTCCATTTGATGTTACAACAGGTTCCGCGCTTTCTGTAATGGCAATTGGATTGGAAGCCTGTTTCACTGTTTTTGTATCACTTGCGGTCTGATTGAAATAACTCTCACGAATTATCTTGATCTTTCCTTCATATTCACCCTCTGTGGTGAACTCAACTCCCTCTGCGAGAGTCTTTACCTTTTCAGATTGTGTGGCAGTGAGTCCCTCACAAACTGATGCAATTATTTCAGCCTTACGAGCTTCGGTGATTGCAAGTGCAAGGCTGATGTTGTCATTTAGTGACTCATTCAACTTACCCTTGAGTTCATCGATTTCTTCAGCCATAGCTTCTAGTACATCTACCTTCTCTTCTGGAACGTCGATATAATGTTCAGCAAATAGATTCTTGAGTCCAGCCATGAATTCTTCCATGATTTCAGTCTTTAGACCAGAATCAACGGCAACTTCATTTTCCTGTACCCATTCGTTAACCATATAGTTGAGGTAGGTATCAACCTGTTCCTCAAGTTCTTGCTTAACTTCTTCAATTGTCTCTTCGGCAGCAGCAAGAATTTCTGATTCCATTTCTTCGATAACCTGTACTGCGCGAGCAATAACGGCACCTTCGAAAATGGTGGAAACCTTGGTGCGGAACTCTTCGGAAAGTTCTTCGCCAGAGAAGATTGCATCGATATCTTCCTTAGAACCGAGAGCAGCAAGCTTTTCCTTAAGCATTGCGACCTTTGCTGCATATGCAGCTTCGACTTCTTCGGCAGTCATTTCTTCGAAGATTTCTTCGTCTTCGACTTCATCTTCTGCAATAGTCTCAGTACCTTCAACGTCATCTTCTGACACTTCGGCTTCTTCCTGTGCAAGCTTCTTCATTCCTTCCTTTGAATCGGCTGCTGGTGGAGTGCCTGGTGGTGTTGCTGTTCCGACCGCTGCTGCGGCACGGGAACCAACGTCGCCGCCTGATGGATCGGTCTGTGTAGATCCGCCAAGATCTACGACTTCTGCACCAATGGATGGCATTGGTTCTGAAGGCGCAGCGGCTCTAGACTTTGCGAGTACGTCAGCGGCAGCTTCTGCTAATGTTCGAACTTTCATGAGTAAACTCCTTAGTTATATCTTTATTTATAAAATTACAATTTTGAGATAAAATTCTCAAAAGCGCGTAGCTTGACTTCTTCCAGTTGCTTTGCTCTTGCTTTCTTAATGGTTTGCTGTAGGTAATTGACATCGGCTTCTTTTACGATTCCGTTGTCCCACACCCATTCTTTGCCTTCCATTATTCCTTCAACAAACGCACCCGGTGCTGATGGGTCAGCTACAATATCTGCCGCTGTGGCTAGATAGAAATCTTCCTGAACATGATTAATACCATTGATAGCCTTCAATGATCCCATTCCTCTTGATGATACTCCAAGCAATCCACCGCCTTCGATAATACCTTTTGCGATGCGACCCATTGGAGTATCAAGAATCTTTGCCTTACCTTCAAAAACGTTACCATTTTGTCTTAGGTTGGTGATTAGATGTGATACACGCTCTAATCCAATTGCTGGTGTTTCTGGATGTCCAAGTTCTCCAAAAGCACGATTTTTGTTTACGTATTCTTCGTTATAACGCTTGACTTCTCTCTCAAGAAGGTTACGAGCATATATTCTACCATTACGATTAGCCTTTTCGCTAACCAAAAATGGTCCCTGAATAAAGAGAGTCTTTACGCCACCGACATCTTCGGTGAGATACTTGACTTCTTCAATTGTTTCTTTAATAAGCTTCATTTTTACCTTAACCCCATTGATGCTCTACGTTTCAACGATCTCTTTCTTTTTATCAAAGCGCGTGCCATCTTTGCTCTACGCTTAACTTTTGCTCTTCTCGCTCCACGCTTTCTATGCATTCTTTCGCTAGTACTCATTCTTATCAACTTTCCACCGCGAATCGTATAACCTTTTACACCAGAAACTTTCTTTCTTCTCTGTACTTTTCCGTTACGTATTCTCGCTCTGATAATACGAATTCTTTGTACCTCAGTGAGCAAGAACTCCTTGAACGTCTTCATTAGCCACCGACATATCTATTATCATTGTATTCAATGAACGCATTAGCATAACCAGCTTCTTTGTTAATAGTAATAATTAGATCCAGTGTATCTAAGTTTGCAGCAGCATTGATCCACAATCCAAGTTCACCAGTAGGACCAGTTGCATTGTTCTGAACATATGCATCAAGAGTACCGGCATGTGATGTTCCGAAATTGTAAATCGGAGTATTTGCACTCGCCCCTGCCCAATACAACTGAGCGAATCCTGCAAGGTCTGATGCAAACTGAACCTGTGAGATACTCAACGAGCATACGTTGGAACTCTTTGATGTGTTCGCAAATGCAAGTGTGTTGGCTCTTACAATGGTTGTGTTGGAAGTTGTTGCTCCCGTGAAATATGCGGTAACTTTGACTCTGGCAGTCTGTCCGTTATCGAATATTACTTGTACTTCTGGTGCATTTGCTGCCATGTTAGTTTCCTATTATATGGTTGTTGTAAAATCAACAACTTTCTTAAAATCTTGTGGAGAATTTCCCATCTGTCCTAAATTCTGCTTATTTCTCTTGTTCACCTTGCCGTGCAGATCGACAATATTCTTTGCAGTCGATGGTTGTACAGTCGCAGTGGTTCCATTTGCAAACGTCACAATTCCAGGCTTATCCTTCTTCATGATTGCTCTTAAAGACTGGACAATGGATTCATCAATCACAATTTGCAATGTATTTAGATCTTCTTTAACAATAGAACCATACCCTACTTTTCCACCAGACCCGGAATCTGGAAAGTATGGAACACTGACATCAAGGTTCATCTTGTCATTTCTGTAAAGAGCAACCTTGGCACCAGTAGGATAGTTACGAATACCCAAACGTCTCAATACAATCATAGCAGGAGGATCAGCCGCAGGGACTGCCTCATTTAATTCCTGAATGTATTGAGAGAATGTTTTCATCTATTATTCTTTTGGAAGCTTACCATTTGGACCATTGATATTGCGATGCTTGGCAATGTCCTTCATTGCTCTTTGAGTTGATGCTGGAACCTTACCTCTTTTTGTAAGGTTTGTTGTTGTTCTCCAAGTTCCTCTTAGACCACCAGATAGATCATTTTCTCCTTGGCGATATTTGCGAGTGCTCGGAGCATCCACAGCCTTGTCGGCAACATCAGTTCCTTTCTTACCCCACTTTCTTGCAATCTTGTTTCTGAAACGATTGACTCTCTTTGAATCTTCCTTCGAAGCTTCATAGTCACTAGCAGTATTATGTAACGAACGAATAGCGTTTACGGCAGTCTTTAGAGAAACTTCATCAACCTTTTCTACTTCTTCATTTCTACGGAACGGACCAGCAGATGGTTTATATACACTGGTTGGATCTTCTAACTTAGAAGGTTTTGGTGAACTCTTTATTCTACTCTTAAAGATCTTTTCGTGATACGCCTTTTCTTTTTCGGCACCAGATTCACGATCATTACTAAAATGATCACTCCATTCTGGCTTTGCACCTTCATGCAGATCTTCTCTGTGATGCTCTTCCCAATGGGATGCAGCTTCATCACGAACACGCTTAGGGAACATTTCATGCCATTTGCCAACGCCACTATATTCCTTATGATAGGATGCAGCAGCACGATCAGCATGATATCCCCAAAGCTTCTTTGCCTTTTCAGAGTCATAGACACCCTTGGCGTGCTTCTTCGCAAGATTCTTCATGATTGGTTCATGACTTGAACGGTGCAGGTGACTATCGTTATCTGCGTGAAGAACTAGTTCCTTCGCAGTGTCTGAAAGTTTGTGATATTCTTCGGATACTGTTTCTTCGTTTCTAGGATGATTCTTTTCCCAATTGGACTTTTCTTCTCTTCCCTTATTGAAACCATGAACAAAGGATTTCTTATGCTTTGAGTAGAGGTTGCTAATTTTGAATGCAGATTCGGCATCGTGATGACTATCGAATTCACGCCCTGCTCTAAATCCAGTTGCACGACCCCAATTGATACCTTCATCAACTCCAAAGATACCTTGTGCGAGTTCTTGCTTTCTTGATGCAAGTGCATCTGTGACCTTCTCCGCAACAACTGCATTGAAAGTGTCTACGAAAGAATCTGCATCTTGCGCGTGTGCGAGTGTTACGAATTTAGTGGTCATTTTTATTCTTCTTCTGATTCTTGAACTGGAGAATTGAACATTGCGCGAGCAACATCAGCCTTGCGACTTTCTAGTGCATCAAATGCCTTTTCAGCAACGGCAGTTTCAAAGGCATCTCTAAATGATGATGCATCCTTGGTCTGTGCTAGTTCTACGAATTTAGTGGTCATTTTCCTGTTCCTATAGTCTTGTTATTGCTGATTTCCGAACAATTTAGATACCTTTTTATTTATATCTTCTTTGTCGTCACCCTGCTTTCCTTGCCCACCACCATCAGGCTCTTCTTCTTCTGGAGTGCCCATTTCTGGTTGTGGTGCCATAGCAGCTTCTTCATCCATTTGCTCATTCATCTTTTCGATTTCATCTTCGTTCAATTGCAGGATGTTTTCCTGAACCCAACGCTTGGAATAGAATCTTCCGATGTATGGTTCAACCTGAACGAGAGTCTGCATTCTACCCTGTAGAAGTTCAGCTTCCTTGAGTTCTGTGAAGTTGTTGTCTTTGATGTAATCATAGTGAATTTGCTGCTTGAATTGATTCCATTCATCCAATGTACAGACGCCCTTGAGGGCAAGCTGACGAGCCAGTAGTTCATCGAATAGAATGGAAAATCTTGAACGAAGCTTGTCTACGAACTTATCGAACTTGAGTTCATCGCGGGTGATTTCATTGGTGCGTCCCAACGAGAATCCAGTGCTTGCTTCAAGTCTCGAAATTGGCACATTGAGTGCCTTGTAAAGCTTCTTTTCGAAGTAAAATACGTCATCCATCTGACCGAGGTTTTGACCGGCAGGAAGTGTTGTGATTTCTGTAGACTTACCTTCACCACGGCGAGGCATCCAGAAATCTTCCAACATCGACATGTGCTTGCGGTCATCACGTATTTCACCTGTGGAAGCATCATAGGTAAGCTTATTTCTAAACTTAGTCATGATGTCCTTGAGGTATTGTTCTGCCTTCATCTTAGGCATGTTACCTACGTCAACGTAGAACACGCGACGTTCTGGTGCGCGAGAAACACGGTAGATAACGGTTGCATCTTCAACGAAGCGCAACTGATTCATAGGGCGTATTGCCTTATGAATGTATGAAAGTACTGTGGACTTTGCTGGATCATATAATCCAGAAGAAAGGTGAACTACAGAATCATCTGATAGTTTAATACCACCTGCGTAGTTACCAAGAATCTGTGGAGACTGGACATTGTTGTTGACCATCTTCTCATTGTAGAGATAGAATGTTTCAATCTTGTCAACGATATCAACACCATCTTTCTTGGACTTGTTAATATTACGAATCTTACGAATGCGGCGAGGATCAATATAGACTAGCTGTTGAATTCCTGCTCTTGGATTGTCGTTATCAATGACTACGTTATAGTATAGTCTGCCGTCAACATACCAACGACGGAAAATATCTGAACCAAAATTATTGAAATCTAGAAGTCTTTGAATTGTCGTGAACTCGTCACGAATCATTCCTTTGATTCTATCTGGAAGATCAAGACCATCTAGAACGATCTTTACAACATTGCCATGCTTATCATGGACAATTGCTTCGTTGATGATATCTTCCACAGCCTGTTCGATTTCTGGCTGCATTGCCATTGTGCGATACTTTGTGATTAGATCAACTTCGGTTCTGTAAGAACCATCCAGATCTACGTAAATTCCGTAGTGTGCGCCAGTCTGGATATTGATAGCACCATCTTCGACTTGTGGCGTTACGACTGATGGTAGAGTTTCTTCTTCATCATCCCTGACAAGCTTAAATCCGAATAACTTTAATTGAGCCAAAATAGTTTCTCCATATTATATGGGGAGAGAACGAAAATGTTCTCTCCCCTGCCAATCATTAACCCAATAGACCGCGAACAACTCCACCCAATGCGGAGGTATTCTGCTGTGAAGTCCAGTACTGAACTGCGAGTGTTACTTGGAATTCTTCGATGGTATCGTTCTGACTCCAACTCAAATCAATTGGTTGAATATCAATTGGGAACATTCCAACGAAATCGTATGTCTTGATAACATCGCCTTTCTTGCCGTACTGAATTACAGTTGCGTTAACACCATACCCTCCATCTACCACTGCTGCGCTTGCTGCACGAACGTTGAATACTGGATCACTCATTCCGTTCATCCAACGCTCAAATCCGTTACGAACAACGAAATCTTCGTCGTTCATAATAGAAATGTTCCACTCTTGAAAGGTTCTATTACCGGCTAGCTTGACTTCGCGACCGAAGTAGAATGCTGGTGTAAGACCAATAGTGGATCCCGGCAACTGCGCTGCATTACAGAAGAATGAAATCTTACGATTTACATCACCCTGTGCCGCAAAGCTTGGGAAGTTCATGCGAACTTCGAATAGATTAGGACGGGCACCGTCACCTACAATCTGTTGTCTAAAATCGTTAACGTTAAAGCTCATTTTAATAATTCTCCTGATATATTGGACTTTCTATTTGCCCAAATTTCTTTCATCTTGATACTCATTAAAGATGAATGTTGTGGACGTTTTATACCTTTTAAATACTCTCTAGGCTTTCCTTTTTGAGCAGCACTTATTTTCGCTCTAGTTTCCGCAGTATGAACTTTTCCTTTATGGGAAATAGACTTTTTCAAACGAGTAGCATCTGTATGAACATATTTAGCAGCATCTGGTGATATAGAAATATTATCTGTTTTATTCAACCAATCAATATTTTGAACACACTTCATTCTTCTAAGAACTTTATGCTCCCACTTTCTAGCCGAATTCACATTCGGAAAAATCTTTCTGACTTCTTGTATATCGGGAACACCATGATTTTTTATCATTTCCTTAACATACTTTGAACTAGAAAAATATGTCTTACATAATTCACTAGGATTACTTTTTTTAGAATAGCGAACACCGTAATAAAATTTACGGTGTTCTGACCAACCTATTAAGTATGTGTATGAAATCATTTATTAAAAGTGCCCAACAATCTCTTCAAAGGCAACGCCAGTGCGAACTGCTACGAAATTAAGCTGAATAAAGTTTACACTACGTGCTGGCTTAATGTAGATATCACCAACAAACTGGTTGGCATCAATGACATCTGGTGTGTTATTTGTGGTGTCACAAACTACACGGAAGTCATAGATACCGCGACGACCCTGAACAGTGCGTAGGAAAGGTTCTACCAAGTTGACAAATGCTGCTCTTGTAAATTCATCGTTGAATTCGAACAAGCTTGCCTTTGCTGCTCTTGAAATTGCCTTCTCTAGAACAATGAACAATCTACGAACATTGATACGATCAAAGGATGATGGACGAGCCAATAGGGTCTTATCACCGTATAGGATTGTTCCTTCACCCGGAAATGCGACAACTGGATTAATGCCAGCCTTGTAAAGCGTGTCGCGATCCTGCTTGTTAGGGTTGAATGCTAGCTTGATGACATTCTTAATAACACCACGCTGATATCCTGCTGGTGAGAACCAAGGATCTCTCTGGTTATCTGTACGAGCGCAAAGACCGGCAATATCTCCGTTCAATGGAACCCAACGATACTTGTCATTGTACTTATCGTACATGTACTTCCAACCACTATCCATTACTGCGTATGAAGATGAAGTCATCGCATTTCTGTAAGCTGCAATTGCTGCTGCTGGTCCAGAAGTGTTCTGAGTTGCGGCAAGTGATGGGGAAACAAATGCCAAGCAGTCCATTCTACTTCCGGCAAGGTCAACGACATATTCAGAAACAGTCTGATCCGCACCACCCGTCATGATTAGTGAGATATCGACATATTCTGGATTTGCGAACAATGCATATGCAGATTCGATATTGGCAGTTACTGGAGTTCCATCCGCACCACCTGTGAAGGATACTGTGTAAGTATTTCCTGCACCGAATGTGGAGGTTGATACTCCACCCCAATTTGTGGTGTTGGTTCCTGTTACTGCATCGTTTGCGATTGTGCTTGAGAAGTACACATAAAGTGACTGTCTGTATAGAACTTCCTTGTAGTAAGAACTTGCACCAGTGTCATCCTTGGCATCGACAGCCTTGGAGATGTGTGAGTATCTTTCTAGAATTGTGTTTGCAGTTCCGGTGAATAGACCGTCTTGATCTACAACTACCATGTGCATTTCGTCGTTTGCTCCACCCTGTGCAGCAACATATACTGATGTACTTGGAGCAGAATCAAACGCACTTGAGTATGCCCAACTTGCGAATGCGGTTGCTGATGGGCAGACGGAAACCTGTAGAGAATTTCCTAGTGCGCCAGCGTACTTAGCGATAAACGCTACGTTTGCAATTCCGGTAACATATTCGTTGTTGAAGTAGGCATCTTCATTCTTGACTAGAACACCAGACACCACAACGTTTGCATTCGCATTCGCTGTTGCGACAGAGTTCAACTGACCGTTAGCAGAAGAACGAACAACCAACAGATCATTTGAATATGATAGGAAGCTTGCTGCGGTTAAGAATGTGATTGCATTATTGTCATTCGGAGCATCTAGCTTATTGACAAGATCGACTTCGGTTGATACGGAAACGATCTTTTCGACTGGTCCCCATGAAAAAAGTCCGGCAATCGCTCCAGTTGACACTGAAATTGCGGGAATGGAAGAAGTTAGGTCAATTTCAGATACATTGACGCCAGCGGAAACTTGGAAAGAACTCATGTGGGTACTCCTAATTGAAGGGGTTATATCAATATTTACTAGTATTTATAAAAAATGGGTTTTATTGATTTCCGAAATCCTTGAAATATCCCCCGTAATAGTCTTCGGTATTCAAGCCATCACCTGGCATGACAGTTTCCCAAACTACACTGTCTTGTCTAAAGTATTTAGGGTTATCAGAAATGTCATCTGATGTTGCAGGAAGAGGGGGCATTTCATCTTCCATTGCTCGCATTCTTTCTTCGAATAGACGCTTTCTGATATCGTGATTGGTCATGTCTTTGAAGAATGGCTGAATCGTCAACCAACTGAATAGAACCAGACACATTACCAAGTCATCGTGCATACCTTCTTCGGCAGCATAGTAACCATTGTTCTTGACCACGAACGTCGAAAGTTCTTCGATAATGTTGAAATCTGTAATAATGAGCTTCTGGTTTTCAATCAAATCTTTAAGAGCATTACATCCCTGACGCTTGACCTTTTTGGTCGTTTTCAGACCCAATTGTTTGGTTCTGCCATGTGCAGTCAGATTATACTTACCATTCGATTCTTCACCGTGAAATACGTTCTCGTATTCCAGTTCATGACAGACCAGATCGACAACCTGACCACCAATATCGTTGTTTTCGACAACTAGCCATGCACTGTTATACCATTTTGCAGTATTAACAATTACGTTAGGAAAGAGTAGTGGAGATACCACATTGTTTTTGTACTTCGCGACAACCCTATAAGGATGTTCAGTGACATCTACCACTACAAATGCAGAATAGTCCAGACCACTGCCTCTAGAACAGTCTACTGACTGGACATAGAAATGATCTGGTTTTGGTTCTTCGTAAATCTCCAAGCCACCCAACATTTCCTTGAGTGCGCGAATGAATGCCATGTTCTTGAGTGCCGTTGCAGAAATGAGAGTTCCAGAGGACCCAAGGAATGAACATTCCATTTCCTGCATGTACTTCTGTTCTCCAAGTGCCTTCTTCTGTTGCGCTGCCCATTCTTCTGTACGACCAGGAACCTGACGCCAGTTTGCTTCAATTCCAATGAACCCGTTGATCCCTTGCTCTTGTTCTTTCCACATCTTGTAGAAGTGGTTCATACCATTAGGAGTGGAGGAAATTAGAACCTTTGATGTCTTACCTGATGAAATTGTTGGGTATACAGACGTAAAGAATTCATCCGCAATGTTATTGGGAACGAATGCGTATTCATCGAGATACAGGAAGTTAATGGTGAATCCACGGGCTGCACTGGACGCAGTGGAGTCTGCGAAAACTTTGCATTGGTTTTCCAATAGAATGAAACCTTTGTTCCATTCCTTGACACCCTGTTGAAGCCACATTGGAAGTGCTTCATAAGCAATTTGAATACGATTAAGAATTTCTCTGGAGGTCTTTGCCTTGTTTGCAAGAATCGCAACAGTCTTGTCTTCACTGAAAAGAATATACCAAAGAATATAGGCAACAACCATCGTGGTCTTTCCGACCTGACGCCCTGCCTTCATAATAACAAATCGATTATCTTGTACTTTTTCGATGGCATCCTTCTGAAACGGATACAAATCGATAGGAACGAAACCACGATCAAGAGTAACAATCTTTACGTAATTCTGAGCAAAGTAAATTGGATCGACTTGGCACTTCTGATATTCTGTAATGTCGTCCTGCGACATTGCAACCGGAACCCCAATCTTCTTGAGTTGAGGGTTTCCTAAGTAAATATTTTTCTTTACTTTGGCTACAGTCGGACGATTAATCGTAGTTTTTTTATTACTTGCCATCTGATACTACAGAGTCATCGGATATCTGTTTTTCCTGTTCATTCTTGATCATTTTGAGCAATTCATGAGTACTGCCGACAAAAATTGCCTTATCGATGTTAACATCACCAGATCTTTCGCTTCCACTATCAACAAGTTCTCTTCTATCTTTTTGAATTTTCAATAACTTGTCTGTGTTGTCTGATTGAATCTTTAGTAACTGACCGAGAACTTCGGCACATCTAGGATGTTGTGTTTCTTTCAAAACATCCATAGTGAAGTTGATAGCCTCTAGACCTTTTTCGAGAACATTGTATATTGAGTCTCTGGCATATGTGGCATCATTTTCCACTTCGTTTCCAACTGTAGTGGTGACAACTGGATTGGATTCTAACACCACAACAGGTTGTGGCTGTTGTTGGGGTTCCACATCAAAAGTTTCTGCAAGTGTATTATTAACTATTTCCATGATGATCCTTATACATACTCAGTATTTACTTCCGTAAATCCGAAGTCATCATTCAAGTTGGCATTAAGTGGATTTGGAGTAATAACGATAGTGTCAAGTAACTTGGTCTGAGTTATTATGGTATTGGCATTATGAGACGCACTGCTTATGGTGCCATGTACATTTGCATTTGCATGGAAGTTTCCTACGGTGTTTGTCACAATGAGTTTTCCAGATATGCTGTCCCATGCGAGTACATCTGCCGTTGCAGTGGCATCTGGAAGTGAACTTCCCTGATATACCGTTTCTCCGAGTCTGAAATTTCCAGTTCCATTAGGATTTAGTAACATTTCGATATTATCCAAATGCGACGTATTATAGAGGTATGTGTTTGCAGTGGCAGTTCTGATGATAGATCCAGAATTGATAGGTCCGAAGAAGTACGTCTTCATCTTGAACGATAGAGTCCAAGTCAGAATTCTGGTGGCACTATCTGCCGCTCCTTGGTAATTTGGATCGTATCTGACGGACTCAAGAATGATAGGAACGTTTTTAGAAATGCCCATGCTGTCTACGAACACCATCGAAAGAGTATAGTCTGGATTGAAGTACGGAAGAATCTGCTCGACAATCTGAGTGCCATCTTCCACATTACGAATGTAGAGACTCAGTTCAAATCCTAGATTGTATGGAGTTCCAATGTACTGTTGATATGCTCCAGCCTGACCTGGAATCTGGCTGAATGAACTCAGATACGATGAAAGTTTTCTAGATGAGTCATAGGAAATGTCAGTCATTTCAAATGACATTCTTGGAAGATCTATCTGAGTTTCTTTGTGAAGATCGGGGTTGGCATAGAGTCTGGTAATATAGTCTTCCTTACCAGCATAACTCAGAGGGACTGTGATTCTATCGATTTCAGTGGTTGTATCCTTGTCATAGGTCAACATCTGAATGTGCTTGAATAGCGTACCAAACGCAATAACGTTGCGTCTGATTGTTCTGTGATAGAAATGTTGATTCGAAAGCATTAGTAGTTACCTTGATACATGTCTTATTTATCAATACTTTTTGATCATGAACTGGAGTCTATTTCCTTTGTTCATTCCAATTTTCACCAATCTACCTCGTACATTACTAGCCAACAATCGTTCGACTGTATATCTCTCTCTTTGCTGACAGTAGTATAAATTGTTATTTCTGATATACCCTAGAATAGCATCATTTTGACCTAGTTGAGTAGTCAATCGACGTTTATCATCCATACAGACTCTAGGAGTTCTTATTGTAGGATCTAGATCAGTCAACACTTGCAGATTAACAAGAGAATCGAACCAATATAGTTTTGGCTGACCACTTTGTACATATGCCACAACTGGATTCATATTCTGATCGAATGTTAGAGATATTTCAGTAATGTGTGTTCCAGAGAATAATGTTGTTGGACTAACAGTATTTGCAGAAATAATTACATTATTTCCAGTTAAGCGCAGTGTCCATAATTGAAAATTCAATCCTTTAGTGCCATCGTTCAATGCAATACCACCCATTTCATAATCCAATAAATTATTAGTAGGTAGTTTATCTGCATCCAAAAATGGAGCATACTGTGTGATGGATGATATGTTATTTCCGGGGAGCATTAGTATCTTGATACACTTATGTTTATAGTAAATGAAAGAGTTTGAGTTGGAAGTTTTAGTATGGCAGGACTTACACCACATTGGTATGAGAATAGAGAGGGAGTTGAAAATCCTGCGCCGCCAGCGATTCCGATTGCATTAATTCCATTTGAAAAGTTAGCAGCAGTTAGATCATAGAAGTAACTCATAGTAAGGAAAAAAGTACCAGTTGTGTAAGAACTTAGAGTTGCCTGTGAAACTTGATTGACGTAAGGAATACTCGTAATTGCTTGAACACCAGTATTTGACACACTGGATGCCATAGCAGTAGCACCTATTCCCCCTTCTGGATTCCAATATCTAGGGTTTCCAACTGTTGCTGCTCTCCAAGTGAAAGTGTGTGTATTTCCACTCACAACTGCCGTATGTGAATAATCACCAGCAATTAATGCTGGATAAACTGACAAAGCATATGTGGCATCCAGAACCTCTCCAGTATTCAGAGAGATGGTAATAGGACTTCCAGAAACATCTAGAATCAATGCTCTAGAAGTCAAAGAAGTTCCAAGAGAATCTGGTGAAACACCAATCTCTGAAATATTAGTTGCACCACCAACTGCCGCAAATCTATACGTTGCGACTGAAGTGGATTCATATGGAGCAGATCCATTAGCACTTTGTGTTGAACTGGATCGAGTTGACGTAGACATTATTCTACTATCTAGAGTAGTTTGGGTGACAGTTGGAGTTGAAGTTCCAGATCCAACATGACAGTAGTTCATAACTACACCACCAGTAAAATAATTATCCAGTCCCTTGTTGGTTATGAGATTATCAAACCAACCCGTTTCCAGTCTTACTTCACCATCTGGTTTTCTTACTGTAAGCTTGTACTTTCCAGCAACTGATGAATTTAATTTTAGTTCTTCCATTTTCATAAACTCCGAATCTTAAGTAAGTGTACCAGAAACAAACGAAATATTAGCACTAACGTTCTCTCTTGGATAGTTGTCATATGAAACCAATATTCTTGTCAATGTTCCGTTAGCAAATTCAATATTAGCAGTGACATTATTATCTAGTTGGTTATTAGCATATGCCAAGAGGATAGTATGTAATGTTCCATTAGCAAATTCAATATTAGCAGTGACATTATTATCTAGTTGGTTATTAGCATATGCCAAGAGGATAGTATGTAATGTTCCATAAGAGAATGCAATGTTTGCCGAAACATTGTCAAGCAATCTATCTCTTTCGACACCGTTATCAAATGCGATATTAGCAGTGACGTTTTCATATGCAATAATAGGGTATACGTTACTCGTTAAGAATAGATAACCTCCACCACTAATATAAAACGTTGGAAACATTCCGTATTATCCATAATCTGCATTCATAGTACAAAGCAAAATGTCGTCACCCGCATCATACTGACAAGACAAAAGATCTGTTGCATTTGGTGTAGAAGTAAGTGATGGCACGAATCCACCAGGAAACTTATACTTAGTGTCGAATGTTAGTATTCGATTTCCAATTGAATCCTCTTTTAGAATGATATTTATGACTTGTCCAGACAACATATTAGTTGGATTCATGAGCATGGCATTGTTATTCAGAACACACTTATGCACGTTGCCGAGAGAAGCATCTATGGCAATCTGACCAGCATTGACTACAACAGTATGAGCATTGGTTGCATTACCCTTGCTGAAATGATTGACAGTATTGAGATACGCAACGACGGCTAGAATTTGATCTAGAGTGACGTTATTGGCATCGCGAATCTGTTCTGTATATGGTGAATTTTGCATTGCTTTTATGGCTCGTTTGGATACTTGGTTATAGAACCACTATTAGGTGCTATGGTTTGCTTAGGGTCTCCAAGTGACTGGTATCTTATCATGTTGAAACTATCGAATGGATTTAATACTGCGTTTGATGAATGTGATATACTTATTACATTTAATGTTAACAATCCAGAGTTCGCAACATTTTGATTTGCATATCCTTGATCTATGGATATATTGCACGCAAGACTACAATACTGTATCGTGGCAAATGGATTTGCCGAATTTGGAATTGTAATACGAGCGACATTAGCAAGAGAAGTTTCTCCACTCTGTGATACATTATCAGAATTCAAACTTGGTAAAACTACTACTGTTGTAGTCATTGTTTACACCTGCAACATCCACGGAAAAGCTGTCGTACCGGGTCCAATCATCGAAGTAGCATTATATGTTACACCATTGATAACAATCTGTGTGGTGTCGCCTCTTATAACAGGAATACCACTTAGATAAATATCTTTTAATAATCCACGCATTCCTCCACTTGTCCCTTGGTTTGGGTTGTTTAAAGAAAATATCATTGCTCTGCCGAATAGCCAACGATTAGAAAAAGTTTCTTGTCCACCATATCCAATAGGATTCAATGTTTGCATAGTAGTATTTTTAGTCAACATGAAATTATATTGAGATACGGATGGCATAATATTTCTGGTAGCAGCACCTTCGATGGTTAATGCATTACCGTTTGTCAAGAGGTTAGCACCACCCCATCTATTCAGATTAAACATACCTATTGGGTATGGATCTAGTAATGGATTTAAGAATGTATCATACATTCCCACATAAAACGCAGGTCCATCATTAAACGTTTGTGTATTAGATGTAGTAAATATAACTCTATCGATATTAATACTTTGATAGAGTGTATATGAATATGTCGGTAGCGCGTTAGCACCTATGGCACCAATTGTCATATGTCCAACATTTCCACCTGGAGTCAAAGGTAATCCAGATGAACCGAGGCTAACCCATCCATTTGACCCCTGTGGTGCCATAGAACCATCACCCTGTCTAGGAACATAACCTAGTGCAACGTTAGATGCACCACCAGTCCATTGTTCCATACAAGTTATTGCAATGTTTGCATTAGAGACATTATCCCAACCAAGACTGATATACCAATCTTTTCCAAGAGAGTTATTTCCTGCTGGACTTTTATAAACATTCCAAATCCAGCTATTAGAAGAGTTTGCGGCATTAGTTACTACATTCGTGGATGCCTTCACCCAACCGACATTCAGCATGTCAGGTTCCAGTCCAATTCTAATTAGATCGACTGCCGGAGAATTACTGCTTGAGATTATTGTTGTGCGATACATTGTTATTCCTTAGACATTTGCCATGTATGGGCGGATTGTTGTAGGATTTGCTGCTCCAAGAGTAATACTAGTCCACCCAGAACCTCCAAGAGCGCAATATGCGTTGATGGTAACTCCATTCTGTATGAATTGAATAAGATCACCTCTGGTTGGAGTATTGATGTTAATATACCAGATGTCTTTGATTAACCCACGAACCCCTACTGGCGTAGATGGATTCGATGAACCCCTTCCGGTGAGAACGCCTCTTGAAACTAAAAATCTATTAGTATATACGTCTGTTGAATTTGAAAGAGTTTGAAATTGTCCAAAACAATTAAACAATGAAGTAACACCACCATAAAAATTGCTAGTACACGCAGAAGGTTGATTTGGCTCTCTTGTGAAAATCGCACCTGCCGTACTATAGTTTGGATATGGAAATGGAGCATTTGTATTGTACGCTAATGTGCTTCCCATATTATATAGAACAATAGGAACCGGATCTAGAGTATTTGCCATGAAACTTTCATACACACCAGCATAGAAGGATGCACCGGCATTTATATTGGATGCAGCATTTGACGTAAGAACCATAACACGATCAATGGTTATTGAGTACCAATATGTTTCGTTAGTCTGTGAGAAATTCGAATCAGTCGTACCAGTTCCAAAATATCCAATATTCGAACCAGCCACATTTGGTAGTGCCGATGGAAACGCATTGGCAGTTGCATTGGCTAATGGTGTTGGTGCAGTATTTGGACAATATTGTGATGCTGTGTTTGTGGTGGTATTCCAGCTTTCAAATAGCGTGATCATCAGATTTGCATTCGATGTATTGTCCCATCCAAGTGCCACATAGAAATCTGTGAAAATTGAATTGTTCGTGCCGGGACTCTTGTAGACATTCCAGATGTAACTACTGGAAGCAACATTGGTGGATGCCTTCACCCATCCGACATTTAGCATGTCAGATTCCATGAGTGAGATCACCAAATTTGGTGCTGGTGTCGGACTTACAAGTGTTCCAGTTCTAAACATTTATATTACCTTTAAGCAAATTTTTCAACACGCAATGATGCGAGATTGTATGATTGTGAAACTCCGCCTCTGTTCTTGATTCCAATGAAGACATTATTGCTCGTAACATCATCATTTTCATAATAGAAAATATAACTCATTGTATAGTTATTCGAAGAAATGTCTGTTGCTGCAAGCATCAAAGATCCATTGTCATTAGATGATCCACGAACAACAATATCAAATAGACCAGTTACATTGGCAGTCACATAGAAGTAACTTACGATGCCTCTTTGAGCAACGTTGGCTACTGTATAGTATGTATATGAGGTATTGTAGTTCTGAGATCCAAGAGATAGGTTCAGAACTGTGACTTTAGATGTTCCTCCACCACCACCAGTACCAGATCCAGTAGCTCCTTGTATACCTAAAGTTCCTTGAGTACCTTGCGCGGATCCTGCTGGACCTTGTACACCTTGTGTTCCTGCGGTTCCTGCACCTTGTGTTCCCTGTAAACCAAATGGACCTTGTGTGCCCTGAACACCTTGAGTTCCTTGTGCAGTTCCTGCCTGTCCCTGAACACCCTGCGTACCTGCGGTTCCAGCACCTTGAGTTCCTTGTAAACCCAGAGATCCTTGAACACCCTGAGTTCCAGTTCCTGTTGTACCCTGCGTTCCTTGCGTTCCAACAGATCCAGCACCTTGAGTTCCTTGAGATCCGGTTCCAATAAGTCCCTGAGATCCTTGGATACCGAATGTTCCCTGAGATCCTTGTGAACCAGTGGATCCGGTACCTTGTGTTCCTTGAACACCCTGAGTACCTAAACCTTGAGTTCCTTGTGATCCCTGAGTTCCCTTTTCACCTTGAACACCCTGTGATCCTTGAATACCAAGAGTTCCCTGTGATCCTTGCGATCCTGTCGAACCCTGTGTTCCTTGAGATGTCCCACCGATACCTTGAACACCTAGAGTTCCTTGAACACCTTGTGTACCAGATCCAGTTGTTCCTTGAGTACCTTGAGAAGTTCCAGAAAGACCTTGTACTCCAAGAGTTCCTTGTATACCCTGAACACCCGGACTTCCAACACCCTGTGTTCCTTGAATACCCTGAGATCCTGTAGAACCAGCACCTTGAGTTCCTTGCGTTCCCTGAGAAGTTCCACCGATTCCCTGAACACCTAATGTTCCTTGAACACCTTGTGAACCAATACCGAGCGGACCTTGTGTTCCCTGTGTTCCCTGTGCAGATCCTGCTTGACCTTGAATTGAAACTCCCTGAGTTCCTTGTGTTCCTTGTAGACCAAATGCACCTTGTGTTCCTTGTGCAGTTCCTGCCTGACCTTGAATAGCAACACCTTGGGTACCCTGAGATCCAATATAACCCTGTGTTCCGAGAACACCTTGAACTCCCTGAGATCCTGTGCGACCTTGGGCACCTTGAGTGCCGAAAGATCCTTGAATACCAGTAGTACCTTGAATACCCTGTGTTCCAAATGTACCCTGTGTTCCTTGAACACCACCGAAACCTTGCGTACCAGTGAATCCTTGAATACCCTGATCACCCATTGGACCACGATCACCGATACCGATGATCCCAGTGAATGCATAGAAATTTCTGGATTCGATCAATTCACCAACGACACAATTTGTAGTGAATGTCAGTACGTTTCCGTTGACTGTATAATGATCAGATGGAACTTGAAGAATACCATTTCTGGTCACGAATGAAAGGTTATCACCGGCAACATTTGCAGAAAGATAGAATGTGTTTTGACCGGCAGTAGATGTGAATGTATCACTACCAATTGCGACTCTTCCGTTACCACTGACGGAATCAATCCAGACATTGACTCTGCCGTTGGCATAGTCATCTGTGATAGACATTATGATATTGTTGCCACTACTAAAATCAATCGTACTCGTACTGTTTACGAATACATTGTTATTCTGAATTACAACCGCACCACCAATACCAGACCAGTTTCCATCTTTGAAACCTTCGAACTGGTGTATTTCATCATTATAGCGAATATACCCATTGGCACCTTCGGGTCTTTCGGCAATCGTGCCGACTGGAAGTGCAAAAGCATCTGTAGCTGCCGATGCGTCGATGACAACATTGGCAACATTAGCACCGCCGAGTGCCATACCCTTATCGGTAAAACTTACTCCACTGGTGTTAGCTGCCATGATTATTCAGGAGTTCCGAAGGGGTTTTTCTCACTGAAGTCTAAGAACGTATTCGCAAGCGTCTTTAGTTCACTGTTGTTGTCCAACCCATCATTAGTATTGTCAAGCATATCGAGAGTACTCAAGGTGTAATTGGCACCAGATGTTGCTCCATGTATTACGTTGTTTGGTATGAATATTCCGTTGATATTCTTGATTCTCAACAACAATGTTGGTTTATCCCAAGATACAACAATACCTGATGCTGTAGCACTATTAGCAGAAGCACCTTGATATACTGTTTCAGTAGCAACATATGTCAAATTAGCATTTGCACCAACTGAACTCATTTGGAAATCGTATGTGAACACTTGTGTATCTACTGCATCATCAATTTCAACGATACCAGAATCAACTGTTTCGTTGCTGTAACGAAATCTCTCACAAATGAGTTCGAATCCATAAAAATTCTTGTTTCCAAATGCATAGAAGAAATGTTCCTGATTGACAAACTTGATTTCGAAGAGTGCCTGAAAATTAGTGAGCCAAAGTAAGTCACCTTCACGGGGTCTGGAATATGTAGAAGGGACGCGAGCCTTGAATGCTCTGGTGGTGACTAGAAAACGCATTTGGTGTTGTATTTCAAGACCAAACTTGGAGAACATTTCTTGTCCTTCAAAGTTATCTACGTTCTTGACGTAGACTTCTACTGGATATGCTTCATCGAATTTCTTCGTTGGATCATCACCAAACAAAAGATCCACAGAAGACTTGGAAGTACGTGGCATGTAGAATGAGTCTATCCCATATTGTTTGACTACTTCGCCTATAAGATCCTCATATAATCTTTGTTCTGGTTTGGAGTTGAAATTATTAAAAAATAGATTTGTTGGAATTTGTGCAAATACCTTTAGATTATTTTCTTACAAGAGTAGCCTTTCGACTTCCCTGTACTAGACATACAACTTTTATTCAAATCGTTCTCTTTACAGAATTTAGCCATATTACGAATAATATGAATTTCTCCATTAGGAAATGTTACTTTCCAATTTCTTGAAATAGAATTTGATACTTTCTCTAGATATTCTGATGTAAATCTCTTATTCAAATTATTTGTGTGTTGTTCACTACGAACAGCTTTTCTACCTTTCATTTTAGCACTATGCTCTGGTCTTTTCTTTCCATAATATGGATGTTCTTTTCCTTTTAAGCGTCGTGCATTACGACTACCAAGTTTTGCTGCTTCTAGAACAGCTTCTTCGTGACCTATAATACCAGCAAGTCCCCTCCAAGCAATACGGTCTTCTTCTCGACCATATTGTTCAAATAGTATGCGATGTGCTTCAGCATGTTCTGCAACAGTCAACTTCACCAAATTTGATGGATCATCTGTGCCGCCAGCATGTTTAGGTATAATATGATGCTTATGCATAATCTTAGCCCGTAAGAAATTCGGCGGGCATTTCGTAGGCGTCCCTAAGTTCTTTTTCAAGTTCTATACATGCATTATTAGCTTCATCATAAATCTGCTGACCATTTAGTACGATTCCACCTGGCAACTGAACGCCTTGGAATTTTTTAGTGTTAGTTCCCCACTGACGCTTTAGCAATGCGGTGGTGTATCTCTTGAGCCAATTGTCATTCCAGAAAAGTGTAGTATCTTCTGCAAGAGTCATCCAGACTTCCGCAATCAAATATCCTCCAGCCTGAACTTTTCCACCCCAATCGACATCGACGTACAACTGATTATCATATCGATTATATCTAATTGGCTGTTCACCAATGAATAATAGTTCTAGTGTACGAATGTGCTGGTTGGCTAGTTCGAAGTATACATAATCAGCCGAAGTGAAGTCATAGAGTTCGTTCAAACGAACCTGATAGTTGATATCGAACATGTTGAAGCCGTTGGTGGCAGCAGAGTTGACTCCATTTGTAGATAGACTGAAAATACGGTTTACGCCGATAACCTTCGAATCTACTGGAATCCACTTATTCGTAATGTCGGTCTGTGTGACCTGATGCTTCATGTACATCTTCTTCACAGCATCATAGTGGAAATGCTGGAATTGATCAATTGCCTGATCAATACGATCATCGATCTGATCGTCATCCAGATTGATTTCAATTACTGGAAAACCTAGTTCTCTAAGGCAATAATCCTTAAGAGTCTGTCTGCTATTTGGTACTGCCATTTTGGTTCCATATCTTGCTATGATTAAAAAGTATTTATTTAATCGCCAACGTCTTATTTATCTCTGTAATCCACTCCAGAACTTGCTCCGAATTCGTGACTGTAGTCTTTTTATCATAAGGCAGTTTTACGAAAATGCCTCCCATATTGAACCCAAAATCATCTATTTTTACCGATGGAATTTGTACACCATTATATAAATCTTCGTAAAACAACGTTTGATGCTCAAAATGGAGAGAATAGGTATCCCAGAGTGTTCCGCGCCATTTCTTGCGTTTTAGGTACTTTTCCACTTCCTCTTTTGTAATGGTAATACCGGAATTTTCCGATACCATTTCATAAAATTTCTTCTTTCGTTCTTCAAATGTATGTGGTGGATCTCTGTAAAGATGTGGTATTTTCCACCAGTCTGGAAAGTTACCTTTCGACCTCTCCATGAACACATAACTCAGTAATTGTTCGAATGTATCTTTTCGTGTAGTTCTGATCAAGACCGTAGATGATTTCAGTTTATGAAGTACTTCTAGAATCGGATATCTATGAGTGTGATAGACTCTATTGATAGAGTATCGTTCTAGATTACCTTCTATATTATTATTCCATTCAGTATCTGTAATATTCTCGTTTTCCCATTCCACATACTCATACTCTATTCCAAGAATCTCAGAAAGAGTGATAGCAGTCCATGTACTACCAGATCTTTCTTCGGCAAATACCCAAACACTCTTCATAGAACATTAATTAGAAATAATTTTGCGTCACCATCGATAGTGTAAGTATAATCTCTTGCTTTGATTAGATTCATATCAGTCGCATTCAGAATAGTTCCATTGTCATTTGCTGTTACGTTACCTTCTAGAACCACAACATGTGTATTTACTGGAACAGTAGTTTGTGTAGTAAGTGCAAGATACTGTGTTGAAAGATCTCCATTATCATTATGTAGACACCACCATTCACACGCTCCACTTAAAGAACATATTTGGTATTCATTCAAGACGTTATAGTGAGTATCTTTCACAAAATCGAAGAACCCATTATATCGTGTCCCTATCAAAGATGTGTCAAAAGCATCAGTCACAGTTAAAGTCCCTTTATAGAAGGTGGCTTTCACTGATGTATGAATCTCTCCATTTTGACCAAATTTCCAAACTGGAACATTATCTACCCACACTCTGTAGATATAGAAACCCGGACTATAATCATATTTTATTAGTGTCTTCATTTTATAACTCCACCACTGCTGTTTCAGTGACAAACATCATACCTTCAACCGGATCATCATATTGTTCTATGATAGTTTGTGTTGATGTTGGAAGATTATTTGGTTGTGGAGTTGCTTCTGTACTTAATGCTATGTTCATTATTTTCCCCTAAAGAACTAGTCCAACAGTCACATTTTGAGTGGTAGCAGCGCCAAGATTATCCACAAACCACGGTGCTGGTCTACCTGTAGCTGTTCCTATATTCCACATATATCTTATAGTTGTTCCAGAGATTATGATGTTATTACAGTCTGCGGTATCATATTCTATGTATGTACCTATAGAACTACTATTAGTATTTGCCATTGTAATTAGTCTTTGAATCATTCCATTTGATGGTGCTAAAGTACTACCAGCAGCGTTATATAGAAATAATGTCAAATAAGTTCTTGTAGTTAATCCTCCGGGTCCACCATCCATGTAAGTATACACCATCGCATCGGCACTAGAAAGAGCCACATTACCATTGACAGTATTTGCTGCCATACTCGATGGTCTTATCTGAACATTACCACTAACAACTCCAATAGTAGTGTTAGCTCTAAAATATGTTTCTGTCGTCGTTTTGGTTTTTGTTATTGGCGTGTCCGAGGAAGTCACATTTCCTTTATAGAATAAAATAGTGGATTGTGGAAAACAATTGACAATATACATTATGAAATACCTATACCGCTAATATACCACTCGTCTGCCGCAACTTTCATGATTGTCGCAATGCTATTCGCAGCCAAGTTTCTAGTTGGTGATGCTGCGTTAGTTACTGACAACGAAGTTCCAAAGAATCTTATGGTTGTTGCAGAGAATGCTGTATTTATTTGCAAGTTTCCAGCACCACTTCCATTTACAATGGTAAGAATGGTTCCAATTGTAAATGCGGTGTTGGCATTAGTATTAACTCTATAGTTGTGTGCTGTAGCACTGGTGTGATATACAACGTTTGCAGCATCTGGAAGTTTAAAGTCATAGTTTGCATTCTGAATATTTTGAGTTAGGTTCGTTGGACCCTGTGGACCAAGATTTCCTTGTGTACCTTGTGTACCAGCACCAGTTGCACCCTGTGTACCCTGAGTTCCTGTACCAGTGTTTCCTACAGTACCTTGTGTACCCTGAGTTCCTGTTCCAGCAGTTCCCTGAGTTCCTGTGCCAGTTGCTCCGAGTGTTCCTTGAGTACCTTGTGTTCCTGTTCCAGTTAGACCTTGAGTACCATTAGTTCCAGATGAACCTTGAGTTCCTTGTGTTCCTGCACCAGTTAGACCCTGAGTTCCTTGTGATCCAGTTGCACCTAGAGTTCCTTGTACACCTTGAGATCCAGTGGTTCCAAGTGTTCCTTGCGATCCTTGAGTTCCCTTTTCACCTTGTACACCTTGAGAACCTTGAGATCCAGTGGCACCTAGAGTTCCTTGGGTTCCTTGTGATCCAGTTGCTCCGAGTGTTCCTTGAGTGCCTTGTGATCCAGTGGCACCTAGAGTTCCTTGGGTTCCTTGTGATCCAGTTGCTCCGAGTGTTCCTTGAGTGCCTTGTGATCCAGTGGCACCTAGAGTTCCTTGAGTTCCTTGAGTTCCCTTTTCACCTTGTACACCCTGTGTTCCTTGAGATCCAGTGGCACCTAGAGTTCCTTGAGTGCCTTGTGATCCAGTGGCACCTAGAGTTCCTTGTACACCTTGAGAACCAAGTGTACCCTGAGTTCCCTTTTCACCCTGAACACCCTGTGTTCCTTGAGATCCAGTGGCACCTAGAGTTCCTTGAGTGCCTTGTGATCCAGTGGCACCTAGAGTTCCTTGTACACCCTGTGAACCAGTTGTTCCTAATGTGCCCTGTGTGCCTTGAGATCCTGTAGCACCTAGAGTTCCTTGGGTTCCTTGTGATCCAACTGCGCCCTGAGTTCCCTTTTCACCTTGAACACCCTGTGTACCTTGAGTTCCGGTAGTTCCAATTGTTCCCTGAACACCTTGTGACCCTAAATCTCCTGCGCGAGCAAAGAACACAACCAGTGCTTCACTGGCAGTAAATGTTGTTCCAGAAATAAAGGTAACGGTTAGATCGTAATATCCTGCTGCCAATGTAGCAATACTTACAAAGAATTTGAGTGCAGATCCATCAGAAGGAATATTACTTTCGAAAGTAATGATACCCCTGTTAGTTGGATTTGTACTGTCGTCTAGTGCAGCTAACCACGCAGACCAGTCAGTGCTGAAAACGTCTGTATTAGTTACGTAGATGTGTGTTGCGCTCGCAATACTTCCCATAACCTGATTGAATCTTACACCACCAGCACTTGTTGTTCCTGCCGCAGTTGAAGATGCATCATAGAAATATCTTAGACCACCTTTATCTCCAGATGCGCCTTGTGATCCCTGAGAACCAGTCGTACCCTGTGTACCTTGTGATCCAGTTGTACCCTGAGTGCCGACAGCACCTTGAGTTCCCTTTTCACCTTGAACACCTTGTGATCCTTGAGTGCCGACAGCACCTTGAGTTCCTAGAGTTCCCTGTACTCCTTGTGTTCCAACAGCACCCTGAGTTCCCTTTTCACCTTGAACACCTTGGGTGCCTTGAGAACCAGTCGCACCTAATGTTCCTTGAACACCTTGTGATCCTGTGGCACCAAGAGTTCCTTGAGTGCCTTGTGATCCTGTAGCACCAAGTGTTCCTTGAGTTCCTTGTGATCCAGTTGCTCCCAATGTACCCTGAACACCTTGTGATCCTTGAGTTCCCTTTTCACCTTGAACACCTTGTGTTCCTTGTGTACCTAGAGTTCCCTGAACACCTTGTGAACCTTGGCTACCTGTTGCTCCAAGAGTTCCTTGTGATCCCTGTGTTCCTGTTAAACCTTGTGTCCCGATTGTTCCTTGTGTTCCCTGAGAACCAGTTGCACCGAATGTTCCTTGTGTGCCCTGTGTTCCAACAGCACCTTGAGTACCTTGTAATCCTGTTGCGCCTTGAGTTCCAACAGTTCCTTGAGTACCCTGTGTTCCCTTTTCACCTTGGACACCCTGTGTACCTTGTGAACCAGTCGCACCAAGTGTTCCTTGTGTTCCTTGACTTCCTGTAGCTCCTAGAGTTCCTTGTGTTCCTTGACTTCCAGTTGCTCCAAGTGTACCCTGAACACCTTGTGATCCAACAGTACCCTGAGTTCCGAATGTTCCTTGTGATCCCTGAGTTCCAATAGAACCTTGAACACCTTGTGATCCTGTTGCTCCAAGTGTACCCTGAACACCTTGTAATCCTGTAGCACCAAGAGTTCCTTGTGTTCCTTGTGAACCAACATTTCCTGTTGGTACAATTGTCCACGCAGTAAACGTACCAGATCCACCAATATAATCCGTAGTCCAACCTAATGTTGTTGTGGCATAACTAGTAATCAAACCTTCCATAAAGTTTGTTGGAGTTGCAGTGTTGTAAACACGAATGCGTTCTCCAACCTGAAATGCATTTGTTCCAGCCGCTTGAGAAACTGTAAGAGTGGATGCTCCAAGTGCTATTGTATCAGATGTTGTTGATGTTAGACCAAAGTATCCAGCACCAAGAGTTCCTTGTAGACCTTGTACACCTAAAGTTCCCTGAGTTCCCTGTGAACCTACAGTACCTTGAACTCCTAGAGTACCTTGAGTTCCCTGTGATCCTGTAGCACCTAATGTGCCTTGAGTTCCCTGTAAACCAACAGCACCTTGAGTTCCTAGTGTTCCTTGTGATCCTTGAGTTCCCACAGCACCTTGAACGCCTAATGCACCCTGTGTTCCTTGAGAACCAGTTAGACCCTGTGTTCCAACAGCACCTTGAGTTCCAAGTGTTCCTTGTAGACCTTGAGTTCCCTTTTCACCCTGAACACCTTGAATACCTTGAACTCCAAGAGTTCCTTGAACACCTTGTGATCCTACGAATCCTTGTGTACCGAATGTTCCTTGAGTACCCTGAATACCCAATGTTCCTTGTGAACCCTGTGATCCAACTGTACCTTGAGTTCCAAGAGTTCCTTGAATACCTTGAGAACCAAGAGTACCCTGAGATCCTTGAGAACCAACAAAACCTTGAGTTCCTAGTGTGCCCTGTAGACCCTGTGTTCCAATTGTACCTTGTGTGCCCTGAGAACCAGTTATGCCCTGTGATCCAACAGTTCCTTGAGTTCCCTGAGAACCTGTTGATCCAAGTGTTCCTTGAGTGCCCTGAGAACCAACAGTTCCCTGAGATCCTTGAGAACCAACAGAACCTTGAGTTCCTAGTGTGCCCTGTAGACCCTGAGTTCCCTTTTCACCTTGAACACCCTGAGAACCTTGAGTTCCAGTTAGACCCTGTACGCCTAATGTACCTTGTGAACCAGTAGTTCCCTGTGTACCCTGAGTTCCTAGTGTTCCTTGAACGCCTAATGCACCCTGTGTTCCTTGAGAACCAGTTAGACCCTGTGTTCCAACAGCACCTTGAGTTCCAAGTGTTCCTTGTAGACCTTGTGATCCAACTGCACCCTGAGTGCCTTGTGATCCAACGGTGCCTTGTGTACCAAATGTTCCTTGTAGCCCCTGTACACCTAGAGTTCCTTGTGAACCTTGCGTACCAACCAGACCTTGACTTCCAAGAGTTCCTTGAATACCTTGAGAACCAAGAGTACCCTGAGTGCCTTGTGTACCAACAGCACCCTGAGTTCCAATAGTTCCTTGAGATCCTTGTGTTCCCTTTTCACCCTGAACACCTTGAGATCCTTGTGTGCCGACAGCACCTTGAATTCCTTGAGTTCCTTGAGAACCAGTTGATCCAAGTGTACCTTGAACACCCTGTGAACCAGTTGTTCCTAATGTGCCCTGTGTGCCTTGAGATCCTGTAGCACCTAGAGTTCCTTGTGTACCCTGTGTTCCCTTTTCACCTTGAACACCCTGTGATCCTTGTGATCCGGTGGTTCCAAGTGTACCTTGCATTCCTTGAATACCAATAGTTCCTTGTGTACCCTGTAAACCAGTTGTTCCCTGTGTTCCTATGATAGCAGAAGTATTGACACTGAATGAAACATTTGTTTGACGAGTTCCATTTGCAGTAGCCGAAACGTTTATTGTAGAGGTATTGTTAAAGTTGAGGTTGGCATTCGCAAGTATTAAATTTCCACTGGCATAAACAGCAACAGTATTTGCTGCATTGTTTGCTTGGTCTACAAGATCCCACTGCGAACCAAATGGTCCAACGGTTAATGATTTGAAAAACTGTACGTTGCCTCGTAACTGAATATTTGGACCAGAAGAATGTCCAATCCAGATGCCATTAAGAGATCCATTCGGATCAGTTAATACGGACAAGAAATCTTGGGTAACTCCAGATTCAGAATACACACTTCCAAAGAAATTATTTCCACTAGCCCAATACTTGAATGCTGTATTCCATACACTAGTCTGAGAATCACTATAATATATTGTACCTGGGTTAGTTGTAAATGAAGTGGCATACGATACATCTGGAATAATACTTCCAACGACATGTATGCCATAAGTGTTAGAATTATAAGTTGCAAATGTATTTGTTGCAACATTAAATGTTAAATTTATAGAACCGGCAGGTGAACCTTGATTGTTGAATATGATCTGAGTATTTGCGCCACCAACAGGACCGACAAGACCTTGTGTACCTTGTAAACCAAAAGTTCCCTGTGATCCTTGAGTTCCTACGGTACCTTGTGTACCAAGAGTTCCTTGTGAACCTTGAGTTCCTTTTTCACCTTGTACACCTTGTGTACCCTGAGATCCAGTTGTTCCAAGTGTTCCTTGTGTACCCTGAGAACCAGTTGTACCAAGAGTTCCTTGTGAACCTTGAGTCCCTTTTTCACCTTGGACGCCTTGTGTACCTTGTGATCCTGTGGCACCAAGAGTTCCCTGAACACCTTGTGATCCTTGAGAACCAGTAGCTCCTAGAGTACCTTGTGTACCCTGTGATCCAGTGACTCCAATTGTTCCTTGTGTACCTTGTGATCCTGTAGTTCCCAAAGTTCCTTGGGTACCTTGACTTCCAGTTGCTCCAAGTGTACCTTGAGATCCCTGAGTTCCCTTTTCACCTTGGACACCTTGTGATCCCTGTGTTCCAACAGAACCTTGTGATCCTAGAGTACCTTGTGTTCCTTGTGAACCTGTTACACCAATTGTTCCTTGAGTGCCCTGAGTTCCTTTTTCACCTTGAACACCTTGCGAACCTTGAGTACCAACAGTTCCTTGCGTACCTTGTGATCCAGTTGCTCCGGTTGTACCTTGAGGACCAGTGACGTTACCAGCATCTGCAAATCCACCAACAGGTCCAGTTCCCGTATATGTCCACAAGTGACCAGTATCTGTTGCAATGAATCCATCACCTAAAACTGGAGAAGGATCGGCAGCAGCGAAGTTAGGAGCATTAGCAGTTGGAACGGAACCTTTAATATTAATAGATGTTCCATCATTACCTTTAACACCTTGGACACCCTGCATACCTTGTACACCAAGAGTACCTTGTGTACCTTGAATAGATGTGCCTTGTGTTCCCTGAGTTCCTTTTTCACCTTGAACACCTTGCGAACCTTGAGTACCAGTGGTTCCTTGTGATCCAATGGTTCCTTGTGTTCCTTGTGTTCCCTGAGATCCTGTAGCACCTAGAGTTCCTTGTACACCTTGTGTTCCCTGTGATCCAGTGGTTCCTTGAGAACCTAGTGTTCCTTGTAATCCCTGTGATCCAATAGTTCCTTGAGTGCCCTGAGAACCAGTTGCACCAAGTGTTCCTTGCGATCCTTGAGTACCCTTTTCACCTTGAACACCCTGAGAACCTTGAGTACCAAATGTACCCTGAGAACCTTGAGTTCCAGTTGATCCTAATGAACCTTGAACACCTTGAGATCCTTGTGAACCTATCGTTCCTTGCGAACCTACAGTTCCTTGTAATCCCTGAGTACCAGTAGTTCCCTGTGATCCAATAGTTCCTTGTGTGCCTTGTGACCCCGTGGCACCTAATGTTCCTTGCGTACCCTGAGAACCAACAGTCCCCTGAGATCCTTGAGAACCAGTTACTCCGAGTGTACCTTGGACACCCTGTATTCCAGTTAGACCTTGTACACCAAGAGTTCCTTGTAATCCTTGAGTTCCAAGTGTTCCTTGTGTACCCTGTAATCCTACAGTACCTTGAGTTCCGAATGTACCTTGAGTTCCCTGTGATCCTAGAATACCTTGAGTTCCAAGTGTTCCTTGTAGACCCTGTGATCCTACAATTCCTTGTGATCCTAGTGTTCCTTGTGAGCCAACAATTCCTTGTGATCCTTGTGTTCCAGTTAGACCTTGCGAACCAAGTGTGCCTTGAGTGCCTTGTGTTCCAGTCGCACCGATTGTGCCCTGAGTTCCCTGTGATCCAGTGGTTCCTAGAGTTCCTTGAACTCCCTGCGATCCTTGTAATCCCTGTGTTCCAGTTAGACCTTGAGATCCAATTGTTCCTTGTAAACCTTGTGAACCAGTTGATCCTTGAGTACCTTGTGAACCTTGAGATCCTGTTAAACCTTGAGATCCACTTGCACCTTGCAAACCCTGAGAACCTGTTGCTCCAAGTGTGCCCTGTGTTCCTTGTGAACCTAGAGTTCCTTGTAATCCCTGTGTTCCTTGCGATCCAGTTGCACCTAGAGTTCCTTGTGAACCTTGAGATCCTGTAGCGCCAAGTGTTCCTTGAGTGCCTTGTGAACCAGTTGCTCCTAGTGTTCCCTGTACACCTTGAGTTCCAATTGTCCCCTGTACACCTTGTGATCCCTGTGAACCAACAGAACCTTGAGTGCCTTGTGTTCCAGTTAGACCTTGTGATCCAATTGTTCCTTGAGTGCCCTGAGAACCATTAGTTCCAATTGTACCTTGGGTACCCTGAGTTCCTTTTTCACCTTGAACACCTTGCGAACCTTGTGTGCCAACCCCACCCTGTGTTCCTTGAGATCCATTTGTTCCAGTCGTACCTTGAGGTCCGGTTACGTTTCCTGCGTCTGTGAATCCACCAACAGGACCACTTCCAGTATATGTCCACAAATGTCCTGTGTCTGTTGCAATATATCCATCACCAAGAGTTGGAGAAGGATCGGCTGCTGCGAAGTTCGAAGCATTGGCAGTTGGAACAGAACCCTTAATGTTGATAGATGTTCCATCATTACCCTTGACACCCTGAACACCTTGCATTCCCTGCGAACCTGTTGTACCTTGTGCAGATCCAATGACACTGAACGCAATATTTGCATTTCCAGAAACACCAGAACTTACGACAACTGATACTGTAGCAGTGTTAACGAAATTTAGTGATTGGTTATTGAGAGTAGATCCACCATTCGAAGATACCGATACACTGTTCGCTGCTGTATTAATCGAGTTAGCAAGATCCATTCCAGAAACAGTCACGAACGTTTTTGCATTTACAACACCAGTAGTTGCAAGAAGATTTCCTGTCGAAGTATTACCAGTAACTGTAAGTGCAGTTCCAGTTCCAGATACAGTCTTTATCGTGACGCCAGTTGCAGAAACGTTCAGTACATAGTTTCCGTTTGCCATCAAGGCAACACCACTATTACCGCTTACCTGTAACTGTGTAAAGTTTCTTGAGTTTGCTCCGATATATCCCGCTGCAATATTCCAACCCGCTTGTGCGCCTTGTGCAGCAACATAGAAATTTAAGAATCTGGATATACCAGTTCCGAGAGTATCATTCCAAATATTTACTGGTGCTGTATTGGCAGCAGAACCATCGAAATAGAATGTAGCAGAACCATTCTGCACTGTGATCATTTCATACTTGTTGATCATCCACGGATATGTGGTGTTTAAATTATTTGGTGGACCAGCATAATTTGTTTCATATAATGTGAGTGCTGGACCAGTTACAGAAGGTTCTACTGTGAAAGATCCAGTCGCAGCAGAGAATGATCCTGGAAATATTACTGCGCCACCAAAAAGGGACATTCCAACCGTGCTATTCACACTGAAATTCATGTATGATTGACCAGTAGCATTACCGATCCCACCCGGACCTCTTAGATTGAAATTTGCTATTCCAGTATCAGTAGTACTAGCAATATAATCATAACTAATTTCTATATCATTTACGTTGGTTGGTGCATCATTTGGTGGAATAGTTAATCCAACTTTTAGAGCGCCATAAATTCCCAATGAATAATCGGTTGCCCCAGAACTCTGGAAAAATGCTTTATCACCAAATGTCATGGTGTTTGATGCAATGTTATATGTTAGATATGGAGATCCATTGGCAATACCATTATTGTTAAACAATATTTGAGTATTGGCACCACCAGTCGGACCAATTAAACCTTGAGTTCCCTGTGAACCAGATGTACCTTGGGTTCCTTTTTCACCCTGAATACCCTGCACACCTTGTGATCCTGTTGCACCTAATGTACCCTGCACACCTTGTGAACCAGTTGCTCCAAGTGTTCCTTGAACACCTTGTGATCCTTGAGTTCCCTTTTCACCTTGAACACCCTGAGTTCCTTGTGAACCAGTTGCACCTAATGTGCCCTGAGTTCCTTGTGTTCCGGCAGATCCAGCACCTTGTGTTCCCTGTAAACCTAGAGTTCCTTGAACACCTTGTGTACCAGCAGTTCCGGCACCCTGAGTTCCTTGAATACCGAATGTTCCCTGCGACCCTTGTGTGCCTACAGAACCTGCACCTTGTGTTCCTTGTACTCCCGTTCCAGTAAGACCCTGAACACCAAGAGTCCCTTGTGTGCCCTGAGTTCCAGTACCAGTTAGACCTTGTGTTCCTTGTGTACCAGTTCCAGTTAGACCTTGTGATCCTTGTGAACCATTAACACCAGAGGTTCCTTGTGTACCTTGAGTTCCAGATCCAGTTAGACCTTGTGTTCCCTGTGATCCAGTAGAACCTAGTGTTCCTTGTGTACCTTGAGAACCTGCACCTGTTGCACCTTGTGTACCTTGAGTACCGGCAGTACCCGCACCTTGTGTTCCTTGAATACCTTGTGTACCGGGAGTTCCAACACCTTGTGTTCCTTGAATACCTTGAACACCAAGAGTTCCTTGAACACCCTGTGCGCCAGTTCCAGTAAGACCTTGTGTTCCGAATGTTCCTTGCAGACCTTGTGATCCAATAGTACCCTGTGTTCCTTGTGTACCAGATCCAGTAAGACCTTGTGTTCCAAGTGTTCCTTGTAATCCTTGTGAACCAACGATACCTTGAGTGCCAAGTGTTCCTTGTAGACCTTGAGTTCCTTTTTCACCTTGGACACCTTGAGATCCTTGTGAACCAGTTGTTCCTTGAGATCCTACAGCACCTTGAGTTCCTTGTGAACCTTGTGAACCTGTTGTTCCAAGAGTTCCTTGAATACCTTGAGAACCAGTTGCACCTAATGTGCCCTGAGTTCCCTGTGTTCCTTTTTCACCCTGAACACCTTGTGATCCTTGAGTTCCGAATGTTCCTTGTGAACCAACAGTTCCCTGTGTTCCCTTTTCACCTTGGACACCTTGTGTTCCCTGAGTACCAATGGTTCCCTGTGATCCAACAGTTCCCTGAGTACCTTGTGATCCTGTGACACCTAATGAACCTTGAACACCCTGAGATCCCTGAGATCCTGTTGTTCCCTGAGTTCCTTGTGATCCTGTTGCACCTTGAGTGCCTTGTGTGCCGAACGAACCTTGTGTTCCAGTTGTACCCTGCGATCCTTGTGATCCAGTCGCACCTTGAGTGCCTTGTGTTCCCTGCGTGCCGAATGAACCTTGGGTACCAGTTAGACCTTGTGAACCTGTTGTTCCCTGAGTTCCTTGCAATCCAACAGAACCTTGTGTTCCAACTGAACCCTGTACACCAAATGTTCCTTGAGATCCTTGTGAACCAACAGTGCCTTGTGTACCTTGTGCGCCGACTGCACCTTGTGTACCAAATGCTCCTTGAGTTCCAGTGAAACCTTGAATTCCAATTGCACCTTGAACACCTTGTGATCCAGTCAGTCCAATGGATCCTTGTGCGCCTTGTGGACCTGAGATGTTTCCACCATCAACCCAAAGAGATCCACTCCAAACCCAAAGATGTCCATTGTCAATTGCGATGTAAGAATCACCAGCAGAACCAACATAAGAACTTGGATATCCAGGAAGTGAAGTAAATGTTGGAACACTTCCTTTGATTACGATACCAGATCCAGCAATACCTTGTGCACCAGTCGCTCCAATACCTTGAACACCCTGCACACCTTGTGCGCCGGGAGGTAATTGGCTGGCTAATACTTGCTCGATTGGAAATGTCATTTAGAAATCGTTCCTGTTTCTTTCTATTTATAGATCAGTTTCAATATACAAACTGATGAAATCCAATCCTACAACCTGAGCAGCAGAGTTATTTGTTCTGAATTGTTGTACTGTTAACAATGTATTTCCGAATGGCATATTCACACCAGTATTTGACAACACCGTAGAATACGTATTCAATGTAGGATTAGTCATATCCATAATTTGAATTCCGATTGTATTTGAGTTTGGGGCAGCGAACATCGAAAAATCCCAAACGTTTACGTTTCCTACGTTGCAACGTAATCCAGTGTCTATGATAAGAGCACTAGTGTTTGTTGCATTTCCTATGATAGAAAGATTGTTAGAACTTGGTACCTGACCAATTCCAATAAAATTTTGAATTGTCAATGGATTGTTAGTGTTAGACAATGCAGTAGTAGTTGCAGAAAGTCCAATTAACATCGTTGCATTTGTGACTGGTGCTGGATCAGAAATTCCAAAACGTGAAACGAAAGTAAATCCGCCTTGACCAGTAGTGTTTCCTCTCAACCAACTTGCTGTAGCAACACGCAATGAACATGCACCACCAGCAACGGCAGTTGAAAGATATCCAATACGTCTTAGTGAATGATATAAAGTGGTTGCCAATACGGTTCTTGCGGTTGCAGTTCCTGCCATTGTAGGAGGTAAAATACCAATAGTGTTTGCAGCACCAGTTCCGTTTCCAGTCCAGTGCATATATCCGACATGATTACGACCAAAAAATGGTTGTACTGGTGAATCTAATCCAGAAGGTCCAACCCAAGATGGTAACACTCTTCCTGCAATACTCCTTCCGAATAATGTTATAGTATTTGTTGCTGGAGTTGGTGGCTGCGTGTTTGCTGCATATAAGTTGATACCAGTATTAAGAGATGATCCAGTCTTTCCGATTATTAGAATATTATTTCCAGTATCAAAAGTAAGATCAGGATCTCCAGCAAGAACTCCACCAAAATTAATTTGAATTTCGTTTGTATTACCGGACGCATCCGTAAATTCTGGATTCATTAATCTCCAAGTACCACCAGAAACAGTGTTGTAAACTAGTTGCATTACATAACCAGTTGGTCCGGTATCACCAACAACTAGTGGAGTATTATCATCTCTCGTAATGGTTTTAGCACCGAGTCCATTTGGATTGAATGTTGGTGTAGTTGTAGTATTGTTTCCTGCCGAATCCAATAGTACGAACAGCCCATCATACAATGATGCCAGTGCTGGACTGTAAGTTGCAGTGATCGTATCTGTACCAGTTGCGTCTGCGTATGGAACAACGTTTCCACTAGGTCCGACACCTCCTACAGTTCCTTGAACACCCTGTGTTCCTGCACCGGCAACACCTTGAACACCCTGTGATCCTGTTCCAGTAAGACCTTGAGTTCCCTGTGTTCCTGCACCAGTTGCACCTTGAGTACCTTGTGTTCCGGTTCCAATTGTACCCTGAGTGCCTTGGGTACCTGCACCTGTAAGTCCTTGTGTTCCTATACGACCCTGAACACCCTGTGTTCCTTGTGAACCAGTTCCAGTCAGACCTTGTGTTCCTTGTGTTCCTGCACCTGTTAGACCTTGAGTTCCTTGTGTTCCGGTTCCAGTTAGACCTTGAGTTCCTTGTGTTCCGGTTCCAGTCAGACCCTGAGTTCCTTGTGATCCTTGTGATCCAGTTCCAGACGCACCTTGAGTGCCTTGTGATCCGGTGTCACCAGTTGTTCCTTGAACACCTTGAGTTCCTGCACCAGCAACACCCTGTGTTCCTTGTGAACCAGTTCCAGTCAGACCTTGTGTTCCTTGCACTCCTGCACCAGTTGCACCTTGAACGCCTTGTGATCCGGTTCCAGTTAGACCTTGAGTTCCTTGTGTTCCAGTTCCAGTTGTACCCTGAGTTCCTTGCGAACCTGTTACACCAATTGTTCCTTGGGTACCTTGTGTTCCTGTTCCAGTCAGACCTTGAGTACCTTGTGATCCAGAGACACCGAGTGTTCCTTGAACACCTTGTGTTCCAGTTCCAGTCAATCCTTGAGTTCCCTGTGTACCAGTTCCTGTAAGACCTTGAGTGCCTTGTGTACCAGTTCCTGTAAGACCTTGAGTTCCCTGTGAACCAGTAGCACCCAATGTTCCCTGAGTACCTTGAGATCCAGTTGCACCTAGAGTTCCTTGAACACCTTGCGATCCAGTTGTTCCAAGTGTTCCTTGTAGACCTTGAGTTCCGGTTCCAGTAAGACCCTGAGTTCCTTGAGATCCTGTTGATCCAAGTGTACCCTGAGTTCCTTGCACTCCCGCACCAGTAAGTCCTTGGACACCTTGTGATCCCTGAATTCCAGTTAGACCTTGTGATCCAATAGCACCTTGTGTACCTTGAGTTCCTACAGAACCCGCACCCTGAGTTCCCTGTGTTCCTGCACCAGTTAAACCCTGAGTACCTTGCGAACCAATTGTTCCAAGAGTTCCCTGAACACCTTGTGATCCAGTTCCGGTAAGACCCTGAGTTCCTTGTAATCCAGTCGCACCTAGAGTTCCCTGTGTTCCTTGTGTTCCTTGTGTACCAGAACCAGTAAGACCTTGTGTTCCTTGTGTACCGGCAGTACCAGCACCTTGTGTTCCTTGAACACCTTGTGAGCCAGTTCCAATAAGTCCTTGTGTTCCTTGAGATCCAGAAGAACCTAATGTACCTTGAGTTCCCTGTGTTCCTGCACCAGTTAGACCCTGAGTTCCCTGCGATCCTGTTGCTCCTAGAGTTCCCTGCGATCCTTGCGATCCAGAGGTACCTAATGTTCCTTGTGTGCCTTGAGAACCAGTGGTTCCAAGTGTTCCTTGTGTGCCTTGAGTTCCCTTTTCACCTTGAACACCTTGTGTTCCCTGCGAACCAGTTCCAGTAAGTCCTTGAACACCTTGTGAACCAGTTCCTGTAAGTCCTTGAGTTCCCTGTGTTCCTGCACCAGTTGCACCTTGAGTGCCTTGTGTTCCGGTTGTTCCAAGAGTTCCTTGAGAACCCTGTGTTCCTTGTGAACCTGTTCCAGTGAGTCCCTGAACTCCAAGAGTTCCTTGAGATCCTTGTGTTCCCTTTTCACCCTGAACACCTTGCGTTCCTTGTGATCCAGTTCCGGTAAGACCCTGAGTTCCTTGTAATCCAGTCGCACCTAGAGTCCCTTGTGTTCCTTGTACACCAGCACCAGTTGCACCTTGAGTGCCTTGTATTCCTGTTCCAGTAAATCCTTGAACACCGAGAGTTCCTTGAGTGCCTTGTGAACCACTTCCAGTTGCACCCTGAGTTCCTTGAGTACCAGCAGTTCCAGCACCCTGAGTTCCTTGAACACCTTGTGTTCCAGAACCAGTAAGACCTTGTGTTCCAAATGTACCTTGTAAACCTTGTGTACCAATAGTTCCCTGAGTACCTTGTGTACCCGCACCTGTAAGACCTTGTGTTCCTTGTGTACCAATAGTTCCTAGAGTTCCTTGAGTACCTTGTACTCCAGCACCAGTTGCACCTTGAGTGCCTTGTCTGCCCTGAGTTCCTTGCATTCCCTGAACGCCTTGCGTTCCTTGAGTACCAGAACCAGTAAGACCCTGAACACCTTGTGATCCAATGGATCCTTGTGTGCCGAGAGTTCCTTGTGATCCTTGAGTACCAGAACCAGTAAGACCCTGAACACCTTGAGTGCCAATGGTTCCCTGAATACCGATAGTACCTTGAACGCCTTGTACTCCTGCACCAGTTATACCTTGCGAACCTGTTACACCAAGAGTACCTTGTGTACCTTGTGCAGATCCTGCTCGACCTTGAACACCTTGTGTACCTGCCGTCCCGGCACCCTGAGTTCCCTGTGATCCTTGAGTTCCTGGTGAACCAGCACCTTGAGTTCCCTGTGCGCCAGAACCAGTTGGTCCCTGAACACCTTGAACACCAGTGGTTGCAGTTACTTCCCAAGTATTAACAGATGGATTACCGTTGAAAATAAGTTCGACAGTAATTCCGGTAATATCAATTCTCATGTCATCTGAAATGTGTTCTATTGTAGAACCATTTCTTGCAATGAACAAACTATTTGCACTCCACATATTACCATCGGTAATTTGGATATATGCACCACTAGTTGGATTTAATGGAAGTGTTACAGTGAATGAACCAGATGAAGTATCTGCAATGATTCTATCACCATCGACGGCAGTGTAATCAGCAGTCTTTAATGCCCATGCTTGTAGCGCACCAGTAACACCCTGAGTACCAAATACACCTTGCGCTCCAGAAGTACCTTGAGTACCTTGCGCTCCTGTGGTTCCCTGAACTGCTCCGATATAATCAAAGGATATATTTGCATTTCCAGAGAATGGTCCAGACCCTGGAACCACACTTACAACTATGGAAGATGTATTTCTAAAATTTAGATGTTGTGCATATAGTGCATTCGCACCGTCTTGATATACAGAAACAGTGTTGGCTGCACTGTTGGCAGTGTCATAGGCATCACCGACAACCTCGACTGTCGATGCTACTTGAACTGGAACAGAATTTGAATCACCGATGTAAAGAGTGTTAGCCGCAAAAGAATATGCTAGTTCACCATATGCAAGAGAATTTGGTGCAGCATTAGCGGTAGATCTTTTTATCTGAATGATTGTGTTCTGAGTCATGGTTTAGAATATTCCACCATCAATATCTGGAAGAGTCTCAATGATGTAAGAATTAGTATTTGCATTAAATACTAGAACATCTCCGTTACGTTGACCAGATACATTCACATTATTAAGATCTCCTAAGCCAAGTGGTCCTGCCACTGGAGCCTTGGTAAAATTGACTTTGGCGATTTTGTTATGCGTATCAACAACAACTTTCCCAAGACCAACTTTGGACTTGTTTGAAAGAACTACTTTCATCTTGAAACGCTCGGATTGATTGTTAGAATTCCTTCGACAACTCTGGTTGTTATATTACGCAAATCTGTCATTTTTATATCATATACGTAACGACCGTATGGAATGTTTGCTGTATTAGCACTATCCATCCAAACCGTTACATTACCATTGTTGGCATCAGCAGTATTGAATAAAAAAGATGCACTAGTATTTGCTGATGTATAAGCCTTTCGAATTTGACCATTGAAGACGTAGCCATGCACATTTATCGTGGTTCCGTCATCCGCGATAAGGTCTAAATCTGTCTCGAAATCGGTCCCTTGATCGATGCAAAGGTCTGAATATGCGCCCATTTTATGATATCCATAATAGTTTGGTATTACAAAGTCTATTTATATCACAGGGGTATTGGGTGTTAAACGAATTCTACCGCTACTGTAGCCCCATTTGCGTAAGATGCAAATGGGTCTGATGTTGTCCAAGACCAACTAGACGAAGAGAAAGATGCAGAAGATCTGCTCAATTTATTGTCAAAATTTCCACCAAAAACAAGATAAGTCCATCCAGTATTAGTGGATCCTGTGATAGAAAGTTTGAATATGCCATTAACTAGATCACTATATGCCGAAGTAATTGCACTTCCATAAATCGCAGAAACTCCAGAAGATATACTTCCAGAAAAATGCGCTCCAGTTCCAAATCCTCTATTATCCCAAACAGACACTTTGGTAGTACCACTACTTTCACCAATAGTGACCGATTGAGTATCTAGAACTCTATAATCTTCCCACGCAGTTCCACTCCAGATCTTTGGATTTGCATAAACCCAAGTTGATCCATTCCAAATCTTAGGATATTTGTAAAATGGTGGTGTCCATGCTGATCCATCCCATATACGACTGACTGACATTTAAACACCAATCGCTAGATAGTGTACTGTTGCAGTTGAAGGAGTACCAGTACTAGAGTCACCTTGTAGCATTGCGTTGAATGTTGAAGAATTGAAACTGACCAATTGTGCCCAGAAATCGTAATTTCCGGCAGCACTATTAGCTGAGTTAACTGCCGTTAATTGAATGTTGTATACTGTCGTGAATGCGACTCCAGAAGCATAAGAGAATGAAGCTCCACCAGTTAGAGAACATGTGACGGTTCCCCATGCCATTTTCATTCCATTTGGTAGTTTTGTCCATCCAGAAGCAGCTAGAGTTCCACTAAATCCGGCAGTAGCATTTAGATCGAACCAAACGTCACCGACATTGTTTGCAGTTGGTGTTGCTGTGGCAACAAAAACTTCTCCACCAGATGTGTATCCACCACTTACATGTCTTAGATTTGGCGCACCACCTCCACCACCTCCACCACCTGATGTTCCTTGTGGACCTGTTGCTCCGAGAGTTCCTTGAACACCCTGTGAGCCTCCACCGCCACCGCCGCCGCCATCAGCACCCTGAATACCTCTGGTTCCTTGAACACTAGTTCCAGAAGTTCCTTGAACACTATTACCTCTAGTTCCTTGAATACCTTGAGCAGATCCACCAACTACTGCAAAAGATATGTTAGCATTGCCAAGAGATCCAGCACCAACAGAAACACTTATGGTTGGAGAGTTTACAAAATTCAATTTAACTGCGGTCATGGCACTAGTACCATTTGCAGTTACTGTTGCAGTTTGATCTGCATTAGCTGCTAATGACCACGCAGTTTGTGCTGCATGATATGCAGTGTTTACTGCTAAAGATGATGCTACATTAATAGAACTTGTAGAGTTTACAGAATCAGATACATTTGATTTGGTCAATATCGTTGACCATAAAGAAGTGTTACTTGAATTCGAAGTTAGCTGCCAAATGTTATGTCCAGAGTCAAATTGAATAACAGCATTTCCATTTGAACCACCTTGTTGAACAACAATAGATCCATTTCCATTGGAAGGCAGTGTGCTTCTGAGTATTACAGATTCGGAAGTTAGCAACCACTGACCGTTAATTATTTGATCATTTGATACAACAATATTGTTTGCCCAAATAGTATTAGCCACAGTAATATCGGAAGAAACTGCAATGCCAGTTCCATTACTTCTACTTACATGGAGAGTGCCGTTGTCAAGAAAGAAATCTCCAGTTTCTTTATGGAAATCTCCTTTGACTATCAGGTTAGCAAGGTCGATTAGACTATTTGTATCATTTCTCCAATGATCAAAGGTGTTTGCTAATGTAACATTAGGTATATTTGCGTATGCCATTAATTGACCCTGCCTAGTGATCTAATCATTTCTTTAATTTCCGAGATATCGTTCTTGAGACTATCTATCTGTGTTTGTAGACGCTCTTGTTTATTCTTTTCAAACATAATTTGTTCATGTTTCTTCAAGACAGAAGTATCTGTGTGCAATATAGCACCCGTTTCCATGTCTCTGACCAACTCTTTATGTTCTTTTACTTTAGCGTACATTCTATCCCGCTGGAAGAGCAGTGGCTCTCATATTCTGAATGATTGGTGGAACACTAGGGTCAGCCGCAGTCATAACCAACTTGATTGCGAAATACTTGAAGTTTCCACCTAGAGGATATGTCACTCCATTTTCAATATAGAACAATTTAGTGCTTGTCTCATCTGGTCTAAAAATCAATTCTACTGGTGTCAACGTATCAGGAGAAATATTATTACTCTGTAGATACATCCTCTTCCACTTCTTATTATCAAAACTATCTGGATCAGATCCAGAAAGAACTTTATAGTAGGCTACTACATTAGTGCCTTGTGGTCTGATTGCATCGACATATACTCTCAAATCTCCTGCATCGAATCCATCCGCTAGAACAATTTTCTTAGTTAGATATCTAGCCAATGCATTTCCGCCAGAAGTACCATCTTCCGAAATAATAACTGCTGTGGCATTAGAAGTTCCAGCACCACTGATAGTGATGGTTGGAGATTCAACATATCCACTACCAGGATTGGTTACAATGATTGCACTAACAACATTTGGAACGGTGTTGATAGCATATGCAGTTGCTGTTGTTCCGAGAGGCAATTGTGGAGCAGAAATTGTCACAATTACGTTGGCTACGTTACTATAGTTACCACCACTTAGTAATGTGATATTTTCATTGTAGATTCCACAATCATTGATTAGATATTCTTCTGTGATCAATGAGAGTCTTTCACTATTGAACATAGGGGATATGTCCGAATCATTTGTTCCGACAGTCACCTCGATGAACATAGAGTTTGCATTTCCAGCAAAAATCTCTCTCTTTCTATTTGTGGTTACAGAAGATGTCTTTAAGTCTGAACTGAAATTATAAATCTTATCTCTTTCAATTGCAGTGAATACCGAATCCATAACCTGTGTTCTTGCCAATGTAGATCTGAAGGCATATTGCAATGTTGTATTTGGGAACGTGATGTCACTGCTGTGAAGCATCATGTTGTGAATACCGACATTAGATATTGGAGGAACAACGTTGAATAACAATGAAGATTGAGATCCACTGCTGAATACTGCCTTATTGATTACGAACATCATGTCTTCGTTTTGGAACGGAGTCCAAGTAGAAGCATTCTGGCTTCTAAAGAAACTTCCAATATATGGTTGTTCACTGACTCTTCTCTTGTTCGGATCTCCAATGACAGTCTGACCCAATTCCGCGACCCACACTTCATATGAAGGAGAATCAGAGTACACCACTATAGCATATTCTTGATTTGGTGACAAGTAAACTGGATTTGAGAATGAGAACTTAGTTAGTGTTGTCGCATTAGAAGAACTTGGAAACGTAGTAATGCCATCTGTGATATTTACGTTTTCACATGGAATTGTAATAGCTGCCAGTACACTTTCTGTTGGATATCCATTAGAAGTTGTGACAATTTTGACTGTTACTGGAAGTTGTATGTCATTGGTTACTCTATTTGGCTTATTCTTAAAGAATAGGTCTATAGATGAAACGAAAATACCATAATCAGTCTTGTTGGTATTCGGTTGCGGAGTAAAGAATGTTTGTGCCACAGGATCTCTGAGTCTTCCTTTGCCACTATTTGGAATATTAGCAATAGGAGATGGAGTCGATGGAGTCGTAAAACGATTCTGTGGTGGAGATACTGGTGCTGGTGGAACAACCGGAGTCATCTTATCAAATGATTCTAGTATTCCAGATGCAACAAACTTACTCGTCGCCAACATCTGATTATCTGGATCATTCTTGTTGAGAGTGTCTGTGATTGTGAAAACTCTTTCACCAGTTCTAAACTTGTAGGTATTTGTTTCTGGAAGTTGATATATTCCAGCAATTGTTCCCTGTTCATCCACATATGAAACACCCAACGAATATGTGGTATTTCCAGTGATTCCAGTAATTGCAGTATCTAATACAAGGTTAGATCCATTGATCGTGTTGACTCTTGCGCTTTGACCTAATCCACTGCCGGATGTTACATATACAGTATTTCCTAGAGCAGTAGATGGTGGTGGTGATGCCAAACATAGAACTGTGGAAGTGGCATTTGTTCTTGGTACTACACCATGATTGTGTTCATATGATGCAACAGTAAAGAAGCTACCAGTCTTGGTAGAAACTACCATATTGCCACTATTGAACTTGGTGTTGAACACTAAGCTAGTGATATTCGCAGACTTTCCATTTCCTAAGTTATAGAGGAAGCGCGCAGTGCCTACGTTACTTGCGGTACCATTGATAGGCTTGACTACAAGTATTCCATCACTAAACTTGAAGAATTCAACTCTTGCCGAGAATGTGTTGGACGAAATTGCACCATTTGGAGACGAATAGATTATATCCCCATAATTGAAGTCTGTCGAACTAAATGTATTAGCACCAATGGCTGCTACATTCAGAGATGTATAATTATCATTTACGTAAATTGTATTACGTCCATAAATTGGAGACGTAGCAATTACTGTAGCATATCCTCTCGTTGTGCTACAGTACAATCCTTCTGATTGTGTATATGCGCTTGCCAAATAACCAGCAGTAAGAACGATCTTCGAAGATTTCTGAACGAAATTATCTACATTAGTGTCATCAAAAAAGAAGTGCGCTGCCTTATCTGGCTTTAGATTATTCGCAACAAACAGAACCTCTTTGGATCTGATATATGGAATTACAGTAGTAGTGTTTGCCATTTATTTACCTTAATTATAGCAGCTTGACCGAGCCACCAGATGCTCTAGCGCCGCCGCCAGCAGCCAGAGTCAAACTATTCGAAATTGCCGGTGCAGTGATAGTCTTCTGGACGACAGCAGATGGAACAGAAGTCTGAATCAACGATGCCGTAGTATTCGTAGTACTCCAGTATTTATTCCAGTTTATAAACCCATATCCAAGATAATTCAATCCAGAACCGATACCAATTCCACCGACAACATACGATGCACCATGTCCAATACTGAAAATTGGATTGTTTGTTGATAGAGTCGAAGTGATTCCACCAGTTGTTGGTAGTGCTGTGGTTCCAGCCAATGGTGGTGTCGATACAGACACAACATCTGTTGGTGGAGATACAACAACTGGAACCAATGTAGTACTCATCCAATAGTCACTATCTGGAGTTAGTCGAACGCTGCCGTCAAATTGACCAAATAGATATGGCTGAACACTTATAGACTTAGTAGCAGTATTCTGCACAATCGCAGGAGTTTCAGTGAATGATAGGCAGAATGTCTTATCATTTTCCTGATATAGAGAACCACTACTCGAAACTAGATTCAACTCAGTAGCAGTTGTTATCTTGTATGGCTTGAGTTCATTAAAAGATAACTGGCAGATCAAATCTGGATTCTTGTTATCTGCGATATTGAATCCATCGAATTGATCAACTAGAATACCATACTTTTCTTTCTGTAGAGCAGAATCTTGATACAATACTGATTGATTTCTAGCACTTTCTTCAAGCAAGCTCAAAGATGTGTAGTATTCGATATGTTCAATTCTCTTTTCCAAGCTACCAATATCACGCATTGTGTAACGACGATTTTCAAAATATGACAACTTAATATCGCGAATATCAGCAGTATATGGTGGAATATAGATTGTATAGAGTGTCATTCCGTTATCAGAGTCACTTGGAGTGTGAGGTACGATAGCTGGAGTGCCAGTTAGAAGCTTGAATTCTTTGTCCTGAGTCGCAATCAACTTATCTATTCTTGGTAGATAGAATGCATAACTCAAATTCATAGGATCATCTTGATCTGGAATATACAGACCATTAATATTGAAACTTGATACGTTTGCATCGGTTCCGATTGTTCTAGTTGGTCTAAAGTCAATAGCATCTCTTAGAGAGAACGATCCAATTGTCTTTGAACTGTATAGTGGAATCTGATTATTACTATACGCGGACAGTGAATATGAATCAGCACTAAAATAACCCTGCTTATCATCATGATCAAAATATTGTGCCATCACAACAATTTGACCTGCTGGTGGTTGTGCGGTATCTCTTAAAGTAATAAATGCATGATCATAGTAATTATCATTTTGACCACTATCAAACATATAATTTGAAGTGATATCGATGGCATTTGTAGTATTTGGAGGATATAGAATATTTCCAGAATCATAGATTGCAATGATGTTTATTACATCTGGAACATAGAGAGATTGTGGAACACCAGGAACTCTTTGAATTGTTGTGTTACTTGTAAACCAGACATATCCATTTGCTTTATCGATATATGTATTGGCATCACCGTTTACTGGCGCACCATTGGTGTACAAATCAGTAGTAGCCAAAGTGGTATTTGCAGTATTGCCGTAAAGTGTCTTAGACCTTCTGTTACCAGAAATTTCCGAATTCTTTACTCTGACATTAACCAATACATCAGCAGCAAAGTCTCCAGAATAACCACTGAATAATTTCATTTCAGTTTCTGATATTCTATATATGCTTGCCTGTGCTGGTCCACCAACACTAGGTCCATTTACAAAATCAATTGGTGTTCCGTTGATTGCAACGTTAGAGTTTGCACTATTAGTTACAAATACTGAAAAATTCAGATTACTAGTGACTGGAGAAAGATTCTGTCCATCAGAACCATAATAGAAAGATTCGTATGGACCTAATTCCGAGCTAATTGTTGCGTTTGCACCTATGAATGTGACATTCTTAATTAGCTTCTTGTGCATGAATTCAGCACTTGTTATGCTGCCTTGGGCAATATATGACTCTGGAAATCTGAATAGAAGTTTGTTTAGATTTGTAGCCTGAACAAATGTATTTCCACCCACACTCTTACCAGAAACATCAATATCCATACACGCTTTACCATCAAGAGTGTCTGGTCGTCCTGCTGATGATTGTGTACTATATATACGTTTCGCTACATCATATACTATTGGTGTTTGTACGACAGAATCAATATCTTTTACAGAGAAATTGAGTGATACTATCGTACTTGAATCTGGAACCACAGAGAAATTTCTATCTACTGTGGCGATTTGTGTGGTACCATCATATGATATAATCTTTCTGATATCACCAATAGCAGTTCCGTCAATAACGCTGATATCAATATTATCATATGCTCCACTCTGACTTGCGGCATTGGAATACGCATTGTTGCCAAACTGAATTGTGTTCAGTGTAGGTGTACCTGTAACTCCAAGTATCAATGGAGAAGTGTTTAGGTCTAGAAGATATGCATAATATGTAATATCTCCAGCTTTCACAATGTTTCTTATCTTTGTTGTACCAATCTTAGTCGAACGATAATCTTGTAGAGTATCTGTGTTTATGATACCAGATTGTACTGTATGTAAATCTACTGTTTCAAATGCCGCAATGTCGAAAGAAGTTAAAAATCCAGCATATACGTTAGATACTGTAACGTAATTTCCATATTCCAAGGATAAATCATAATCCGAACTTGTACTTGTTGTTCTCGCCTTATCTACTGGAATCTTGGTTGTTGCGATAGTTTCGAATTCAAATCCTTTGACATATCCTTTACCAGCATCGATTGCAAGATCGAATACGGCAGTATTTGCAGTATTTGCTTCTGGTGAAGCTTGCCATGCAACTACAGTGTAGTCACCAGATTGGTCATAGGTTCTTCTGGCAAGAGTCTTTTCTATATCAGAGTATAATGGGTAATCAACTTGCTTTGTGATAGTCCCATTTTCAACACGAAGAAGCTCGAAGAACTGGCTATCATCAACAGAATCCAGAGTTCTCTTAGAGAGAACTAGATTGAACTGGAATCGATCAGCACCCGGTGCCTGATAGTTGAAGGAACCCTGTGCAGGATCTAATAGTGATGAATCTTGTGAAACATCAATAATTGTCTCGTCAATCTGTAGTCCGACTCTGTATGTTGGGGTGGATCCATATGGGTCTAGCACGATTGTCTGTGGAGACACGTAGACAAAGTAGCCACCGACGTAGAAAATACCTTCGTTAATAGAAACAACAGAACCTGTAGTATTCGCATTAGAAGAAATTAGTGTTGCTTTGATCGTTGTATCGACTGGAACTTGAATTGATTCACCATCACCAAGTTCAGTTCCTCTCAAATAACGAATCATTAGAGTTGGGTATTGCTGTGTTTCATCCACAGCCAAGACATAAGCTGCCTTGTTATTTACAATTCCATCATTCGTAATAACCTGATTGTTAAAGCTGGATGGAATGATATCACTTAGGTTATATTGCTGTTCTACTTTTATGGACTTAACTTTGGTGTCTATCGATAGATGACCACCATGAACTGGCGAACCATCTTGGAAAACGTGATCACCGAATGACTTGATCTGATTCTGTAAGATAGATTGGATTTGGGTCAATTCTCTGGCTTGGACTGCTTGCCCAGGCTTGAAGAGAATTCGCATGTAATTACTATCCTTCGGACCACCAGTGGCTTCAAAGTCATCGTAATATGGGTTATTGTTAAAATCCATTATTTGTTACCTAAAAAGAGAGAACCAGTTTGATCTGTTCTGTTTGATATGGACTACGCACAATTGGAAGCCTGTTTTCTATATATAGGGTTTCACCCGAATATAGTCTATATGCCGGTGGTGAGAGAGTGAATGCCGTTACTGCATTTAGCTGTACAGTTCCCTTTATAGGGGTAGAATTGGCGAAGGTTCCCTGAACATTAGTTAGCCACAATTCGTTATCTGTCGTTCTCCAGTTTACAACGATTCCAGAGAATGTCGCAGTAGCCAAAGAACTTCCTTGGTACACGGTTTCATCCAATCTGAAATTTGAGTTGGCTGGTGGAGAAGCAATTCTTGCGATATATGTGGTTGTGTAATTAATGTTGTTCAAGTAACTTCCGTCTACTGAACTCTTTGGGTTTCGCATTATCATTACCTGACGATAATCGAAAGCATCCAGATTTGTTGTTGTTGGAATGGTTCCATTCTCATCGGCATCCAAATTCACACTAATCATCAAATTTGTTGCACCCAATTCATATGCCGAGTTCGAACCATGTCCATTTTGTGGTCCAATAACGGCAACGATATTTGCATTGCTGGTTCCAGTATCTGTTATAGTAATGATTGCGTTGGTATATCCAGAACCACCATTCAAAACATGAATCTTGTCAATGACACCATTCACAACATTAGCGGTTAGGTTTGCAGAAACTCCATCACCAACTACGGTTATGATATTGGCAGAAGTGCAACTTCCGTTTGCCTGATATCCCGCACCACCATTGATAATCTTGATAATATCAAGTCTTCCGTCTACAGCATTGGTTACTACGGCAGTCTCGGACAGTACTGGCATCCAATCTTTGGTGAAGAACTTTTCCTTCACTCCAGATGGAATGGTATACATGTATTTCCACTTATATCCATCTCCAGTTTCGATATATGGATTTTCTGGAAGCTGTCCATCGATGGTAATCTCTGGCATACTGGTTGAATACGCTGAAAACTTATTATAGAGGCACTTGAATACCTGATCTCTGGTGTTTCTTACATAGAAGCTATTCGCAAATTTTGGATAGCTTCCTTGATTTTTGTATATTGAATTGGAGGAATAGTTGGCACTGAATACACTGTTCACAACAAGCTGAACGTTACTAGTTATCGATACTACTTCCTTAGTTACTAATGGAGAAGTGTTAGAATCTCCATACATGGTAACAAAATCACCTACAGATAGGTTAGATGTGAAGTTGGTTCCGGTTCCTATGATCAAATTGGAACTTACGTTCGCATTGGCTGTTCCAGTCAATGGAGAGTAGCTATTGTAAGCATAAAGATCTAGTGTTTCTGTATATTCAGAATAAATTGTATTGGATTTCCAATCTACTCTTGGAATTACAAGAGACATATCAGATGCGGTTGTTCTCTTTAAAGCAATCATGTCTAACATAGCAGAATTGAGATCAGATGTAGTCTCTGTTGGCTGTGGCGCAACATTAAGATCCCAAGTCAATGGTCTAGAAATGCCAATATAGGCATTAGATGTACTTCCAGTCAGCATCTCTTTGTATGCTGTGGCTGACAGAACTCTATTTTTGATTGTGTTTAAGTTTTTCATGTTTCTATTTATTTACCCACCAGTTGAGACTATTTGGTAAGATACGTTGTTGAAGGTTGGATAGATGAACCAAGGATATACATTATTCAATGTTACTGTCGTTGGTGTGTCACCATCTAGCGTTAATATATTCCCAGTTACACCTATAATACTATTAAAATATATTGTTCCGCCGACGTTGTATGAGATAATATCGGTTGCGCTAACAACAGTTTGTCCTACGCTATCTACAACCACTATTGTTGTATCTCCATTCGAAGCAATTAAACTACCACTACCAACAATCCTAGTGTTACTTTCTAGTACTAGTTGATTAGCCGAGGCTATTGAAGATATGATCTTCACCTGTACATTTGAATTATTCGAACTGATAACCAACAAGTCATTAGCTTTGGCACTGGTAAATGCAGTGCCAGAGAATCCTTGTACGATTCCAGTTGGAGAGAAAGAATCTGTTGTAATAGTACCGACATTTCCATTGGAAATGATCTTGTCTAGATCAGAAGTAACCCCATCTTCATATTCAACGATATTAAGAAGTTGGTTATAGCCGAGTAGTTTCATTCCAGATGGGTGGATAATATCCAGCAATGCCTGTCTGTATTCTTCCAATGCCTTTTCGGCAATGACGACATACGAATAGTTGTGATACTTGACAGCATCCTGTAGTCTCTTATCCGCACTCAAGAATCCGTCTGTGTTCAGATAGAATCCATCATATCGAATCAATCCATTCAGGAACTCTGCATTTGCTTTTGCAAGACCGTTTCCATAGGAAACTGCATTGGAAATTCCAGCATTGAATGTGGCAAACTTCAAGTTAGCCGAAGTATTAATAGCACCAGAGTAATCGTATAGTCTGATTTGAGAATTACTAGTATTGTATGATTCGACCGTTGCATAGTATGTATAGGTGTTAAGGTTTGCACCTTGATATACGAAATCTCCACCTTTGATCATACCGAACTGATCACCGACATTACTCAAGATAAGATCACTAATTCTTAGAGATACTCTTGGAGTGTCTATATAACCAGATCCTCTACTTGTGAATCTGAAATCTTTGATTCTCCCAATATCGTCTACAGTTGGAGTTAGGTTTGCACCTTCACCATAACGATATGCAACTAATATTGCACCACCTCCACCACTTATATCACTATCTATTGCAACATCAGTAGTTCTATATCCTTCTCCGCCATTAATTACACTAGCAGAAATTATAACTCCATCGACATCTGTGGTAAAATCAAATGTTGCTCCACGACCATTTCCAATACCACTAATATAAATTGTGTCTGTAGTGTTATCGTATCCACCGCCACCATTAAGAATTTCTATATTGGCAATCGTTCCTAGATCTAGAATATATTGTCGAGTGTTAGCCCAATTGCTAAAGTTAGTTGGGCTACTTGCAATATTTGGATAATATAGATATGACAAATCTGTATTGAACGCAGAAGTTGGAGTAATGGTTGGTACTTGTGAATATCCACCACCACCATTCTCCAAAAATACGGATTTGATTGGTGCAATAGTCAAAACTTCAGTAGATAATGCTCTACTCAAAGCAGTATTGATGTTTGCACTGGACATATTTGGAAATAGGTATGACGCGGTATTTAAATGAACATTTGCATAGGCATATATTGAATCTGTGACTACTCGGAATGCAACAGAATTATCTGCATCGATTTCTGATATGATTGCATTCGCACCACTTCCATTATCACCTATCTGTGATGTGATAGTGATGATGCTGTTTGTCCATTGTCTGAATCCATATCCACCGTCATTAACTACTATGGACTGAATCTGTCCTGTGGTTACATTGTTGACGTATGCGACTGCCTTTGAAGCTGTCGCAGTATTACCTAATCCATTCACGAAGACAACTGGATCTCCAGTTCTGTATCTCAATCCTCTATTTCTTGGATCTATTTTTAGATTCGAAATAGATCCGATGATCTGTTCTGAGAATATGACTACCATATTTCCGTTAATATCAGGAACACTAATTTCGAGATTCTCACCATTATTAAATGTGCGATTTAGATTCGAAATATAGAGTTCGAAAATATCGGCATTAGTTCCAGAATCGATGGTTCTGTACGCCGATTCTATAATACAACTTGCTCTTGATACTGAGCCAAATGCCAATCTCTTGTCTAGTGTGCTTACATCGAAAGATGAACTGGTATTTGATGTGGTAAGTCTCAATGCAAGTGGAAGTTTCCACTTACCATCCGATGCCTTTAGAATATTTTCTTTTGGATATAGAACGTCGATATCCTGCTTGTACAAGACTCTGAATAGGAACTTGAGAGATTCTTCACTACCTTTCTTCTGATAGAATTCGCGAATCTGTTTGATAAGCTTTGGCTTGTCTGCTAGAATATCTTCTGGAAAATATGGTAGAAATTCATTTCTAAAATGCTGAATAAATTCGTCCGTAGTCGCATCGATATCAGAATAGTCCAGCAGTTTTCGAGTCTGATATAAGACCTTTCCAGTGTTTACGTCATCCAACCACTGATAATATGCCTTTACGAAATTGACAAATGCAGGATGATCAGACTTGATAAAGTCTGGTATCTGATTATCAATCAGTAAAGATATTTTATTAGGAGTTGTCATTTATTAAACTGTCCTAATATTCACTGTAATTGCTGATGTATCATAAGGATCTAACGAGATTATGGTGGACTGTGATGACTTGAAATCCAGCTTATTTGGCTTGGAGTGAATCTTCAAGACCTTGAGTGGTTCACTAATATCTATTGGATTGAAATTTGACAATACCATCTTTCCATTTACGTAGTCGATTGTACCAGCATTTGCATCTAGAATTTTCTTGACACCATTACCATCGAAATAGTAACTTCTTAGAATACCAGTTTGACCTTGAATCGTAGCCGTAATCTGTGCCGTGGTTGTAGGGAAATCATTTACTGCTGGAATGATAGACAATACGGCAGTGGTATAACCGACACCGGGATTCGTAATCACTACATTCTTTAGTTTTCCGTTGACGATAACAGCAGTCATCGCAGCACCAGTACCGTCTCCATCAATAACAATCGATGGAGTCTTTGTGTAGTTGGCACCCGGAATTACGATACTGACACTTTCAATTCCAGAGAAGGATTCTGGTGTTTCTTCTAGGAAGATACTTCTTTCGATACCAGAAAAATCATTCTGAGTATATGCAGGTGTACTGAATATTCTATCAAGAGCGGTCGCGCCTCTTCTTAGTTCAGTCTTGAAATCCAGTGTGTAGGTTTCTGAGGTTCCCATTACTGGACTTAGACGCTTCTGAATATAGACATCTGCCGTAGATGATTGAATCGAAGGATCGGTGTCATCGATGTATCTTAGCAACTTCGAAAGCTTGAAGGTAGACTGGAAGTTATTCAGAGTGTCTACTGCAAAATTGCTGATTGACTGTTTAATCGCAGCCTGTATCTGTCCAGAATTCATGGTTGTTTGGCGAGGATCATAGGTTACGTCAGCAGTGATCATTACGTAGTTGTAGTTTACGTCTACGAATTCTGGTGTTACAGTCATGACACTGAAATTTCTGATAACGTCAGTAATCAAATATTGTTTCTCTACTTCTGTTACTTGATAGCCAAGCTTTGGTTTTGCCGCAACGTAAACCTTGCCATATACTGGTGGTGTCACTTCTTCGCCACCCCAAACATTGACCGCATCGAAGTATGGGTACTTCTTGTTGATCATGGTAATGTAATCGTATTTGGTTACTGCACGATTGTTTGAGATGAACGATTTTGGTGCAGCAAACTTGATGTCGTCTACCAGTTCTCTGATGGAACCACCGGCAGATTTGACGTATGTTGTGGTATTAGAAATAGATCCAGCAAGAAGTGGAGTCAATAACTTAAACACTTCCAGACCATTGGCAGCATCACCAAGACTATTGATGTATGAGACTGCCACCAGATTGCCGTCCTGCAATCCAGCACCGAAGATATCATCACCAAAATAGATCCTGTAATTCCCGTTCTGTCCTTCTTCAAGATAATAGACTTGACTGGTTGTAAGAACTTCGGTTGAATCGGTGGCTAGTGTGTATGTGTTTTTTGATAGTTCTGTCGAGGACTTCTGGACAATAACTTGTAATGTAGATGTATCGATATTTGCATCTGGAAGCTCAAAGATCTGCTTTGGATTTGTTTGGCTATCGACTACGAATACGTATGATGCCAATGAACCTTCCTTGATTTTCACATCATTGAACTGGAATACGTTTCCGACATTCGAAGTTACATAGGTATCAGTTGATAAGAATATGTAAGACTTTCCATCGGAAGACTGGCTGCTGAATGATGAAAATCTTGGTAGAGTCAATGTAGTTGTTGGGTCTGAATTGGCTTTAGTTATGGCAACGTTTACTAGTGCAAGAGACGATGTAGTTGATCTTGGAGTATAACCAATCAATTTTGCATGTGATACGGCAGACTGTCTTAGTGCAGATGAATCTAGGAACATTTCATTGGCTACCATATTGAGGTAGAATGAGTTGTAGTGGGTGTTGTAGGCTAGAATGTCCAATAGGATGTTAATACCAGCACCTTCAAAATCAAAGTCTGAGAACTCTGATTGAGACTTAAGATATGTCTTCAGATTACTCTTGATTAGATCGAAATCAAGATCTGCTACATTTAGTTTCGTTGCCATTTACTATATCCTATCTTAAACGTTCTAGGAAGAACGTAACTGTTATTGGCTCTGCTACATTAGACATGAAGAATTCGATGGTAACATCAAACCCATTTCCATCAGTATTCTCCACTACATAGACGTTCTGTAAATCGACTCTAGGCTCGAAATTGGTAATAACATCTGTTATTTCCTTCGCCAGAATCTGTGCAACAACCGGATCTATTGGTTCGAAGAGCATTTTTCTGACATTCGACCCTATTTCTGGATGGAATGGTTTTTCATAGTGATTGAGAAGAATCAGGTTCGTGAGTGACTGCATAATAGCATTTACACCCACTTTCTTATTCACATCCTTTTTGACGGGATGTGGAATAAAATTAAGGTCTAAGTCTTTATATACTCTGCTTGATTGTGCCATTATCGTTGTTTCTTCCAGTATTCTTTATTTATCACGCTATGCAACCGCAGTTGGCTTGAGATTTACAAGCTGGTTTCTGGCATAGGTTGCATGGTCTTTTAGGGTTCCATATGGCATTGCAGACTTCAATGTTCCATCGGCGTAGGCAATATGGATCCAACCCGGACCACCAGTGGTAGTATATTCCAACAAGAATTGTTTGGAGATCTTTCCAACTAATGAGAATATTTCTGTCGCAGCATCAAATGCCGAGATCGAAACACCATTTTTCTTGATTGCTGAGAAATCAACCGCTCTTGCCAAATCGTGGTCAGATGGCTTATAAACGCCAGCAGTAGTGTGCGAAGCACCAGATGGTAGGTCTGCTTCACCTCTTCTATAGCAAGAGGTGATGGTGAATGTGAATCCTGCTGCCAATATTGGTTCTACAATGTTCTCAGATAGCTTGACAATATTGCATAGTAGTTCTGCTTGAGTTAGACCATACTGATCCTGTAGCTTTCTACTTCCACCTTGTGTATAGTCTGCTAATGTGAAGTTCTTGGATACCTGTACTTGCTTATAATCATCCTTTAGGGTGACAGATCCACAAACAACAGCCTTATTTGTTCCACCAGCAGGTGGTGTCACACCGTCGCCATCTTGAGTTAATGGAGCAGTATCTGTAGCTGGCAATCCGGCGTCTGCGAGTATCTTATTGTATGTTTCTTTTGGCATTTCAAAATCGTCGTTGACTGATATGATTTCAAAATGAGTCGATCCGGCATCGATATATGCAGGAGCATCTGTTTTGGTGTTTCTTGCTTCTGGTGCTGGAATTCCAGCAGCGGATCCAGTTGCTGCCGAAGAAGCACCACCCGGAGAAGCTGCACCTTTCTTGATACTAACATCACCACCATCAATCTTGACTATTCCTCCGTTGACATCTACTGTACCGCCACCCATTTTGACGGATGTACCCTTAAGGTTCATCGTGCCGCCAGCTTGGAAGTTACCAGATCCTCCAGCAGTCAGATTCAGTTCACCATCAGAAGAAACCTTTGTTGATCCTCCACTGATATTCAATTCATCAGATGCAGTTAGATGCTGAGTTTTTGCAATAACTGTGGCATCGTCAGTGATATCGATATTCAGAGATTTTGCCTTGATGTTTAGTTCTTCTCCGACACTAAGATTCATCTTTCCACTAACTTTGACATCTAAGTTGTTTCCACCTTCAAGGTATATGTCGCCACTGGCATGAATAAGAACGTCAGAATCGACAGTCAACATTGCCTTTCCAACAATATAAACGTGATCATCACAAAGGACAATCTTGAAGTTGTTTCTAACTATCTCTTCAATCTTTGAGCCGGTTGGATAGTATTCCTGAAAGGATCCAGTTCTGTGTGCCAGCGTTATTCTTTCGGCACCCGGTGTGTCGTCAAATTCCAGAGAATGACCAGATTCTGTTTCTAGAACTTGGTTGAATGGATACTTTGGTGAATATGCTGGAGGTGGTTCTTTGAATTTCGTGTCATTCGCAGTCTTGATGAATGGATATGTCTTGTTCTTTCTTGAGGAAATCACATCATATGAATGTAAATCATTTCTTGAAAGACCAGTAATAGAAGGTCTATTGGTCTGATCCGCATGAGGATATCTCAGAGATTCGACTACTTCACTGTTTGCAGTATTAGCCTCGGAAATCTGTATTCCAGTCCCATCAGTCTTATAGGTTCTGGATACTACTTTCTTAGGTGATTTCTTGATTACTTCTGGAGTACGAATATCGTTGAATCCGACAGCAGAAGTTGCAGGATCAGCATTGAAGTTTGGTATGATTCCCATCATAATAGGAACCTGTGCATTTCTTCCATCTGCGAAGAAACCGAATACCATATCAGCCTCTTTTGGAGTGGTAAATGTACCAGTGTTGAGAGCATTGACTGGATGTGCCCAAGGTAGATGCTCTGACGGAATATCAGATAGACTTGCCGAATTCCATCCAAAGATACGAACTTGGCAACGCCCTAATCCTAGTGGATCGCTGCGATTTTCAACGATACCCATCCACCAGACAAAACCATCCAGACCAGCATAATTCTTTTCTAAACTCATGATTTAATTAACTCGTTCAACTTCGTGGAGTTGTTAACTGGAACAGGCATATAATCGCTGATACTATCTGATAGCAATTCTATGGAACAGGTATACACATCACCAATGAATCTGTGGTGTACTGCCGATACTAGATATTTTCCACTTCTGACTTTGTTTAACTCTACTGCCTGTTCTTGTGGATTATACTTCTGAACTTCAACATCGATAACCATACCAGTTTTCAATAGAATGTCACCGGGAACAGTTCCGATCATCTTGAACAAATGTAACTGTCCAAGTTTTGATATAGTCTGACACATCCAATCTTGAGGAACGGCAGGATTTACATTTGGATCCGAATCCTTTACTACAACATACTTCATCATATTTGAATAGCTATCGTAGAATGTAGTTCCGAGGCGATTCTTAAATCCATTCAGGGTTACTTCTTTATTAAGGATACCAGTATTTTTTAAATCTACTGAATTAAATTTGAATGGCTTGAATTGCTTGGTGATTATGTCAAGTGTATTTAACGATGATGAAAATGAACCATAGCGACTCGCTTTCATGATATCGAAATCTTCAATGATTTTTAAGTATGTAAACGTATAAGAGTTTTTAATCACATCACCATCAGTCTTATCTCTTTCGGAATAGGTAGCATATGACGGTTTAGCTAGAAGGTCTTCGTAAGATGAGAAATTAAATCCATCACGATTTTCATAAAAGAAATACAAAGTCCCTTTAGGAGAATATGCGCGAGTACCCAACCACATAATTGCCTCGAAAGGATTCATTCTTGGGATAATAATGTCATAGTTGCTACTGGTCTGAGTTATGTGCCCAATCTTCTTTTTATCCACTTTTAAATAGTTAAGTAATATATCATTCACCATTGCACTTATATTCAAGCCTTTGTACGATTTAGAAATCATGATTTGTGGAGAAAGTATCATTTCCTCAGAACATAGGTGTAAGGTATAGTTCTGAACACCACCATCAGAATCCCTATCAGATATTTTGTAAATTCTGAATACTTTTTTCATCGGTTTGTTTAGAGTTGGCTTATCTAATTCCAATTCTATAAATTCATTTCCATGAAGTTTAAAAGTTGAAATGAGTTCGGCACCATCACCAAGACGGATCATTCCAGTCATACAAGGACTAAAAAGGTCTTCATAAAGATTAAGTTCAATTATGGTCTGACTGATATCCAGTACTTCACCACCACTAGTATAGAGGTTAGCTTTGGATAGTTTGTAAGAATATGTTGTATGTAAGGCTTCTGTCATTTTATGTCAGTAGATTAGCGAATTCATTTTCAATACGTCCAGCAAAATCTGCATCAACTACGTTCACGCTTCTCTTGTCTTCATTAACAGATACCTCATAATCATATGCAGTAACTGCAACGTGATTTGTTGTTATTGTTATATCGACATTGATTCCATCAGAATCTGGAATTAAAATACTCTCTGTACTTATAGGTATGATCGGCGTATTCAGAGTAGCAAGTGTATTTGGTAGTATTGAATTTGTCGAATTATCATAATATGATGTGGTCAATTCTGTTGTATAAAGTTGACTGTCTATAGCACCATTCTTGTTGGTAGTTACAGTAACCTGTTTTTCATGATGGTGTATCTGAGACTGAGCATTTGCTATAGAACCATACTTGTCAGTTAAGTAATTATCAAATGCCTGATACTTTAACGGAACATCATAGTACGGATCAATATATTCATTGGCAAACATCACCATCCAATAACGATTCGGATCACCATATAGCTTATGAGAAATAATTTCAGGTGTGTCTCCTTCATTCATATCATAAGCATAAAATAATTGACTGTTATTCAATACTTCTTTGACGAACTTTACCTTGGTAAATATGTTGGTTACTGTTTTGAAATCTACTAGCTTATCATCTAGTGTATACAACATCTTTCCAAAATTTTCGAAGTAATTCATCTTTAGAATCCTCTATCAACAATTTCGCGAGTAATAACTTCAACTTCCTTGAAGGTAAGCTGCATACTGATGTCGATTGGGGCACCATCCGTGAATGTTGCAAATTGTCCTGCTGCCGAATAGTTTACTGATATGTCTTCTAACACACAAGTAGAGACTTTTCCAATATAGTCATTCTCTCCATCCTTGAAACAATATTGAATATCAAATTGACCGGGTGGAATATAGTATGATCCATTAGTTGCTGTTGCTATTTCTGGTGCAGCATATTTTCTGAAAGTATTAATAATTTGCTTTATAGTATCGGCTTCACTTTTATCTCTTGGTTGAAATTTGAACTCGTAAATGAACGAACGAAAATCTGTCATTCTATACATCATTTCAACTTGAGGATTTAAGGTTTTTCCCTTACTTCTTAGAAGGAAATCAGTAAATCCACCACCAACAGTACCAGTGGCTTCTGCCAATGCTCCTTTAGCTTCGGTAGCAGCAGGATTACTCATTACTTCGCCAAATGCCTTTCCAACTCCAAATCCATCTTGTACATTACCATTTAATTTATTGTAACCAGCCTCTAGTGCCCCCGCGCCTCTTTGCGCTGCACCAAGATCACCCAATGCCGATGTTAAAGATGCAGTTTCATAGCTATGTGAATATCTGTGAAAAACGGTATCTGGCATGTATATTGCAACAGCCTCTTTGATTCTATTGAATCTTGGTTTCTTTACTATATCTTGTGCCACTTCCGAAACTAAACCAGCAGCGGCACCAGTAATTCCAGCCGAAGCAGTTTTTGCACCAAGGTCTGCTGCATCGGTTACAATTGTTCCATGACCAACAGAAGAAGAAATTCCAGTAAGAATCTGTTTTGAGGCAACAACAGCACCAAGTTCTACTCCACTACTCGTTATTGCTTTGTTTGTCTGTAGACCAGATTTTCCAGTAATATTAGCATTCTGATTTGCAATAGAAACTATATCACCGCTCACTTTATTTCCAGTAACATAATACTTAGATGGATCTGGTAGGTTAATATAGAAGATCATATAATTTGGAACTTCGCTTCCTAACCCGCTTGCTGGATACTTGGTGTGTGTAAAGTCATATGCATCATTCTTTCCAAGAACAGATAATGGACCGCGTTGCACCGTTCCAGATGGATTAGTTGGCGTATTTACTTGCATATTCATTGTGGAAGGTGATGCCATTTAGAATGTCCTGATTAGAATGATTTATTTAGGGGCACTAAATAAACGAAAAGGCTCAATATATTTATATGGCATACTCAGGTAGATACCACCCAAAGAATCCTTCCAAATACGCTGGCGACCCTGCCTCTATTTGGTATAGAAGCCTATGGGAAAGAAGAGTGATGACATGGTTAGATGATGATCCGAATGTTCTGGAATGGTCTAGCGAAGAATTAGTCATTCCCTATATCTCGCCAATGGATAACAGAGTACATAGGTATTTTCCTGATTTCTCTGTAAAAGTACGATCCAAATCTGGAGAAATTAAGAAAATGGTGGTGGAAGTCAAGCCCGAGAAGCAAACTAAACCACCAGTCAAAAAGAAGAAAGTGACCAGAGGGTACATAACCGAAATAGCCACTTGGGGTGTTAACGAAGCCAAATGGAAGGCAGCTACAGATTACTGTCTAGATAGAGGGTGGGAATTCAAAATTATAACCGAAAAAGAGATATTTCAAAAATAATGGCAATCAAGAAATCAAAACTGCTGGACAAGATAAACGCCAACCTATCGGCAACTGGTATGCCTCTGAGGACTACGGATGCTCGTCTATGGCTGAGAAATAACCTCAAGAGCCTTGTGGTGGATCAGCGTGCCATGCTCAAAGACCGAAAGAGAATGGCAACCAGAATCTTTCCAGGAAAGATGTATTTCTTCAATTACGATCCAAAATTGAAAGAAACGCTGCCTTACTACGATAGATTTCCTCTAGTCATACCCATCGAAAGATACCCAGATGGTTTTCTGGGAATCAATCTACATTATCTACCTATCAAGTATAGAATCATACTTCTTGATAAACTATACAACACACTAAATAATGAGAAATATGACGAAACTACGAAGCTTAGAGTTAACTATACATTACTGAGTGGGACTAGTAGATTCAAAGAATTCCAACCATGCCTAAAGCGTTATTTGAGTTCTCATCTAAAGTCAAGACTTGTCGAGATCGAACCCAATAGTTGGGAGACAGCAATATTTCTTCCTGTTGAGAGATTTGTTGGTAAAAGCGCGGCAGCAGTACAGAGAGAATCCGTTAGAGACATATCTCATTACAATCAGAGCGATGAAAACGAAGAGAACAAGTAATGGCATTTAATATCAACGATTTCAGTAGTCATGTCATTAAGTATGGAGAATTTGCCAAGACTGACAAGTTTGATGTATTGGTTGGAGTACCAGCACAATTACAAAAACTAAATCTTGGTTTTGGTGATAAAGAACTTATCATGCAGTGCGATACTGCCGAGTTGCCTGGTGTTGCAATCAACATGGCAGAATTCCGTCATTATGGATTCATCAAGAGAATTCCTCACCATCTAAGTTATCCAGAAATCACTTTAGGATTCTATTGCAATGGAAGAATGCTAGAAAAGAACTTCTTCGATAAGTGGGTACAGGCAATGATTCCTTCTACACCAGACGGTATTGATAATGGTCTGGTTAACTATTTCAACGTTAACGATTACATATCCAAGCTTACGATCAGACAGTACTCGCACATTGCAGATGGTACCAAGGCACTAAATGGTGTTACAGTGAACTCCGGTCCTCAGACATTTCTAGAAAGAGTCGAAGGTGCCGTGAAGAGTGCTGCAATTAACTCGGTAATGGGCAAGGCTGAACAGTTAATTGCACCAGTCGGCGCACTATTGAGTCAGACAAAAATGAAGGATAATACTCGTCAGGATTCAGACCAATTCAATCCAGACATCATCTACGAATGCGTCATCGAAGACGCAATTCCAGTATCGATAGGTTCCCTACCACTAAACTGGTCGGATGATTCCATCCATAGATTGATGGTCACATTCGCATACAAGAAGTGGTACAGCACAACCACACACGCCACAGACAACTTTCCAGATGCAGTCAGTAACATTCCTGGAGTTCCACTACAGAAAGATTTGAGAAATGATTTGAAGAATAGACTCTACAATAACGTATCCAATAAGGCAGGAAGCGTTGTCAGTGGAACACTGAATAAACTATTTTGAATAATGAGGTAATATAATGAGTTTGCCAAAGATCCAGTATCCGATATATGAAGCGAAGATTCTTTCCAGAGAAAAGCCTATAAAGTTTAGACCCTTTCTGGTGAAAGAACAGAAGCTTCTCATGATGGCAGTCGAATCCAAAAGCATGGATACTGTTGTTGACTCCATCAAACAGATTATTAACAATTGCGCTCTAGAAGAGTTGGATGTAGATTCACTCTCTATGGTGGATGTCGAACTATTCTTTCTCAATCTAAGAGGAAGGTCTGTTGGGGAAACCATTGATGTATTCTTCAAGTGTAAGAACTTGGTCGAAGATCAAGAATGTGGAATGGTTATCGATGTAAATGTAGACATTCTAAAAGATGTTACTGTTAAGAATGTTGGTATATCCAACAAGATCATGTTCACTGATAAAATCGGTGTCATGATGAAGTACCCAACACTAGAGTTTCTAAAGATTGTAGAATCAGAAGAGAACGTCAGCAACAAAATGATTGCTATGTGTATAGACAAGATTTTCGATGATGATGAAGTCTATGATCCAAAGGATGCCACACCAGAAGAAGTCGATGAATTCTTGACCAACATCAAAGAAGATGTATACGAGAAATTACAAAACTTCATAAAGAACGCACCAACAATTCACTATTCTAACCAACACATTTGCACAAAATGTGGATTCGAACATACAGTCAAGTTGGAGGGACTGAACGATTTTTTTACCTAAGCTTTGGTAATGATAGTTTGAAGACATATTACAGCACCACGTTCACGATGATTAATGATCACAAATACTCATTGACCGATCTTGAAAATATGCTACCTTGGGAAAGAGATATGTACGTTACCATGCTCGTAAGCAAGATTAGAGAAGAGAACGAAAGAATCAAGTTGGAAAATCAACAGAAGAGAGCAACTAGAAGAAGATGAAAAAGACTAAAACTGGACTAGGACTCAAGGCAGTAGGCAATAAACTCACTCAAACCAAAGGAAAACTTGGTGGTAAAGGTGATAAGAAAGTTGTTGCTGGAAGCTATGAAGAATATTCCAAAAAGCAGAATTCTGAAAGAGAGTCTTACGATACATTGAAATATGGTGGTAAAGGCACTGCCAGAAAATTCCTTCATGGATTCACTGCCGGTGTTGTTGGTGAAAAGAATGCATCTTCTTTATCAGAGAGATTTGGTAATAAGAATGAACAAGAAGAGGCATATCAGAATCTACGTGGAAAGTCTACTGATATGGGTAAGACTACACCTGTCAGTGGCGTAGCCGATACTAAGACTGAAAAGATAGTAAAAACAGGAACTAGTAAGATTCTCGGTGAAGTTGATTCAGTTGACAGCAAGGTAGAAAAGATAGGAGCATCTGTTCAGAAAATAGAGACTTCTATGGCAGTGGCACAAGATCCAGATGCTCCATTGTCGGATAAGAATGATCCACTATACAAAGAATTCGCTGCCTTCCTAAAGAAGCGCGGTGGCAAAGGTGTGGACATTGAAGAAAGAATGAAGACATCTTGGGGTTCCACAGAAGAAGAAAGAATGAAGAATCTTCTTAGTGGAAAGAAGTATGAGAGAAAAGAGAGTCCTACTCTAGAAAAGCTTCCTGTTCAACCAAATCAAGAACCCACCGTTGACAAGCTGAATAAAGATGAAGTAGTTCCTGCTACAGAGGTTGCTAAAGAAGGTCTTGATAGACCAAGAAGACAGAAATCTGGAAGAAGATCCAGATATAGTTATGAAGATGATACTCCAAAGACATATGCAGACTACTCTAAAAAGAGAAAGAAAGAGCAGGAAGCAGAAGAAACTCTTAGATATGGTGGCAAAGGTGCAGGAAGAAAGTTCCTATATGGATTCACTGCTGGTCTTATTGGTGAAAAGAATGCCAGTAGTATCGCTGAAAAGCATGGTAACAAACAGCAACAAGAAGAAGCATACCAAACTCTCAAGCCAAAAGATCGTGGAGCATCTGCTGGTATTGGAGATCAGGCTAAAGCTGAAGAAGCAAGAAAAGAAGATGATAAGAAAGAACAAGATGCAAAAGAAGAAAAAAAGAAAGAAGAGTTAAAGAAAGAACTTGACGGAATTAAAGAAACAGTAGAGAAATCTTCTAGAGACGGTCTTGGTAAGATTATGGGATTTATAGGAACTGCTATCAAAGGATTAATGGCAGTAGTCGGTCCTGCACTTGCCGCTCTATCAGAAATGTTACTACCAATAATTGCTGTAGTCGGTGCCGGTATTGCTGGATATAAGATTGCAAAAGCTTTAGGTGCAGACAAGGCAGGTGCTGCTATTGCCAGTGGATTTGGTAAGCTAACTGGTCAAGATGCAGAAGCAAATAAAGCTGCACATGGAAATGAAATTTCTCATGAAGAGATGACAAAGAGACAAAATGCCAAACTTGAAGGAACTGGATACACATGGGCAGGACCGGGAAAGTTCAAGGATAAAGACGGTAATATTGTCAGTAACGATAAACTTCCAAAAGACGTTCAGGAAAAAATCGCTGGCAAAGATTTCCAGTCTCAGGATGCTGCATTAACCAGAAAAGAATATGCAAATTCTCAAAAGGGAACCACACAAGTACAGTCTAAGGCTAAAGAAGATGCCGTATCTCAACCATCGGCAGAGAACAAGCAACTATCAGATAGCAGAAATAAGAATACAACTACTGTAGTTAATGTTCCTGCAAAACAACAGGCACCAAATGTCATTCAATCGAATAAAGATAGTGGTGGAATCATTATAATACGTAACACAGAACCTTCTGTGGCAACATACGTTGCATCAATCTTTGATCATCCAGTGGTACATCCCGGCATCTACAAGATGTAAAAAAGGGGAGGACATTTCTGCCTCCCCTTTAATCCCAAAGGAACCATTTACCCTCTGTGATTTTTACTCAGCTTCTGCAAGATCCTTGAAGTAGTTGAGTGTGTCGTCAGACGCAGGAGTTCCACCATCGAATGGTGCTTCTGTCTGTACGTCATCGAGTTCAACATCTTCCGCACTCTTGGTGCGATTCTTGTTTCCACCACCTAGAACAGCATCAAGGCGTGCCTTGAGTTGTGCGTAGGACTTGAAGAGTTCTGGATCAACAAACGCCTTCAATGAATGACCCTGCTTCCAGACAACTTCGATTTCTTCATCGCTATTGGCGATTGGTCCAGTTTCTCCAACAAACTCTGACTTATCATAGTTGCGGTATCCCTCAACCTGACGAATCTTGAGCTTGAAGTTAGCACCTTCCCATAGATTGAATGGATCGAACTTTAGAAATTCTTCATCCATAGAA